TGCGCGACAAGGGCATCATTGACCTGCCCAAGGACACGACGGCGGCTCAGCAGGAAGCGCAGCGCCTCGTGGAAGAGACTGCGGCCATCCGTGAGAACAAGGTTGCGGTGAGCATGGTTCAGGCGACAGCACTTGCGAAGGACGCGGGCGTTCCCGTGCTCCCCGGCGAAGACGCTGCCACCATCCTCGACAAGGTGTTCGCACAGCAGGGCGGGACTCCCAAGGGGCCGGTCTTCACACCCGCCGACGCGGCGCGCGACGAAGAGGGACAGACTGCCAAGCAGATGTCCTTCGCCGGGATGGCGCAGCACCCTGAAGACGTGATGGACTACAACCCCACGGCGATGAGCGCACGGAGCAATGAACTAGACACGTGGCACGCCGCCGGAGCCATCGACCACCCGACGATGCCGGAAGACCTTCAGAACGTGCGTGACAACTTCCGTCAGCGCGTTGACTCCATGCACCCGAATGAGGTCGCGCAGCGGTTCAACTCCGACGCGCGCACTGCCGACTGGCAGAAGGGTATCCTACAAGAACAACGTCCCGAGGCTGTAACAGGGGACGTGGCTCAAGAAATGCGTGCTCGCCCGGAAGGTAGCCCAGCGCAGGCTACAACCGTGGGTGCCGGTGCAAGTCCCCAGCCAGACATGGCTACCCTGAAGGACGACTTGCGGAAGGCGGGAGTACCCGAAGACAAGGTAGATGAGATTGCACAGAGAGCATCTGAGGCAGCGACGCCGCCCGTCTCCACGGACACGGGTCAGGCCATGCGTGCGAGTTCACGTGCGGCGGCGCTGTCTCCTTCTCCTTTCGGCGACTCGGCATATGTCCGGTCGCGGGGAGCCGACCCGAACACACTGACGGTCAACGACCGCCCGGTGGTCTCCGCTGTGGCGAACACGGTCGCTGGTACCGCCGACCCGGAACTCAACGCCGGGGCACGCATGATACAGTCGGCCAATCAGGCCATCGAGAAGACCATCGCCACGTCCTCATGGGCACCGACCGTGGACAAGGCGTTCTCGGATGCGGTAGACCTTGGCGTGAACATTCTCGACAGGGGTAAGTATGCGCTGCAAGGCGCTGGCCCGAAGTCTGGCGGTCTCTACTACAGGCCCGGAGAAATCGGTTTCTACAACGATGTGCAAGCACCGTCCAGTCTTGCGAAGCAGGGCTACGGTGACGTGGGTACGCTCGCGCGTGCTGACACGACCATCCACCTCAACCCGGTAGACATGTTCCAGAACGCACAGAATGAAGCCCGCTTGCAGGGCATCTCACTGCCGCGTGCTCTGGCACAGGACACTGTGGAGACGGGTCTTCACGAAGTGGCGCATGACCTCGCCTTTCACGGCGTAGGGGAACAGAACTTCCTTGATGTGTTGAACCAGATGAAGGCGGACGGCGCGGCTGAAGTCGCTGCACACACGAACGCCCTCGAAGCGACTTTCCAGAAGATGGCCGATGATGGTACACTCATCAAGTGGGAGAACGACAATGGACGAATCGGTAGACTCAACTCAGACGCAAACGCCGCCGCCCGAGGCGGGGGTGCCGGAAGCCAGTGGACAGACAGCCTCCACGACGACCAGCTACCTCTCGCGGCTCGGGGTAACGGAGCCGTGGGCCAAAACGCTGTTCGGAATGCTGAAGGCGTGCCTCCGGCAGCCCAACCCGCCAGTGGAGGAAATCAAGGGGTACCTAGCGGCGCTCCAAGCGGAGGGGGCCGACCCGGAGGCGGTGTACCAAGCGCTGGTGGAGACGCGGAAGCAAGGCTTACCGCCGCTTCCGGCCTACCCGACCGTAGCGCCCCCGTCGAGCCAAACCCCGGAATCACCGGAGAGCGACCAGTCGCCAGCCGACTCCAACGCACCGACCTCAACGGAAACGGGGTCAACCCCGCCGGAAGGCCAGCAGCCCCCGCCGCAGAGTCCCCCGGCGCGCCGGGTCAGCCGCCAGTAGTCCGCATCACCAGCCCGGAGCCGCAGTTGCTTCAGCGCGCCGGAGCGCCGGAGAAGACAGCGGTCTTCGAAGAGCCGCTGCCCGAGGGACGTATCCTCGAAGCGCCGCGCTCGCTGACGGACATTCAGGACAGCCTGCTCAACGACAACAAGATGCGGCAGATTGGCAACGCTGTCGCCGACCGCAATCCCATCGCCAAGGCTGCCATCGACGCCATCGCCGGTAAGACGGCGACCGCTGTCACGCCTTTCGAAAAGGACATTGCCGCGTACGCCGTGAAGGGCGACGTGGACGCCTCTCGCGCTGTGATGGCGATGGCGGAAATCCGTCAGGGGCCGTCGCCATTCGACACACTGGCCGGTGACCTGACGCACGCCACTGACTGGCGCGGCAACGATGTCATCGTGCCGAAGGGCGACCTCTACTCGCACCCGGACAACTTCATCCTCAACGACGCGCAGAAGGGCTACGTCGCGCGCATCCACCAAGTGCTGGATGAGGCGGTCGCCGACGCCCGCGCTGCCGGTGTGGACATCAAAGACCTCGCCTCCACGAGCGGCGATAACGGCCACTGGGTTCCCCGCTGGGTGCAGGGTGCGGACGGTGTGTCTCTTGAGCGCCCGTACGGCAAGACCGCATTCGGTGCAAGCCAGCCGTTCGACAAGGCGCGGTCATTCCCAACACAGGCGCAGGGCATGCAGTCCGGCATTGTGTACCACAACACGGACGATGCCATTCAGGCGGCGGTCTCCGCACTGTTGCAGAAGACGCGCGACGCGGAACTCATCAACAACGTCAAGGGCATGGGCGCAACCCCGAGCGAACTGGCTGGCCCTGCCGCCCGCGCGCCGCTCGATGCACAGGTCATCAAACTGACCGACGCCCGCAACCAGTTGAACGCGGCCAACAAGGCGGTCGCCGACCTCAAGGTGGGCAATGCCACGATACAGGCTGGACGGCAAACGCTTTCGCCTGCGGACATCCGCAACATCGTCAGCACACACCCGGATGTCACGGGCGCGCAGAGCGCGCTGGCCGACGCCACCAAGGTGCGCGATGACCTTCAGACGCGCTGGAACTCTGCCTCCACCCCGGCGGCGCAGGAGCGCATCGGGGCACAACTCGACGTGGCGAAGAACAAGGTCGCCGTCGCACAGAACGACCTGAAGGAAGCCAACAGCAACATCCGGCAGCAGGTCACGTCGTCGGACACGGAACAAGTCACCGGAGCGAAAACCAAGTCTGCCAACAGTCTGGCCGATGCCATTGCGCAGCAGAAGGCGGCGCAGGCGAACTACGACAGCATCTACGCCGGGACGACGCAGGCGAAGCGCGACCTCAGCAGCATCCTCAAGTCCAAGGCGAACACTTTCCGTGAGCCGGGGACGGCCTTCGGCATGAGTTCCGACATCATCCCAGTGCGGACAACCACCATCCCGGCGCTGGGCAATCGCATCTTTCCGTCTGAGACCGCCGACCAGTTGGAGGCCGCGCTGTCGCCGAAGACGAGCAAGGCGCTCAGCAACCTCGCCAAGGTCAACGACTTCTCGCGTATGATGGTCACGGCCACCGACTTCGCCGCGCCGTTCTTGCAGGGACTCCCCATTCTCGCGCGCGACCCCGGCGCGTGGGCGAAGGGCATGGTCGCCCACTTCCAGACGTACTTCGACCCAGAGCACTTGCAGGCCATCTACGCCGCCAACCGCGAGTTCGCGAATGCCTCAGGGTTTAACGATTACGTCGGCGGGCTGAACGCGAACGAGTTCTACAACAACGCCATCGGCGGCAAGACCATCATCGGTCACGCCGCAGAGTCGCCCATCCCGTTGCTCCGTGTCCCGGCGCAAGCACTGGGCCGGTTCCGCATCGCGTTCGATGCGTTCAACGATGTGGCGAAGTTGGAGACGTGGCGCGGTCTGTACCAGTCGGCTGAGGGTGACCCGAAGAAACTCGAAGAACTCGGGACGTTCGTGCGCAACCTCTCCGGCTCAACGTCTATGGCGCGCGCCGGGGCGACGGTCGGCCAGCGGCAAGTCGAATCACTGGTGATGTTCGCACCGCGTTTCACCCGGTCGGCATTCGCACTGGGTGCACAAGCCATGCAGGGCGGCATCGGTGGTGCCAACGCTCGCCGGTCTCTCGCCAGCCTCGTCCTCGGGGCCATGGCGGCGTATGCTGCGGTGAAGACCGGTCTGCACGCGGCAGGCATGGGTGACCCGCTGAGTGCCAAGGACTTCGACCCATCGCAGGGCGGACGCTTCATGTCGGTCAAGGTGGGCGACAACTACATCGGTCTCGGCGGCTCAATGCGTGGTGCCATCCAGATGCTTGGCAGCGCCGCCGTCGCGGGTGCGACGAACCCGAGCGAGTTGATTTCCACCGACAGCGCGACCAATCCATTCTTGAAGTTCGCGCGGTCGCGGTCTGCTCCCGGTGTCAGTCAGGTGTGGAACCTCATCTCCGGCACCGACCCGATTGGTCACCAGTACACCGGCACGCAGGACTGGCTCTCGAAACTGCCGGACAGCCTGATGCCGTTCGGTGTGAGTGCTCTGGTGGGTGCCTCGGGTAGCCCGCAGGCGCGCGTCGGCATCTATGCGGCGCAGACGTTGGGTCTCCGCACCTTCCCCGAGACGTTGAACGAGAACCTGTCCAAGACTCTGAAGGACGACATCAGCAAGATTCCCACAAACGTAGTAGGGTTCTCGGCAACTGACCGCGCCGACATCACAAGCTGGGCCAACCTGACCAAGTTCCAGAAGGTCGCCATCCTTCAGCGATACCCGGAAATCCGGCAGCAACTCGACCCGAAGGAAGCGCAATACTGGACGGGATACAAGCAGGTGGAGGCCGACACGTTGCAGGCCAAGCGCTCGCTCGGGCAGCAACTCTTGGATGCGCAGGCGAAGACAGCGCAGGGCATTCCGCTCTCACCGGGCGACATGACCGCTGCCGCGTATCGCAAGGCGCTCTCTGACATCACCACCAAGCAGTACGCTGCGGAGGCGGCACTGAACGGAGCGAACGCCATCACCGGGCAAGGCGGGAACTACGCCTCCACGGGTGGCCCCACGACGCACCGGCAGCAGGTCATGACGGACTATTACAACAACGTCGTGAGCGCGGACTACGTTGACCCGAACACCGGGCAGTTGGACTTCGCCGCGAAGGACGCCGCTGAGGCACAGTACCTTGCGACCATTCCGGCGGCTGACCAAGCCATCGTCGCGCAGGAGCAAGGCGCGGAGTACGACATCGTAGCGCGAGAACTCAAGGCCGCGAAGATGGCACTGGCTCCATACTGGTCGCTGGGTGACAGCATCGCGAAGAGCATGGGCTTCGATGACGCACAGGCGCTCACCATGCAGGGTTCAGCGGCACAGTTGAAGGCGTACAACGCGAAGAAGTTGAAGGCTGAGACCGCCTACAAGAAGGCAAACCCCACCGCGAACACCTTGCTCATCGACTGGGGGTACGCGAAAACCCCGCCGACGAAGGGTCTCTCCATCGGGCCTGTGAACCGCACGCCTCTGTACTAGGGTTGACATCTGTCTCGTAATCACCGTATCATAAGAGTAGAGCGAAAAGGAGCATCTGATGCCTGAAGACGCAGCCGCCGCCGCAGCCGCCACCCCGACCGAAGCTGAAATCAACGCCAAGGTCACACCCGCCGACGCACGCGAGGTCATCGAACCTTCGAAGTCGGCTCCCAAAGCCGAACGACCCAGCATCACCGAACTGTTCGAAGCCGAGAAGGCTGCGGGCACGATGGGCGATAACCCGGACGAGCCGGATGCAGAAGCCGCTGCTGCCGCCGCCGCCGCTGCCGCCGCCAAGCCCGCCGCCGTTGTGCCGGAGGCTGCCAAGCCTGCCGACAAGCCGGAGGCGACGCCCGAAAACCTCAAGAAGCTGGAAGGCAAGACCGAGGAAGAACTCGCCACGCTCGCCGCTGCGAACGTCGAAGACCTCGAAAAGCTGGCCGCTCTTGAGGCTGAGACCGCCGACGCCGTAAAGGCGAAGGCCGACCTCGATAGCCTGCTTGAGACCTTTGATGACCCGGCGGTACTGAACGCGGCGCTCGCGCGCGCAGGCGTCGCCAAGGTCGCGGAACTTCCCGCCGTCAAGGAACTCGTTGGCCGCATGGTGCAGAGCGCCCGCGACCAGACGCGCAACGAACTCATGAAGGCACAGGCGCAGGCTGCTCAGCTTGCCGACGTGACCAAGGAGGGGCGCGCCGCCAAGGACAAGCTGGTGGCCGCGCTCGACAAGCTGGCGACGGATATTGATGAGGGCGACGCCCACGAAGGCCCGCTCAACATTCCGACCGCCGACGCCATCAAGCAGGCGTTCGATGAGTATGCTGGCGCTGCGGTGGGTGAGTACCACACCAAGGCGTGGCAGGTGCTCAGCGACTCCATGTACAGCCTGCCCGAGATGGGTGGCCCGGTGCCGGACGGCGTGAAGACGCAGCCCCCGGCGTTCTCCCCTGAGCAGAAGCAGTTGCTCGCGGCTGTCGCGGGTACCCCGGACTCAGCCCTGTGGATGGCGGCGCACCTCGCCGTCGAGCGCGATGTCCTCTGGACGTGGGCGCAGGCTGAAGCCGCTGCCAACAACCAGACCTCCTTCGAAGGTGAGAAGACGCTGCTTCAGGCGGCGCACGCGAAGGAAATCAAGGAACTGACCAAGAACCACGCCGCTGAAGTGAAGACGGCCCGCGACGAAGCCCGTGCGGAAGCGCTGGCCGACGCCGCGACCCCCGGCAAGCTGCCGCCGAAGACGCCGAAGACCCCGACCGCTCGCATCACGGCGACCGACCCTGACGACGACGGCATTCCTCAGGGCGCGACCATCAAGGAAATCAGGGGCATCATCGCCGCGCGGCAGAACGCAGGCGTCGAAGTCTAAGGTGCTCCCCAGCTAAGGGTGAAGGGAGGGGTCATATGCGACCCCTCTTTTGCTCGCCGGAGGTGACCATGAGCAAGCATCCCGTAAACAAAGTGCTGGTTGACCAGCGTGGCATCAGCGACCGCATCGCCGATGTCGTCGCTGCATTCGCCGGGAACATGAAGTTCATCTACCTGCACGCCGCCATCTTCGGTATCTGGATGGCAACTGGTGGTTTTGGGACGGATGCATTTCCGTTCAACCTCTTGACCATGGTGGTCAGCCTTGAGGCCATCTTCCTGACGACTCTCGTCATGATTTCCCAGAACCGTCAGTCTGCGTCCGACCGCCTCACCCTCGAACACGAGGCGAATGAGACGGAGCAACTGCTGTCCCTGCAAGAAGGGCAGACGAAGGAACTCGGGAACCAGACCACGATTCTCAACCAGCAGACCGAAATCCTCAACGCCATCCATGAGCACTTGACCGGGGAAGCCAGTGTCCCTTCCGCGTAAGGCATTCGACTTCTCGAATTGGACGCGCATCCCGACCGCTGAGGACTGCGCGTTCCTGCTCGCCGCTGGGTACACGACAGCCATCGTCGGCGCGTCATTCAATATCGGTCTCGCCCGCCAGCAGATAGCCGTCCTCCTTACCGCCGGGTTCCGCATCGAAGTCTATGCATGGCTCCGGCACCCATGGCAGGCGCAACTCCTTCAGAACGCCATCGACGCGGGAGCCGGGTTCCCGGTCGAGCGCTATTGGATGGATGTAGAGGATGCGCAGGATGCCACCGGCAAGACGACCGCCGAGCTAGAGTTCGACATTCAAGCCGGGGTAGACTATCTGCATGCCGGGTTACCAGCGGGCATTGAAGTCGGCATCTACACAGGCGACTGGTTCTGGGATGCCTACGTGGTGTCCAAGAAAACCTTCGGGTGCCGACTGTGGCTCGCGAACTACGTCTCAGACACGACCAACCTGCCACCCGTTCCCGGTGGTTGGACGGTAGATGAACTGGTCATCTGGCAGCATGCCGACACGCTTCCGGGGACAGACTTCAACGCCGACGACGACCTGATTCTCATTGAGGTACTTGACATGACTCCTGACGAGACCACCGCAGCCATCAAGGCGTACGTTGACCCGAAGACCACCGCTCTCTACCTGAACGCGGTGCAGAACGGGGAGGACATTCTGAACCACGGTGCTCAGATTGCCGCGCTGGCGCTGGCATTCGCCGCCCATGTGCAGGCTCAACCCGTCGCCGCGCCGCCCCTACCGGATGACCTCAAGGCTCGGTTGGACGCCATTCAGGCTCAGCAAGATGCGCTTGTAGGTCGAACCAAGGCTGCTGCTGCCGCCCTTGCGCCCGCCGGGTCATAGCTGCTAAGCTGAGAAGGTCAATCCAGTAAGCTATCAGCCGAAAGAGGTGCAACCATGCATGCCATGGGCGAAATCAAGGAAAGCAATCGCTACGACACTCAGCCCCGGTTTGAGGGCGGGACGTACGTCATCGACCGCGTGAACGGATTCCGCATCGGCGACCACTACACCGACGCCGCCGCCGCCCGCGCCGCCGCCGATGAGTTCAACCTTCACGGCCTACCTCTGGCGTCTGCCAAGTAGGCAATAACCCCCAGCCACTTGGCGGGGTTCGGACATGAGAGGTACATGCTTGAGGCATGTCCACTCACGTTCCGGGGGTACGCAAAGAGACCCGGCATCGTCAGACTCCTTGTGAGCAGTGCCGGGTCTCTTGGCGTCCGAAATCCTACCCACATTTTCGGACATTAGAAGTGCAGCAGTTCACTCCCCCAGCGGCCTTTCTGGCGTCTCAATATACCTCGTTTACGCAGACTCTTGACACCAGTCATGCGAGTCGATATATTGAATTAGAGGGTAACCACATCCTCGTGTCTACCGGTTCCAGCCAAGGAGCCTCCCACTTCCTTCGGGGAGTATGAGCGGAGTGCCACCAGCAGAACTATGAGCGTAGATTCGAACGCAAGGCTTCCTCAGTCTTTTCTCGAATCCGTGAATTACGCGCCGTCGCCAGACGGTGCCCAAAGGGAGACTCATCACCATGGTCGGTAACACGAACTACGATGTCATCAACACGGTCACGCTTCAGAAGTACGCCGAGCACACGCTCCGCGATAACATCTTCGACAGTTCGGCCTTCCTCCGGCTCATCAAGGAGCGGCGCAACGTCCAGTTGGACGGTGGTTCCAAGATTGTTGAGCCAATCATGTTCGGTCGGAACGGCACCGCCGGTTCCTACGCCGGGTACGACGGCCTGAGCAACGCCCCGCAGGGCGGTGTCAGCCAAGCCGAGTTTGCATGGAAGCAGAACTACGCCAGTGTCATCATCTCGGGCCTTGAGGACGAGGTGCAAAACACGGGCGAGGCTGCGGTCATCAAGCTGCTCGACGCCAAGATGGCGCAGGCAGAAGAGTCGCTGATTCGCGTCATGAACCAGCAACTCTACGCGGACGGCACCGGCAACGCCGGGAAGGACATCACCGGCCTCGCGCTGGCGGTCTCCGCTGCCGGGACGTACGGCAACATCAACCGGACGACTGAGACGTACTGGGCTTCGCAGTCCAGCGCTGCGGGCGGCGCGCTCGCGGTCGAAGGTTCCTCGGTCTCCATGCAGCGCACCTTCGACAACTGCTCGAAGGGTGGTGGCAAGATGGCCCCCGACCTCGCCATCACGACCCGTGCGGTCTACGAGGCGTACGAGCAGTTCTTCACCCCCGACCGCCGCTACAGCGACGACCGGCTCGCGAGCTACGGCTTCATCAGCCTGAAGTTCAAGGGTGCCTGCGACGTGACGTGGGAAGAGGACTGCACCACGCAGACGCTCTTCTTCCTCAACACGAAGACGTTCAAGTTCATCTCGCACCCGGCGAGGAACTTCAAGGTCAACGGGCCGTTCTACCCGTCGAACGAGGACAGCAAAATCTGGCACATCCTCTGGGCCGGTGCGCTGACCTGCAACGAGCCGCGACGTAACGGCATCATGACGGGCATCACCAACGCCTAAGCGTTGAAGTAGGAGCTACGGGGTGGGGGCGGAAACCCCCACCTCTCTCAAGCAACCGATGTGGGCGTAACACCCATTCAAGGAAAGGCACACGACAATGACTATCGGCGCAAAGGTTTCCAGCACGGCTCGTTTCGCGGACTTGATTCGCGGTGACGGCGTTTCAGAACCCGGCTTTCAGGCCGGTGGCCCGCAGAACAAGAAGATGTACTGTGCCCTCTGGGACGACTCGGTGGACGGTCACCTGCCCATTCAGGTCTCCAACGGTGGCATGGGTCTCGGCGTCTTCCTGCCGAAGAACTTCCACGTGACGAACTCGTTCCATCACGTCCTCGTTGTGCCGGTTGGCCCGACCAACATGGGCATCTCGTCTGAGGCCGACTTCGACCTCTCGGCGTCGGCAGCCATCTCGGGCGCGCCGTGGAGCACGACGGGCGTCAAGCACGGGTCAGCCGTTGACCAAGACGTGGCGCAGGTCGCAGTGACCACGCAGATTACCACGACCGTGGCGCGTGAAATCCAGCTTGTCGCGACGGTCGCCGTCTCGTCAGCCGGTCGCGTCGCCATCTGGGTCGAGGGCTTCTTCACCGTCGTCGCCACGCAGGGCGCGAGCTAACCAAAGACACAAGCGCGCTGGGCGGCGGGTCACCGCCGCCTATCGCTGGTGCATCCGATGTGGCTGCACAGCCATTCAAGGAAAGGTTCCTGACATGACCATCAAGACTCGCAACATCGCAAACAACGCCATCACAGCGGCGAAGCTGACCTCCACGCTCGCCACCGGCTTCATCGAGTTGCCCCTGCACAACTGGCGTGCTGTTCAGACCAACGACATGGACGTAGTGGCCGTCACCACCTTCGGTTCGGGTGGTGTGCTCGGTCGAGACGCGACGCCTGTGTTGGAGCGCGTGAGCACGTCAACTGACAAGGCTGAGCGAATCAAGTCGGCGTCTTCGGGTGCGATTGAAATCGCGCAGCCCGTGCGACTCCCTGACGACTACGACCAGACTGTGGGCATGGTGTTCCACATCAGGACTTCCATCGGTTCTGGTGGTGGTGCCACCACAGACTTCGCAGCGGTGTTCACCGTTGGGTTCTGGCTCCAAGGCGCTGTCGGGGCGTACGTCCTCAGCGTTGACGGCGGCGGGGCCACGCAGTCGTATGCCACGGCCTTCGCAGCGGCCAACCCGGTCATTGCACAGGCCAGCGGCGCAGGTGCCATCGTTGAGTTGACTGCCGCCATCGCGGCTCCGTCCACGGCAGCGCAGAAGTTGGCTTCTGTTCCCGGTGCGGTTGTCAACGCGACAATCACTCCCGGTACCCACACGACGGACACCCAGAACATCTACGCGACGTGGATAACGTACGCCCGCAAGTAGGAACTGATGGGGCCGGGGAGACCCGGCCCTTTCCAAACTCAGGAGTACCACCATGGCGACATACCACGACAACGAAAACCTTCGCAAGACCACTGCTCTGATTACGGATGGCCCGGAGACTGCGGCTCAGGCGACTCAGCGCACTGCGGTCGTAGCGGCCATCAAGTCGTCCTACGCCGTCTCCCCCTCGAACATTGGCACCAACCAGCCCACACCGAAGCCCTAGTAGGAGCATACAGTCATGGGTGGTGCAGGTCTTCCCAGTGGCCCCGCAGAACCAAACGACGACAGTCAGAACACGGTCAACGATGTCATCACTGACGCGCCCGGTGTAGCGGATGTTCCGCAGGCACCGCCGGTCACCCTTGACGCCGCGACCGTAGCCACCGCCAAGAAGCTGTGGGAGTCCAAGGACGGCGCGGTGCCGCCGGATGCCAGTACATCCACGCCTACACCGCAGATTTAGGGCGCTGGTCTTCAGTGCCTCAGAAATGGTAGAATAAGAGTATGGCAACGCACAATTATCGCTGCTCGTCCTGCAACCTAACCGAGGAAAAGACCTGCCTGATTGCTGAAGCAGAGGCGCAGGTCTGCCGGAAGTGTGGTGGCCCGGTCGAGCAATTGTTTTGTCCACCGACCCAGATTATCTCCTGCCCGCAGGCGTTCAAGCAGACGTTCGGCGAGCAGTTCGGAACCTCATCGCGCAAGGACTGGGAAGCAGCCAATCCTCACGCGACGCAGGACATCAGTCCTTCACGGTTCAGGACGCGGCGTCAGAAGGATGAAGCGCGCTGGGCGAGGGCCAACAAAGACGCAGCCGAAGCGGAACACGCTCTCCGAGCGAATGCCACGCTGACAGCCTCACCGAAGAAGAAGAAAAGGAGCGCCGCCTAATGACCGCCAAGAAGACCACTACCAAAACAGCCCGCCCCGGCAATGCCGCCGCGCGTGCCGCACGCCCAGTTGCCGCGCCAGTGCCAGAGCCAACGATGGCCGACATCATGGCGCAGATGCGCGCCCTCACCGACCGCGTTGCCGCTGGCGAGACTGAGAACGAGCGCCTGAAGGCAGCCCTCAAGGAGGCGCAAGAGACCGGTGCATTCACGGACGAGTTCGGCCAGAAGGTCGTCATCCTTGACCGCAACATGGAAGGCGTCAACGCCGGGATGCACGACAAGCCGGGTACCATTCCCGAAATCCTCGACGTGATGGAGAAGCAGGCGAAGATGCGCCGGGAGAAGTTCGACCGGCCCCGCACAGAGGCCATTCTCCGTGGCGAGGAAGTCCAAGACCTCAGCGAGTACATCTGCGACCGCTGTGGCCGCTCTGAAGAGCGGTGGGCAGCCCACCCTGAACTCTTCGACGCTCACGTAGAGCACCACATCACTGGCAAGGCGCAAGCCTACCGTGGTGCGAAGAAGGTGCGCCGAGTGGACGCCGAAGACGACGAAGATGCGGAGCGCGCTGTGCTGGCGCGCCTGCAAGAGAAGTACGGAATCGTCCGCGAGACCGACAGTGGCCTCGCCATCGCGAGGTAGTCATGCTTCGTAATCTCGCCATCTGCAAGACGGCAGCCAACCCTAACGGGACTGTCGTCATTGCCATCAACACGTTCCTCAGTGGCTCCATTGAAATCCCTGCCGGGTACGCCTGTGCCGGGGTGCAGTTCCCTGCTACGTGGGACGTGGCTGACCTCGGGTTCCAAGTATCCACCGATGGCGGGACGACATTCCTCGACATTCTCGACCCGAACAGGGTCGTCAGCACCACGCAGTTGGTAGTGACACCAAACTTCATGCGCATCAGCGGTATCCCCACGGCTGCCGTCTCATTCGGCCTGACGCCTGTCCCGTTCCATGAGATTGGCCTCGGCATGCAGATGAAGTTCAAGGCACTGACGCCTGCTGACGACACACACTTTGACAGCGGTGGTGGTGGTGTCGCCGCAGCGCGTACGCTGACCATCTGGATTGGCAGGCCGAACTAATGCTGCGCGCACTGCACAAGCAAGGGACAGTTACGATACCGGGCGGCACTGCTGTCAGCAATGCCCTCTACATCCCAGTGGCCCACGCTATCGCTGCGGTGCAAACGCCGTTCAAGTGGACAGCGGCAGACATCGGTCTTCAGATTTCGCGGGACGGCGGTATCGTCAACTTCATGGACGTTCTCGACCCGAACCGTGTCAGTTCAGCAACGCAGTTGGCCGCTGCCCCCAACTTCGCCCGCGTGAATGGAATCCCGGTCGGCGTTGCTTTCGAGCAGGTGTGGTCGAATGATGTCGGCGGCGCTGGCTATGCAGACCTTACGACAGCAGCAGGAAACGTAGCTACCGCTGACGTGCCGTTCTTTCCTGACACATCTGCCTTCACAGACGCCGACGAGTTCATTGTCGGAATGGCAGCGAAGTTCGGGCACATCACTGTCGTCCTGTCTACAGCCCTTACCGGCGCAGGTGTGACACTCGACGTGAGTTTCAGTACGGGTGCCAACACGTGGACATCCCTGACGGCAGCGAACAACCTCCTAGACGGAACTAATGCCTTGACACAGAGCGGGGACATCAGTTGGACTGACCCCGGTGCGACGTGGATAGCGGGTCTCGTCAACGCCGTGAGCAAGTTCTACATTCGCATCAAGCTGAAGGCCAACCCGACAGGTGTCCCGGTTGGCTCACAGGTCTTGAACGGAACATCCGCCGCCTTCGGTCTGACCTCCCTGCCCCAGCACGAAGTGGGGATAGGGACGTTCGTGCAATTCACCAGCCTCAACGTAGTCAGCGACGCCGCTGTTAACCAAGGCGCGGCAAGTCCGGCAGACGACCGGGTGCTAGGCATCTGGGTAGGAAGGGTCGATTAACCATGTACGCCATTGAAGACCTCCGCATCAACGAGCCAGACCCCGACGCCGAACCCGGCACGCAGTCGGCCAAGAAGACCATCTGTGTCACGCTGCGGTGCGATGGGTACGAGTCCGGCCTCATCAACAAGAGCTACGGCGACACTCTCGCGCCATCCGGCAGGAGTGAGGTGGGCAGCAACTACATCTACCTGACCATTCCGTTCTCCGACGACCCACGCACCGTCGCCGCGCGCATCAAGGCGAAGATTGCGGAGATGAAGGTTGACCATCAGGCTGAGACCGTCCTGCTGGGTCGAGTACGAGAACTTGGCGCATCGGCGCTGAACGCCTAGAGCGTACCCGAGGGAGAGCGATGCCTGAAAAGGTTCAAGCCCCGCAGCCGGACGACGAAGACGCGGAACACCCCAGTTACCCTGACCGCGTTACCCTGCGCGACCTGTACGACATCACCAAGGGCGTTCGCGAGGACTTTGCCTCCGCTGCACGGGCGGCGCGGGAAGAGCGGGAAGACCTCATGCGGACTATCGACTGGCGTTTCGACGCACAAGGTTCGCGCCTCGACACGCTGGTGAACACAACCAACCATCGTCTGGACGACTTCACCAATCAGATGGAATCCAACCGGTTGGAGGCAGCCATTGCTGTCGGGAAGATAACTCCCACGGCAATCGGGGCCATCTCAGCCAAGGATGTAGCAGGCATCCTCGTAGGCCAACTCACCCGCTCTCGGTTGGTGTGGTTCGGCCTTGTAGCATACCTCTTCATCGGACTGCCGGTCGTGGTCAATAACTGGGCCATCATCCTGCAACACCTGAACAATCTGCCATTTCACTATTAAGGGGGTGAACCATGGCGTTCATTCCCAACGAAGGTGACGCCCCTCTCGACGGAGAACAGGCTGAACTCGACAGCGTTGACCTGACCATCATCCTCGATGGGTTTCGCTTGCGCGGCGTGAAGAACGGCTGCGGCGTCACCGCTGGCCCCGGCGCTCTCCAAGTCACTGTCGCCCCCGGCACACTCACCTACGATACAGGTGCAGACATTGCCACTGGTGGCGGTGTGCTTGCCATTGCTGCCGCAGGCCCGCACACGCGATTCGACCTCGTGGTGGTGAACAGTGCAGGCGCGGTCTCCGTCATCAGCGGGGCGGCGAACTGGTCAACCATCTACGGGCCAACTTTCCCGACGTACTCTAACGTCATCGTGCTGGCCGCTGTGTGCGTGCTCTCTACGACCACGACCCTCGCCGCCGCAGACATCATCGACAAGCGCGTGATGGTGAATCTGTACGGCGGCACGTACACGGATGCCAAGGCAGTTGCCGCTGTCGCAGCATTGCTCACGGACACTGCCACCATCGACCTTGACTTCGAAGGTGGGGTCTTCCTTGCCGACGTGATACCCGGTGGTGTAGACCATAACAGTCTCGCGAATCTGGCAGTGGGTAATGTCCACACCCAGTACATCACCAAGGCTACACTCGTCTCCACAGGCGACCTGCTGTACGCCTCCGGCGCGGCGACTCCCGCTAACCTTTCTGTGGTTGTCCCAGCGGCTAACGTGCGCAATGTCCTCGGGCTGGACAATGGCGACACGGTTCCTGCATGGAAGACAGCACTCGACTCCACAGCACCTAGCACCAGTGCTGTAGGGGACGCCGCCGCCGCCGGGACGAGTCTAATCATGGCCCACCGCGACCACACTCATGGCCGCGAATCGTTTGCTTCCCCGACGATAGCGCTGGGCACAGCCGCCGCTACAGGCGCGGCTACGACCCACATCAGGTCGGACGCGACAATCATCGCCTTCGACGTGACCGTGCCGACCACCTCAGCCATGGGTGACGCCGCAGCGACCGGAGTTATCAACTTCGCGGCGCGTCGCGACCACAAGCACGCGCGAGAGTCCTTCGCCACCAACGCTATCCTGTTGGGCACCGCTGCCAGCGCCGGAGCCGCGACCACCCCGTTCCGTAGCAACGACACTATCGCGGCGTTCGATGGCTCCGTGCCAACCACCATCCACGCATCGGACGCGGCAGCCACAGGCAGCATCGCCTTCGCGGCGCGACGCGACCACGTGCACGGCGCTCCGGCGACCTACCCGGCGACGGCGCACACCCTTATCGGCACGACGCACAGCGACACGAATGCGGCTGGCGGTATTCCAGTGCGTGGCGACGTGCTCATTGGCAACAGCACCCCCGCATGGGACAGGCTTGGTCTCGGTGCAAACGGCTCCGTCTTCTGGACGAATGGCACTGACCCGAGTTGGACAATCAGTCCGCTCATCGGTGGCTACGTCGCTGTGGGCGTCGTGGCGGCTCCCCTCAACACGACAGCCGGTGACTTTACAGCGCAGCGATTGGTGCTCGGTGTTGATACCTTTCTCTCGACGCTTCCAATTCTGCTGTACGCGACATCAACGCACACGGCTTCGACGGGTAGCGCTGCGACACTGGTTATCAATGACAACTTCAACCCGGCAGCCAGCAACATTTCGGCACAGGTCTTTCAGTTCACCGGAACAATAACTCCGACCATTAACATGTTGACCTCTAGGAGTTACCAAGGGTTCGTTGGGAACCTCGTTTCAAGCGGGACGTTCAACATCCCCAACATGACTGGTTTCAACATGTCCGTACTTCATCGTTCTTCCGGTACGATGGCGGGATTGGTTGGGATGTCCTTCATCGTGAAAGCCGGAGGTGGTGCCGGTGCAACCACAGAGATAGATGGTGTCAGTGTCTCTGTTGGCACGGACGCAACGACAGGCGACACCAACACAACTCACCCACTGGTGCGCGGGATACACGCCTTTATCATCGGGAAGGACATTAACCTCGCGCACACCTTCACGTCGGCAGTGGGGTTGCACATTGACCGTCCCAACTCGATGCGCCAGACCATCATCACCACCCTGCGGGGCGTCCAGATTGATGACCTTGGCATCACGACTATCAGTGCTCTCACCGACCTCATCGCGCTCGACATCGCCTTTCAAACGGTGGGGTCAGGAGTTCTCGGCGGTATCCGTAATGCCAGCACGACCATCCTCACGCCGTCCACGTCACAGACACTCATTGCCGCCACGGCCATCACGGCTAACGCGACAGTCATCCAGATTACCGCTGCCACGGCCATCACCCTGACGAGCGCGCCGACCGTCACCATTGGGTATGGGCAGGGCCAGAAAATCACCATCATCAATGTCGGCACGAACAACATCACGTTGCAAGACCACAACACGCTGGCGTCGTCGTCGCTCTCGCTCTCCGCGAACACGATTACGCTTGGCCCGAACGACAGCATCACCCTGCTCTACGTCGGCACACTCTGGGTGCAGATAGCACAGGTCAACGTCCTGTAGGTGGTATACTAAGTAGGAAGCGATGATTATTCAGCAGACCACGACGTACGGCGGAACAGACCCTTGGGCACCAGCGGCGGGGGTTGTCTTCGATGTGCAGAGTGGTGTAGTCGTCATCCTAGACCCGCGCGATGGAATCGTGCACATCCAGTCCATGCCAGACGCCGATGCGCTGGTTATCCCTGACGACCAGTATTGGCAGGTCAGCGGCAACGTCCTCATTTTGAATGTCGGCTGCGCCGTCCAACTCGGCACTAACGCTGTTATCGAAGTGACTGTATAAGGAGTCCGCCATGAGCCGTGTACGTCTAACCAAAATTGCCGCCCCCAGCAACCCTCCGGCGAGTACCGCCGAGTTGTATTACGACACAACGGACTCCAAGTTGGAAGCCATCGACGCATCGGGCAACCGACTGCGGCTCGGCGGGTTTGCCACATCGGACTACCGCCTCGTGCAGATAGTGCACATCTACCTGACTGCGACCGGGTACACGCCATCGGCGGGCGTCCGCGCACTGTTCGTGCAGGCGCTCGGGGCAGGTGGTCAAGGCGGCGGCGCACTGAACGGAGCAACCAACGCGGCGGGCGGCGGCGGCGGCGCAGGAGCCTACGCTGAGGACTGGATTACGGCTGGCGTGGCTGGACACGGCGCTTACACGATTCAGGTCGGTGTAGGCGGGTCTGGCGCGGCTGCCGGTAACACGGCTGGCAACAACGGCACGTCCACCTTCTTCGACACGAACGTGGTCACGGCCAACGGTGGCACTGGCGGCGCAGGCATGGCGAACGTCGCCGTCCCGAACATCGGTGCCGCAGGCGGACTCGGCGGCGCGGCCTCGAACCAGCCGAACGGTGTACAGAGTGGATTCGCGCTGGCGGGCGCGGCGGGCGACCGTGGAGTGATTCAGGCAGCAGGGACGGCCTTCTCCGGCAAGGGAGCCGATAGCATCTGGGGCGGCGGCGGCATTTCGGCTGTCGCGGACGGCACCGGCAACAACGCAGTCGGTTACGGTGGCGGCGGCAGCGGTGGACTGGTCTTGAGCAGCGGTGCTGTGGCCCGCGCGGGCGGCACCGGTTTCGCTGGCCTGCTCGTCATCTGGGAGTATGCGTAGTGTCTACAGAGTTCAAGGTACGTCGCAGCAGGCTCAGGGGCGCGGCTAACGCGCGACTGCGCGGCGTCCCTTCTGTCGTCCTCTCCGGCCCAATCTACGCCAGTGAGGCGACGGCAGGCATCGTACGGCAGCCTAGCGCGGTCACAGTGATGATTCCCGGCCCCCGGCCCCGTGTGGGCGTCATCATGGCCGGAGCGGGCGTGACGCCCTCCGTGAGAGTCGGTATACTGAATAGAGACGCGGTGACGGCCACCATCGGGAACGTGAAGTCCCCGCACGCCGTATCTCCACCCACAGCAGGCAGGCGGACGGCCCAAGGCCGCGTCGCCGTCCCGCAAACGGCGGTTGCCCCTGCTCCCCAACCTCGGAATGCTGCGACCGGAGAAGACCCCCGTGGGGCCATCCCTGCGGCCACAGGCTCGGTCAAGGTGCCCACCAAGGCCACCGGCACTGTCAAGGTGCCTACGCCGGGTACATCTACCGGCAGGAGCAGCTAATGGCTATCGACCTGATTCTCCCCCTCTCCGAAGTAGACGCTCTCATTGGCACAGCCGTTGACAAGTTCGACAACATGAAGCTGTACCGGGCGTCAACGCGCGGCGGCGTGTACACTCTTGTGACCACCATCCTGCTGGTCTCCGGTACACGGGGATACAGTTTCACCGACACGACCGGCCTCACGTCCTCATGGTACAAGGTCACGCTCTACAACAGCGTCACCGTCTTCGAGACGGACATCGCTGTAGCAGAACCGTTCCCGGCAGCGCGCGACATCACGACGCGCACGCAACTCCGGCAATACGTCATCCGCAAGTTCGGAGGGGAAATCTACACCCCGTCCGCGTACGCCACGCAGTCGGTCACCTTGCCCGATGTCATCGACACAGGAGAGGACTCCGACTATTTCGCTGGGTGGCACATCTTCCGACCCACCGCTGCGGCGACGGCGGACACCGACCGACGCGCGGTCTCCATCTCCGGCAACGTACTCACCCATGGTGGACGTGCCTACGCCGGGACAGCGATTGGCTCTGAGCAGGTAGAACTCTGCAACCTCGACCTGCCGCTCACCGTCCTGAACGACACTATCGGCGACGGCTTGCTCAACACGCGGTACGTCAGTCGGTACGAGTTCGGCGCGCAGAGTGGCGTCCTTCAGTACAGTCTCCCCAACTTTGTGGAGGGGCCGGAGTACGTGGTCGATGCATGGATTCGTTTCGGAGCGACGGTCGCCAGTTACCGGTGGGAACAGATGTCTAGCAGCGGGCGCTGGTGGAAGGTGCGCGGCAGCAACTTCCAGTGCATCCTCGACATCAACCCGGCACGCTCCCAGAACGAAGTGCTGGCGCTCGACACGTGGCGTCCCGGTGAGAAGTTGGACTCTGAGAGCGACTTCACTGTAGTGCAGCCGCTCTGGGCCAAGGCCGCAGCCATGGTCTCCGTCATCGAATACCTCATCACGCGAGACCTCGCGCGGCACGGGAAGACAGAGTACGGGCCGATGCTCGACCTGTGGACGAAGAAGCTGCGCCAGTGCAGCAAGAAGTACGGGCCGACACCGGGGATGCGCATGCAGGTGCCGCAGCCTATCGGAGCGTTCCCGGAGATTTAACCCATGAGTCAGCCACGCAGCGCTGGGTATGTCGGCATCAATGGCGTGCCGTTTGCAGTCGTCAAAGACCCCAAGACGAATGCATTCACGTACATGCGCCAGAGCACGCCCAAGAAGGCTGTGCAGTCCACCCGGCGTAACACCTCAACCGGCCAGTCCAACATGATTGAGGCGAAGTTCCAATACACGGATGGCGTCGGCGACGAGAGCGTGAACGACACGCGCGACACGATGCACTACACCATGAACCTCTTCACGGAGCGCCAAGGTGAAGCCGTCATCCTCCCCGGAATGATTGCGGTCGTCCCAGACGACGACCCCAGTTCCACCATCGCTGACTCCAACATGATATGGAATGCTCCCGTGTTTGCGTGGGAGCAGTATGGCCTGCTCGGCGACGTGCAGACGTACTTCCTTGCCGACCACCGGGCATTCAACTTCCGGGTGCGCTCTGGCATGACGATGACGCTGGACGAGGACATGTACTTCGAAGGGAGTACGCGGCCTACTGGCGGCACCACCTTCGGCAACCTCGCGTATGCTGCCATGGGCGGCGGCGCAAGCAACAAGGATAGATACCTCCGACGCCGCGACCCAACGACCGGCGTGTGGACGAACGACGACAACAACCAGATTACCTACGACAGCGTAGCGAATGATACCGGCGCGCCGAAGTTCCACACGACGACTGCTCACGGGTACAGCGTTGGTGATGTCGTCTTCATCACACCGATTAGCAGCGACTCTACGAATAAGTACGCCGGTCTCTGGACAATCTCAGCGGTCGCAGACACGACCCACTTCACGCTCGGGGCAGCGGTGTGGGCGGCAACCGAGAATGGCACCGTCAACCTCCAAGACTCTGACGTGATGGCTGAGCAACTGTGCATCGTCGGAGATGAGATGGTGCGGACGTTCTACACCACTGCTGATGGATGGCAGACGAGCCGGGTGGACATCGTAGGTAGCAACGAACTGCTTGCAGCTAACTGGACGGCAGGCATCGGTATCCTCAACGTCGGCGACAAGTTCAGCCGACCGACTGCTCTCATCTCAACTGGTGAGGGTGAACTGGTCATGAAGCCCGAGGGCGTCTTCAAGTACGACGTAGGGCGCGCCCTGTATGCCAACGAGATTCCCGCGCTTGCTAGTCATCGCCACCCAGACAACGGGCGCGGTTCCTTCGAGTGGAAGGGCTGGGTCTACATCCCGACCATCATTGGCATCTACCGGTGGAAGAGCGGCATCGTGCAGGACGTGACGCCGGGGCGCGGCGGAACGCAGGGATTCGACACTCCTATCGGCCCGGTGGCGTTCATGACGGGCGATGCTGACCGCCTGTACGCGGTCATCCAGCCGTATCAGGTCAATCAGCCACAGACTGAGGCCGTGACTTCCAAGCACTACGCTTACGCACAGGGCGGTGGGTTCAACACGCCGACCTTCGTAAACGAGAGTCTTGTCTTCGATGGCGACATGACCACGGCTGATAACCTGTCCAGCATGGCGGCTGATGGATTCATTTACGTCGGCAGCCTCCGAGAGTTCCACCGCATCAACCTGAAGTTTGCTATCCCCGGCGACCTCGTTGGTGGACTGAATGCCACGGGCAACGCAGCCGTGGGCGGCGCGACCCTGAAGGTACAACTGTGGTGCGACACCAACGGCGATGGCGTCGGCGATGCATGGGTGACCAAGACTATCTACTACGACGGGACACGCGGGTGGGACAACACAGACAATGACCCGTGCAGTCTGTTCCAGTCCGGCGACATCGTATTCGGCCCGCGCACAGATGCGGCGTCCGGTGAAGACACGTGGAAGAACGACGCGCACAAGTTCGGCGGGTCGGTGAACGCCGTCCTTACAGATGGATTCTACTGGGCGCGCATTGGCATCAGCGCTGCCGTTAACGGCACCGTCCTGCTTGAGGAAGTGGACATCGGTTCACATGCGGACAACTCGTTCGAGCCGCAGATGACGACTGAGATTGCCAACGACCACGGTGGTGTCATGTACGTCCTCAGCATGACGGAAGAGCAGGGACGCGGCGTCATCTGGCGTCACATGTGGGCTGTGGCTGTGCCCGACCTGACTCGCAACACCGGGCGCGTCTACGGTGGCCCGCAGCGCGTCGGACTGGCGAAAATCATTCAGCCACAGTTCTCGCGAGCGGCACAGGTCGGCGACCGGTACCTCTTCATCGGCTTGCAGAACATCAGTTACCTGTGCCCGCTGGGGAACCACCCTGACCCGACCTCTCAGCCATACAACCAGTTCTTCCCGTACACGGGAGCGGGCATCGACAACGGCACGCGACCCGTTATCGGGGTGACACCATTCACGGACTTTGGCCTCTCCATCGAGCCGAAGGTGCTGAAGGAAATCGAGTTTCAGTCAGACGGTATCGACCTCTCTAGCGTTGAACTCTGGTACGCCGTGGACTACGGTAACTGGCAGTTTGCCGGGATGGCCGACGACTGCATACCCAACCTGCCATTCGTCTTTGCAGGAGGCACCGAGCCATACGGGTCGTACTTCGCCGTGGCCTTCTGCTACGAGGCAGACTCCGACACCGAGTTGCGCGCTGACCGTTTCTTCGACCTCGTGATACGGGCACAGCCACGGCCTGAGATGGCTGAGACTGTCCGGCTCTCTGTCATCCTTGAGTATGACCAGCAGTTGCCGGGAGCCATCAAGCGCCGGTCGCCGTCGAACTCCTACGCGGACTTGGTGGCGCTACAGGGGGCTAAGACAACCATTCCATTCAGGAACATCAACGGCGACACCGAGTACGTCCATATCCTTCAGGTCTCACAGCACGCGACGTTGAACACGAACGACAAACCAGTGCTGGTAGCAGATGTGATTCTCGCCGTGGGTACGGCACAAGTATTGGCACCATAATGAGCGGCGACCTCTACCCCATCAGCGTGAACCCCGGCCCCGGCGGTGACAACACCATTCCGGGGTACTACACTGTGCCGCAACCGGTGGCTGCCGCAGCAGGCGGTCAGAGTACCATCGGCGGGTCGGACGTGGGCGTGAACACGCAAGACGACACGCGCGTACTCGACTTGATTAAGCAGTACCTCAACACCAGCAGCGTGCTGAACGAGTTGAACTACCGCCTCATCGTCAACAACCGGAACATCGTCGCAGGCATTGGAGCCAAGGTGGTAGACGGATGGTACTCCCCTAACAGTATCGCGCTTCAGAGCACCGATGAGGGGACTCACACAGGTCTTGAGCATCACGTTGACCATACCATCACCATCCCGGCAGGGAACTTTCCGCTGCTCGTTGATTTCTCTGCGCGGCTGCATCTCACGTATGTTGCCAACGTCATCACCACCTCTGATGTTCAGATGGAGTGTGACCTCTACGTGGATGGCGTAATCCTACCGGACTTCACGCAGTTCTATCTCACACAGAACCGAACGATGGGTCAGACGTACGCGCTCGATACGGTACTAAGTCTGCACACGGCCATCCCTGCTGGGTTGTCGGAGGGGAAGCACACCTTTTCGATTCACTACCTATGGGCGCAGATACACAAGAACGATAACTCTGTCAGTTTCACCCGGAGCGAGGAACGGCTCATCGTATCGCAGACCGCACTAGCACTACTGCAAGAGGGCGAACCCGCCTAGAAAAGAGAACCCCATGTACCAGACGACAGACATCTATCTCGCAGGCGTGCTCTTCGCGGAAGGTGTGCACTACACCGGACTTGAATCCGTCGCCGGAGACTGGAAGGACAACTTCGTGTTCGACCAGCCTGACCCTGCGTTGCTCGCCGGTTGGCAGAGCGGTACACTGAAGGTAGGAGCGCTCGCATACGCTAATGCACTTCGCAAGCTGAAGAGGGACGTTAAGCAACGTCAACGTGAGAAGGAGAGCAATCGTGGCTAAGAGAACGAAGAACCCGGCGACAGCGCGGGCCAACCTGTCGGTAATGACGTTGCGGGTCGCCCATGAAGCACTGCAACTTGTCTCCAAGCCAAACGCGCAGTCGATGTTCAACTGTGCGCAAGCCATGGCCGAAATCGAGGCCATCCTTGCGGCGCTACCGCAGGGAGAGCCTGCCTCGGCTCCTGAGGAAGTACCAGCACCAGCGCCCGTCGCCAAGACCAAAGGTAACCGCAAGCGGAAGTAGAACAGGAAGGTGACCCATGCGATTCTTTCGCCGAGAGCCAAAAGAAGAAAGAGTCGTGCGGCAACCTTGCTCTGTTCTCTACGTCACCCACTCAAGGCATGCGCCTAGCGCTCCCTGCATAGTGACCGTTCACTGCACGTGCCCCGTCCTGACACACAGGTACCAGATACGATGCCAAGACACAGACAGCAAAACTCCGACCCCGGCGACGACGCTTCAGCCCCTCCCGGACTCAGCGGCGATGTCGAACTCAAACGAAGGTTCGACGCAAAGTTCCGCCTAAACGAGTTCGGGTGCTGGATATGGCAGGCGCACGTTGACAAGGACGACTACGGTCAGTTCAAGGTCAAGGGTGTGCTACAGCGGTCGCACCGTGCGGCATGGCTCATCTATCGCGGCCCTATCCCTGCTGGTTACGACATCGACCACAAGTGCGATAAGGTAATAGGCGGGCCTCCGCTGCCTGACCGCAAGTGCGTCAACCCCGAACATCTCGAAGTCGTCACACACGCCGAGAACATGCGCCGAATGCAGGAGCACAACGAAGCGGCCAAGGCCGTGTTCGCGCCCGCTCTCAGTGGCCCCGAGCAGATGCTCATCTGGGCCGAAGAACTCATTGACGAAAGCGGCTTCGAACTCATAGAGCCTATCGCCGTGATGAACGTTGAGGGCGCACCATGGCGTAGGTTCGAGTACGAGTTCGAGGACGGGTTGAAGACGGAGGAAGCACCTTTCGCTCTGCTCGCCATCTTCCTGCACCTCCTGCGCTCAGGAGTCGAACGCAGTGTCGCCGTCCGCCACATCCTCAAGATGAACCCCTTCTCCATCAAGCGCTGGAACCAGAACGATGAATGGCGCAATGACATCATGGCCGCTACCCGGTCTGCCCGCACGAAGCGATGGGTAGACCTTGAGGGCCACATGATGGACACCGCAGACCGGAACATGGACAGGTGGCAAGGTCGCGATGTCGTGAACTGGGCCAAGGTCATCGAGAAGCACATCGAGTTCGAGGCCGGTGTCATCAATCCCAAGCACGGAGCCGTCCAACTCATTGGCGGCAACAACGTCTTCATCAGTCTTCCACCCGGTGCAACTCTCGATGATGCGCTTGACATCATCGACTCCACGGCGCGCGACGTGACCAACGACCCGGAGCCTGACCTCCTGCCACCACCCAACGAACTGGACGAGGCACCGTTTGAGTAATGGACGGAAAACAGTTCGGCAACGGCAAAGACATCCAGTCCGTCATTGACGACATAAACGCCATCCCGGACAGGCGCGAGCGTGAGGACACCCGACGAAAGTTCATGCTCGGGATGGCCCGACACGACGACCTGACCGGGTTCGTCTTCTACTGCCTCTACGTTCATGGCTGGCGACTGACACCGCACCTCCGCGAGTGGGCGCGCATGCTCATCGCCGGAGAGCGCGTCTGCATCGTCGCTCCCCCGGACTCCGGCAAGACTCGACTGCTGCGTGCGTGGTGCGAATGGGCCATCGGTCTACGGCGCGACCGCGCCATCATGGTCATCGGCAACACCGTGAAGCAGGCCAAGAAGGTGGTCTGGGCGGTGGGCATGGTCATTAGCCACAGCCCGCGCTACAAGGAAGTCTTTCCCGACGTGAAGCCCACGGACAACTGGGCCATGGACTCCATCACCGTCGAGCGCTCCGGTTGCCCCATGGAGTTCCGCATGGAGGCCACCCTGTCCGGCTTCGGTATCGACGGCGCATATCAGGGTGTCCACGTAGACGACATTATCATTGACGACCCGACCGACCAGAAGGACGTGAACAGTCCACCGACCATGCTCATGCAGCGCGAGCAACTGACCGGTGTGCTGTACGACCGATTGAAGGAGGGTGGTAACCTTTTCAGCATTCTCACGCGGTGGGCCGACGACGACCTTGCCCCGACGTTGGAGCAGATTGGTATCACCATCAAGTCCTACCCGGCGTACCGCGACGCGGCTGACCCGTACTCGTGGGACACTGGCCCCTTCGATGATGATGAGCACCCGGTGTCCCTGCTCTGCGCGACATGGTTGAACTGGACGCAACTCGAAGAGAAGCGGTTCGCCAAGAAGGATGACCTCTTCAAGCTGACCTTCATGAACCAGACAGAGGGCGCTGTCCGGGGCGTCAAGGTCTTCCCACTGCTCGACAAAGCCAAGCACTACATCTCGATGCAGGAGAAGGGCTACCAGTTCATTAAGGTCGTCGCCAAGCGCATGGGCGCTGACTGGGGCACGACCATCCAGCACCAGAGCGCTATGGTCGTCGTGACGCGCAACACGCACCAGCAGATATGGGTGCGCGCCGCGTGGATGTCCCCCAGTGGTTCCTCCATAGAGATGGGGGAGAAGGCCGCTGAGTGGAAGGAACGCTTCGGTGTCAACCTCGTGCACTACGACCGCACGCAGGGCAGCCTCAAGGACATGTTCGAGCAGCTAGGCATCACCCCGTTCAAGGGTGAGAACAGTGTGCACCTGCGCATCGGTGCGCTCCGCACGTTGCTAGAGCATGACCTGTTCTACGTGGACATGACTGGCGAGGGCACACAAAAGCTATGGAGCCAGATTGTCAGCTACCGGTACGATGAGGTGGGTAACCCGCTTGAGGTGCAGGATGACCTCGTGGACGCTCTGCTGTACGCCGTCTTCGCCATCCTCGAAGTCTCGCGCCAAGGCGTCGGCCCCATGCACGAGATTGTGCCGACCAACGGCAGTAACAAGTACCATCCCTACGACCCAGACCACGACGACTTCGACCCGGCCAAAGAGATGATGCCCACGGTGGGGCCGGACATCTCCAAGCGCCGGACGACGATGACCGGGTACGGCAAGGGCGTATAGCGGGAAGGGAGGGGTCACGTCTGACCCCTCCCCCGCTGGCAGGTGTGAAAACCTCTTGCCAGTATCGCCAGTCTCTACTGGCATCCAGTTCTACTTGCTGCGGAAGTTCACCACGAAGACGGCACCTGCGATGATGCAGAGAGTGCCGATGAGGAACGCTGCCGCAATCTCAACCCCGAGGAATCCCAAGAACTCCTGAGAGGTCATGGTCACATCCGCAGGCCCGGTGCCGGTGTCCGGCAGCAGGATGGTCGGCTGCTCAGCAAAGGCAGGGGCCAACGCAGGTGCGCTTGCCGTGCTCGTCGCGGTGGGGAACGGTGGCGGCGTCAGCGTCGCGACCGGTGTGAACGTCGCCGTTGGAGTGAACGTCGGAAGCGGCGTGTCCGTCGCCGTCGAGGTGAATGTAGCCGTCTCGGTCGGCGTTTCCGTGGCTGTTGCAGTGGCCGAATCCGTTGCAGTGGGTGTGTCCGTCGAGGTTGGCGTGTTCGTTGCTGTATCCGTAGACGTAGGTGTGTTCGTTGGCGTGTCCGTCGCCGTCGAAGTAGCCGTAGGTGTGTCCGTGGACGTGGCTGTGCCCGTAGGTGATGCAGTTGCGGTCGATGTGGCCGTGTTTGTGGGCGTGGAACTTGGCGTCGCTGTCGGCGTCGGGCATGTGTCAACTCCTACTTCGTACGTGGCGTTGGAGAAGTCGCCGGAGCCGACGTTGGTCACGGCGAGGTCGTGTGTCTTGCCGTCTTTGTCGAATACGAGGAAGACCACATCACCCGTGACGTTCCCGTTGAACAACACGATAGTGCCGTCCTCGGTCACCTTGAGGTGGCGTGTCTGGCCGCTGAATTGTGCCGAACTCAGCGAGAACGTCCCGCAGGTCTGGCTGGACGTGGAGTGCCACGCCAATGCGAGCGTGGGCTTCATGAGCAGTGCCCCTGTCAGGGCGATGGCCGCGATGAGAGCGACCCCAACAAACCGTTTCATCCTTCTTCTCCTTCTTGATTCTGAACTAGCCGTCGAGCCAGTTTACAACAGATTCCTTGATGCGCGCAAGGGGCGACTGGTAGTCGTCCTTCACGGCGTCGATGACCTTCTGGAAGTCGTGCAGGTGGAAGCGTGCACACTCGCCGTACTGCTCTAAGGATTGCTCCCACCCCGGCCCGAGGGCCGTATCCAACGTCAACTGCCTGTAGTTCGCTCTCGCCTCCGGGGTCGCGAGCATGTCTGGGGCCATCGTAACCTCCCTTCAAGAGTAGAACGTGCCGGAGGGGGAAATGTTACAGCTACCGTGTCCCGCCGTACCGCTTGGTGTTTTCGCTGTCGATGACCGCCGGGTGCTTGGTCATACCGTCGCAATACTGGATGCCGGGGGCGTACAGGCGCGCGATGCGCTTCACCTTCTTCCGGCACTTCGGGCATGGCTGCTTCTGGTCGGCGTTCTTGAACAGGACGGCGGCTTCAAACTCGCCATGGTCGGGGCAGGCGTAATCGTACGTGGGCAAGGGAACCTCCTAGTGGTGCGGCCACATCAGGCGCGGGTCGTGGCACTCGTTACAGATGCCGCAGTACCCCGGCCTACGGTGGAGGGGAACCACGTACATCTCATACCGTATCACTCGTCCACCACCATACTCGTGACCAATCTTCGGGCTGACACCAGCCTTCTCGATACTCTTCTCGTGCAGCAGAACGGCGATGTCGCGACGGATGGTTGTAGCACCGACAGGCACGAAGACGTGACTTGACAGAGCGCGCCCGCAGCGCTGTTGCCAGTCCGTCAGTATCTCGGGGACGGTGAGTGGCTCGCCACGGCACAGCAATCCCTGAATGAACGTCCGGCGCGTCGCTGCACGCAGCGTTGTCCTGCTCATTTCTTCTGGTGCTTTGCACAGCGGTCGTTGGCGGTCACCCGCTTGCCGCAGTATTGCCCGCCCCGGTAGTCGAGGCACCCGGTGTCCGGTACGCCACGGAAAATCTTCTTCATGCGAGCGCGCTCCGGGCTATCCGGTTGCGGCGCTTCACACGTACAGGAAGGGCAGTGGCGTAACTGGACACGTGGCAGGTCAGGCATCGAGCGTTTCCCCCAACGTGTCGGCGTCGAGGTATACCAGCGCCTTGTGGACGTACGGCAGAAGCAGATGGACTTGCTCGATGTCACGGACGAACGTGTTGTCCACGCTGCCGCCCTGCGGCACCGCGACCCGTGCGCCTGCCGTGACGTTCTTCCGGGTCTTCGTCATCACCGTCACGGTGAAGCCCTCGTGCTTGGTCTCGTGAAACCACCCAGCGTGGAACTGGTACTGGTACCCGGCGGGCAGGCGCAGCGACTCGAACTCGCTGAGGTTGCCGCGCATCCCCGGCAGCTTCTTCAGTTGCGTCTCTTCACCATCGAGCCACGGCTGCACGCCCCAGAGTTCGAAGTCGCCCTTCTGGTCTTGCGTGAAGTCGTACGCGATGTGAATCAGCGTCCCGGCGACGATGCGCGACGTGAAGTCAAACGTGTGGTCGTGAATGGGTGTGTTGATGGTCTGCGCCGGAGGCAGGGACTCGTCCCAGATGTTGATGCGACGGAAGTCGTTGATGTTCACTTGGATGAACCCGTTCGGGTGCAGTCTTGGCTCGCTAAGCATCGTCGTCGTCCTCTTCCTCTAGGGGCCGGGTGCCCCACTCTTTCGTGTCCCACTTCCATGGCTCGATGGCCGTCCGGCACTGCTTTGGGCCGCGCCCGCGCTGCCGCAGGTTTCGGTCGATGATGACGTGGTTCTTCTCAGCGACCTTGGCTTCCTTAGGAGAGTATACACCAAACCAGAACTCGTCGCTGCCGCCGGTCTTGCTAACGTGGGTGATGTGCAGTTGGTTCATTCCTTCGGTTCCCACCCCGTGCCTTCGCAGTTGTCGCAGGGGTCAGAGTCCGGGTCTTCCGGCTCGCTAAAGCCGCTACCGCCGCACGTGTTGCATATGGTGCCGTCACTTGGCATGCGTGCACTCGCAGCCCCGGCCCCAGCAGGCCGCGCAGTCGCCAATCATGCAGGATGGACACTTCCCCACTCCCGTGGTCATTTAGCACCTACCCCGTTATTCTTAGGGAACTCACGCGGCACCCGGTCTTTGCACCAGCAGCAGACGTTCGCCGGAACGCGGGTGCCATCTGCCCAAGGCCCATGGTTAGGGTCGTGTACCTGCTCGTCGCTGGGATGCCAGCAGTGCTTGCACCTGAGCCAGTCGAAGATGCTCATCGCACCACCGCCTGACACGGGCTGATGTCGTAGCCCTTCTGGTAGCGCCGGGAGCACCACCAGCAGTATCCTCGAACCCACACGTGTTTCATGAGTTCACCGCCTGCCACATGGCAATCCACATTGCGCCGCAGGTGACTACCACCATCGCCAGCACTGTGATGAAAGCGAATGCGATGATGCTGTAGAGAACAAGCAACAGGGCATTCCCGACATACTCTAGTTTCATGACTTCACCTCGACCCAACGGCCTTTGCCGGTGGATACGCCCCACTCACGGTACTGGCGCTTTGCATGTCGCAGTGAACTGGGTTGATGATGTGCTTCGTCATAGCCATCTCTCCATGGCGACCGCCGCACGGTCGCTGTCTGTGCTGTCGTAGCCGTCGTAAAACTTGGCAGTGGTGACAGGGCTGCTGTGCCCAAGCGTGCGCTGCACCGTCCGCATGTCGCCGTTGGTGGCGCGCAGGAGCATGGTGGCGCAGGTGTGGCGCAGAGAGTGCGGATGCGCCCAGTCTGGCAGGCCAGCGGAGGCGAAGCACTTCTGGGTGATGTATCGGGCCGCTCGGGGTGATAGGGCTGCTGAGCGGTCTGTGCGCGCCGAGAAGACGAACTCTCCGGTGGAATGGTTCAGGTGGTCAAGTAGGGCGGCAGCAGCCTGAGTGGGCAGCGTCACTGTACGGCGCTTGCCGCCCTTACCTGCGAACGTGAGTCGGACGACGCCTTCGACCTCGAAGACTTCATCACGACGGAGGCCGGACGCCTCGGCAATGCGCAGACCTCCCAGAACCATGGTGCTGAGTAAAGCCCGGTCGCGCCGCCCGGAACGACAACGAAGGTCTGGCACCTCAAGAAGGCGTCCCACTTCGTCTTTGCTGAGCACCTGCACCATTTCTTAATCTCCTGCTGTTCTCAAGAAGAGCACTCGCTACTCTCAAGAACGCAGCTATCGTCTCGGTGTTACAGCAGTGTACGTGCTTCTCCCTGAGGGTGTCAAGGAGCCGGGACTCAGGAATCGCCCGCGAGCAGTTGATGCACTCGTAGTCGCGAATCCTCGCTCCCTCTGCCGGGTACGCCATGAGGTGCAGCGACCCGTGACAGACTGGACACCCGTGATTTATCACCGGCCAATCCATTCCTGAAACTGGCGCATCTCTTCAACGGAGGCGAGGTGCAGAATCTCCTTGTGCACCATCCCGTGCTTCGGGTGCATGAACCAGAGGTCTTGGGACGGCAGCGACGCCGCAGGGCGCGACATGCTGATGCTGAAGTCCGAGGGGCCGACGAAGCAGCCGCCCTGACTGATGGCACCGCCAATCTCGTGCTCAGCCATCTGGCTCTCGTGCAGGTGCGCCTTGACGAGGTAGTTGATGGTCTCGCCGACGACGCTGTTCCACGCCAGCTTGGTCGCCATGGCCCCGGTGTACGTGGACTGGATGCCCTTCATGCCGTGGCCGTGCGTGATGAGGAACTTGAACCCCAGCACGTCGAGCAGCATGCGCGGGCTGGACGCGATGTAGAAGTCGATGGCCCCGCCGCTCATGATGCGGACGCCACCCGGCGTCATCGAGGTGTTCCACTCGCCGCCTACAGAGGCGCGAATGCGGTCGGCGATGTTCTGCCACGCCATGAGTTCGATGTTGTCCGGCGGAAAGGCGTCCTTGGCGCTCTGGGCGATGCGCCCGTGGTTGCCGTGCACCTTGTAGATGGTGATGTGCTTGTAGCGCTCAAGCAGCGACAGGAGGACGTTCGACACGTCGTCCACGAAGCCGAGGTACTGGAAGCCGATGGACTCCGACATGCTGAACGCCTGCGTGCCGAACATCTTGCCGTGGCCCTCGAAGTCGTCGCCCAGCGCGAGCAGGTGGCCCTCTTCAACGGTCGTCGTCAGTTGGTGCAGTTGCGTGAACCGGAGGACGAGGTTGCGCCACCGGGCCAGCCGGTCACGCGCGATGTCCGGGTCGTAGAAGGCGAAGCCGCCGTTCACACGCGGGTCTATCTTGCTGCCGAAGTGGTAGTCGTGAAACGGGAAGACGGCCTGAATGGGACTGTCGAACCCCATGTCCTTCAGTTGCGTGGCCTTGATTATCTTCGGGACAGGCGGGAGAGCAATGCGGCTCTCAAGGAACTTCGCGGCGTCGCCGTAGAGTTCGTTCTGAAGTTCCCGGCGCTGCTCTTCAATCTTCTTGTCGGCGGCGATGGAAGCCGTCTTGTTTACGTGCGCCTCACGCTTTTCGTACCCCTTACGGGCGTTCTCGACACGGTGTTCGTCCGTGCAATACTTTGCGTCCTTGCGGGCCTTCTCGTGACACGGAGGGAACTTGCAGATAGCCATGAAAACTCCTTGCGATACTCTTCAGTGTACCAGTTACGGTACCACGATGCCGTTCACTGCGCGGCGCGCCCACCACGCTGCCAAGTCTTCGAGCGAAGGGAAGAATCGCTTGCTCAAGCCGATGAGAAACATGTCCGGCTGCTCCGACTCGTCCACGTAGAGGATAGGCGTGTTGGTCGCAGCGGCGTAGCCCATCTCTGCGGCCATGCCGTGGCTGGCATAGCCGCCGGGGTAGTACGCGATGATGAGTTGTGCCCGTTCAACGAGCGCGATGTCCTGCGCTACGAACTGGTAGAGCGCGTCTTGCTTGCTGTCACGGAATGGGTCGAGGCCGACGACTGGAAGATGCGCCTCTATCCACTCGCGCCAGTTGCGTCCGTTCTGGACGCTACGCCCTCCGGCGATGTACGTGTCCACCGGCTCTATGCCCGCATCGCGCCAGAACTTCTGCCACACCAGCGGGTCAGCATCCCTGTCCGGGACGGTAGTATACGTCTCGGGTATCGGGTCAGCGGGCAGGCGCTTCAACAGTCTCACTTCCATCAGGGCACCTTCTTCAGTTCCGCCATGAGTTCATCAGGCGTGAACACTACGCGCGTGGCGAAACGGTACATGACATCCCAGCGCCACTCTGGCTCTTCATCGAAGAGGATGAACGTCGGGCGTCCCATCCCCGCCATGTACCCTAACTCAAGATGGCCGGACTTGCCAGCCGGGAGCACCAGCACTGCTACGTCGGAGTCTTGCAGGTGATGCAGGTCGAACTCAAAGACGTGTGTCGCTGCGTGACCGTAGAGCGCTTCCTTGTAGGTGCGCTCACGCTGCTGCTCATAGAACTTCCACGAGTCATCGGCTTTCTCTCCGGCGGCGAACCAGTCATCGAAGACCTCGTAGCCGCCAATGCGAAGGATGGCCGCAATGACTTGCACCCGTGGGTTCCTGAGCGAGCCGATGAGATAGACCTTTGTCATGGCTTCACCGTAGCAGTCGTCTCGCCCCTAGTCAAGGCAAGCAACACATTCGCACACTGGGCACGCCTCAGGTAGGCGGCGGCACGGTCGAACGCCTCAGGCGCGTTGCGGAAGTAGCCAACCATCTTGTTGCAGGGGCCGCAGAGCAGTCCCCTGACCAGACCTGTATCGTGGTCGTGGTCTACAGCGAGGCGCTTCGTCTTACCGGTGGCGCGCTGGCAGATGGCACAGGCACCGCCCTGCTCCCGGTACATGCGCTCGTAGGCTCCCGGTTCGAGGCCGTAGGTCTTTGCCACCATCCGCTCGTGGTTGTGCGCTCTCTGTCGCTTACGGAATGCACGGTGGTGCGTCGCACAGCGTGGGCCGGGGTACGGCGCAGGCCGCATGGAGCCGGGAGTACAGTCCTTGCAGGCAACGTCAGCACTCACAGTCCACCATGCTCTTTGCAGCGCGCATGAAGTGGGTCGCGACCGTCATACACATGGCCTTTGCAAGAGCCAAGCGGTGTACCCTCACCTTCGAATTGGCAGGTTGGGCGCGGGGCCATCGCCATGGCGACTAGGGCGTGCGGACGACAGTAGTGCTTGGTACCCACCTCGTAGTCGCCGTCGCTCTTGCAGCGGTCAGAGGGTAGATAATCTATCCCGGCGTCAGCCTCATAAGCGTCACACTGATTCATCGGGTCTTCAGGTGGTCGGTCACCCCCTCAAACGACTCCGGCCAGTGCGGGCCGACCGCGATGGCGACGAACGTGCCGATGGGGTTATGACTGAAACCGCTGTCATGCGCCGTCCCGATGGTTAGGCCGCGCGCCTCAGCCTTGCGTTGCACCGCGAGCAGTTCTTCCTCGCTGCTGACGAAGACGACAATCTTCGCGAACGACTGCTGGCCGGTGTGCTCGATGCCGGGGTCTAGCTCGGTGAGCCACTGTAGCTGGTCGCTCGTGAACGTGACGATGGTATCTACCTCAGGCAGGCCGCGCAGCGATAGAGCACGTTTGCTGGCGTACTTGTCGGCCAGCCACTTCATGGAGGCGTGCGCTACCATAGTCGCCGTCTTGCCTGTCGGCATGCCGAGGTCTTTGCGAACGACGATGACCTGTTTGAGGTAGCGCGGCGGTGTCGCAGCGATAATCGCAGCGACCTGCGCGATTTCCTCATCGGTCGGCGGGTCAGCGTATTGGCTGCCGCGCGGCTCTTTAGCACCGCCGCGTGGCTCCTTAGCACCGCCGCGTGGCTCGCCTTCAGACCACGTGCGTCCTTCTGCGTCTGTCCACTGCCTAGTCATCCCAACGACCTCCCTTGATGAACTCGACGCATTCCTTGTAGGAGCGCACCGTCTCACCGTTCTTGGGCATGCGCGCCGGGGCAGGTTTCGCCACCAGTGCTGCTTTGTTCCCGTAGATGCGCTGATACTCCGGCGACGACTGCATGCAGAAGTCACAGAGCAGGTTCTTGCCCTCGGGGAAGACCTCAACCTGCGTCACCTTTGCGGGCAGCACAAGCCAGCCGCGCAGGTAGAATCCCCCAGTGAAACCGTCCACCGCAGCGATGGTGCCCTTCACCAGACCGCCGCACGTGTCACAGGCGACTGTTACCTTGCTCATCGGTTTCTCCAATCCCAATTGAACTTCTTCCAGCGTAGCTGATAGCGGATGTTCCGTCAAGAGAAACGCGGGTATGGGTGCGATTGTGCACATAGATAGTCATCGCAGTACGGGCCATCGGCTTTGACCGTCAGCAGTATGCAAGCGAGCCGCCCCATGTTCATGATACTTCGTCCTTCCGGCCTTCTTGTTCCAGCATGAACTTCTCGTGGTCAGGGCCACCACACACGTACTGTTCCCACCCGTAGTTTCCGTGGTAGGTCTCATGCTTCCAGCAGAAGGTTTTCTCCCACGACACAACTCGCACCGTCGTCTCGGGATGGTACGGTATGAAAGTAGCAGATGCGCCGGACTTCAAGTGTGGGTGACTCATTGCTCATCCCTCTCGGTCTTCAGTACAACGACCTTGCCGACGCTGCGCACGTCAATCACCACGTCCGCTACATCAGCATACACCCTATCCTGCGTGACGAACAGGAGTTGCATCCCGGTGTCGTCCACCAGTTGCCGGAGCAGTCGCGCCAACACCGGCACCTTCTCTTCCTGCATGCCGCCGAATGCCTCGTCTAGCAGGATGACGTGCCGGAGTTCAGGTCGGTGCGCCAGTGTCACCATGAGGTGCAAGAGGAACGACGTAATCTGCACGACGCTGCCGCCCGTGCAGTCCATGATGCCGGTCTCGCCGCGCGGCGTCTCGATGCTGAACGAGATGGCGCTGGCACCGTTCTTGATGCTGGACTTGATGTGCAGGTAGGTGTCCTCATCGAACACCAGCGTCAGGCCGTCACTCACGACCTCTTCGAGCGAGGATTCGAATGACTTGCGCCACTCACCTTCCAGCGCGATGGCGAGCGCCTGCGTCAGTTCCAACACCTCGACCTCTTCGGCCAGTGCCTTGCGCTTGCCGTGAGAGTTGGCCGACTGAATGACGATACGCTCCCGCGACCCCAGCGCACGCTGTGCACTTTGGAACCGGAGAGCGTAAACATCCTTGACCCGGTTAAGCGATGCCAAGAGTCTTCTCCACCTCTTCGAGTTCGGCAGTGAGTTCCGCCTCAGCATCTCGAATAGCAGTCCACGCCGTCTTGGGGGCTAACCCCAGTGCCTTCAGCGCTTCCTTGGCGGTGTTCAAGTCCTGCTCTGCGCGCTTCTTGCGCTCTTCAAGCGCGGCGCGCTTCTGCACGCAGGTGTCGATTCTTTCGCGGAGGGAACTAGCCATTGATGCCTGCCTTCTCAAGATACTCGCCTAGCCTCAGCTTAGCACGCGCGTCGGCATCGCCGCCACCCACCTTAGCAAGTACCTCGGCGAGGGAACCGCCTTCGACGCTGATGGCCTCTTCCACGCTGCGCACGAACCGGCGCATGGCCTTAGTGACTTCCACGTGCGACCCGGCCTTCGTCAGGAAGAGTTGGTCGGCGGGGACGGCGCTGGATAATAGGAGTTCATCGAAGTAGACCTCAGTCTTGTCCAACTGCACTTGCAGGAGCCGCATGACGCGCTGCTCGTTGTCGTCGGTATGCTGCGTGCGCCCCAGTGACCCGAGCGAGGCGAACGTGCAGCCGCGTACATCATGAATGCCCACATCCCAGTGCGGGTGGCCGAAGAGGCAGATGTCCATCCCCTCGGTCGGTATGGTGTCCATGGGGATGACGTGGAACGGATAGCCCTTGCCCGGTACCGTGATGGTGCCGTGCGCCACCTTGATGGCCCAGTCCACGCCGGAGACGCGCTCTAGGCCGAAGTTCTGCGGGTTGTGGTCGATGGCGTCGAAGTAGTTCGCCGGAGAGAACTGGATGCGAACGCTGCACTCGTCGTTGTGCGGCGCGCCCGGAGTAAGCGAGAGGCAGGTCTCAACTACGAGGTCTTCCTTCAGCCACTCAAGGCTACCCTCCTTGAAGAGCAGGCCGATGGGCTGAGAGGGAACCGAGGCGAGACCCCCGTACCCGAGGTCGTGGTTGCCAACGATAGCCAGCTTGCGCCCCGGCCAGTGTTGCAGCAAGTCCATGGCCCACCACTTCAGGCTATCCGGCACGTTGCGCTTGCTGTGGAAGAAGTCGCCTGTGAAGATAGTGAACTCGCACCCGTTGTCGATGGCGTACTGCCGCGCCTCGACCAGCATGCCCTTCACGTCATCCACGTAGACATCGCGGCAGCCCATGGGAGGCGACGCGGCTAAGTGCACATCGTTGATGACGAGCAGGCGAATCATTCGGGCTTGCCTCGGTACCAATTCGCCAACGCCGTCTGTGCACTCATGAGGTCTGTGCTGTGACGGATGAACTGATTCAGTTCGACACGGCGCTGCTGGGCGAGCACGATAGTGCGGTTGATGCGTGTAATCTCTTCCTGAGCAAGCAGTACCTCACGCACTCGCGCATCACGCTCTTGCTCGATGACGAATGCTTTGTCGCTTGGCCTAGTCATCTTCCGGTAACGCTCCTATCTTCGGCATTGGCTGGCCGCACTCCGGGCACAGGTCTTGCTGGTTCCACTCGTCTACGAGGTATCCGTAGACCTTCTCGACCTCAGCCTGCTCTTCGAGGACTTCGGTGAGTACGCTGTCGGCGTGCGTCAGGTCGAGGTGCGCGGTGTACTGGGCCTCAAGTCGCCCGTACTTCGCCAACAGAGGCATGACCTCCGGGAGGGTGCCAATCAGCATTTCTGCCTCAGCAGCCTCATACTCACGCCGGGTGCGTCGGGCGTCGAGCAGCCAGTTGAAGGCGCTCTTCAGGCCGTCCATGGTGTCGTCGGCGGGTAGGTCTCCGATGCCTTCGACGGTACGCCGTGCCTCATCATAGAGGCCGACCTGCTGGCGCACTATGATGATGCGGCGCTGTTCCATCTCGATAAGGTCGATGCCTATGGCGACGTTCTCTAGCAACTCCACCTCTGCGTCGAGGCCGTCGAACTCTTTCATCTGTAGGTCAAGGGACTCGATGAGTGCGCCCTCTGCGCTGAGACCTTGCTTTGCTTTCCGCAGGTCGCCGCGTATCAATCCCTGTGCTTCCACGACGACATCCAGCTTGGTCATCTTCGCCAGAGCGCGAGCAGCCTGACCATCCGGGCGGTCTATGAGGAAGGCGTACTCGCCTTGGGTGTGTATCTGGGGTGTGATGGTGAGGGTCTTGTCAACCTCAATCTGCGCAATGCCAAGTACGCCAGACACCTCCGGCGGGACAGCCGCGCCGAGTTTGCTGAAGTGCTGCTGCTCACCGGGGTGGAGTTCACCATTGGTGTCCAGTTCGTACAGGTCATAGGTAGCGCCGCCTTCGCGCTTCTTGCGCCACCGCAGGAGGTGCGTGTTGGCGTCGCCGTCGAACAGGGTGAGGTCAACGGTCGTCTTGTCCTTGCCGTGGGTGATGTAGTCGGTACCAGTCTGGTTGAAGCAGGCGTACCGGATAGCGCGCAGGAGCGCGGACTTTCCGGCGGCGTTGTCGCCAACGATGACGGTCAACGGCCCAAGCGGAACATCCGCGTCCAAGATGGACTGGAAGTTCTTGACTACCAGATTGCTGAACCCGCTGCGCTTCACATCTCTGCTCCGAAGACGGCGATGATGAGGGTGATGGCCCAGAGAATGGCGACGATAGCGACTGTCATGGTACCTCCGTGGGGCAGATGGTGTGGATGAATCCGAGAGGCTTGCCGGGGATGTTCACGATTTCCCGGCAGTTGGTAGGAGAGGCAGTTGGCCCGGTCGCAGCTTGGACGAACAGGAAGAGCGCCATCCCGAGGGTGACGCCTATCACTGCCACAACCGCGAGCCGGAAATGCCTCACCGGGCGGCAACCAACTTCGGCGGTACCGGTGTCGCAATCTCGCTCAGGTGGAGGTTCTGGATGATGAGGTGGTCGGCGACACGGAACGTGTCTTTGAAGTCCTCGTACACGATGGTAATCTGGCAGAAGCATCCACCGTCGCGGGCGATTATTTCCGCTGGTGGTTGCATGATGCCCATACCAACGACTTCTCCGATATGCTCCACCATTATCTCTTTGCCTTTGTCGTCCTTCTCGGGGACAAGGTAAGAGGACTTCCTACCGAGTGCCCACGACTGCCCGGTGCCGCTGATGATGATGCTCTTCAGCTTAGCCTGCACCTGCACCTCGATGGGCTTCGGGACGCCGGGGCCATTGCGTTGCTCTGCCATCAATCCTCCAATTCCTTCTCGAATGCCTCTAGTTCTGCGTCGGTCAGTGACCCGGCGTTCGGGCCTGTATCTTCGTCGCCTTCATCCTCCGCATCCACAGCGGTAGGAGTCTCGTCCAACACGAACCCTTCGAACCGGTGCGAGAGTTCATCGTCCATGGCCTTGCGGACAGCTTTGCACACGGCGTCGTAGTCATCCGCCTTGGCGAAGTCCTTCGCGTACCACTTCTCGTCGCTGCCGCGCAGGTGGCAGAACGCGCCGACCTTGATGACGATGGCGGGCTTGGCGTCCAGCGCGAAGTCGAGAATCCACTTGTCGTTGTCCGGCCCCAGCGTCTTGCCCACCGTGATGAGGTTGAAGCGCGCGATGCGCCCCTTGGGGCCGCATTGGTTCTTCGCCACCTTGGCGGCAATCTTGATGCCGATGGCATTCTCTTCCTTCTGGTCTTCCTTTGGCACACCGACCGGCGCGACGAACCCGTAGGTCTTCATCGTGATGCGCACAGTGCAGTGGAACGCCAGCGGCTTCTGGGCGATGGTCGCCACTTTCGAACCCTTGTTGCCGGGGCCGGTGAACCCGATGGCTTCCTTCTCTTGGTTCACCGCGATGAGCGTGACGTTCTCGCGCGCCAGCTTGAAGCACAGTTTCTTGAGGTACTGCGACATCTGGCGCGCCGGAGAACCCGGCTGGTTGTTGTCGTAGTTCGCCTCGAACTCCGCAGTGCTTGGCGTGGCTGCCACAGAGTCCCATGCTATCAGCACCTCTACGTCCGGGTCTTCGTCGCGGATGGCGTCAATCAGAACGTCAAGCTGTTGGAACACAAGCTGGATGTGCTCGGGATAGATAATCATGAGGGGCAGCGTGTCCTCGGTGGCGTCGCCGCGCGCGATGGCTGCCGGGAGGGTCTGGTCGTCATACAGGCCCAACCGCGCTGCATAGCGGCGGTCGAACTTGTACTCTGCGTCGATGTAGACTGTCTGCCCGCCACGCTTCTGGCACATGGCGAGGAACTTCGTCAGGGTGCTGGTCTTGCCAGCCTGCTCGTCACCTTGCAGGACGGTCATCCGGCCACGCGGTAGACCTCCGGCGTTACCCGCACCGATAGCGTAGTTGATAGCCAGCACGCCTGTGTCGCAGTATCCGGTGATGTCGCCATAGCCGCCGGACACGCTGATGCTCTCTTCGCCGAACTTCTTCTGCATCGCCTTCATGACGAGTTCGGTGATACGGGCTTTGTGCGCCGGAACCTTGGCTGCTGCTTTGCGTGGCATGTGTAAATTACACCTTCTGCTAATGGGGAGAGAGCATCCTTGCTCTCGGACATCCAGCCCCTCCCCATCATTCCAGTCTTGGGCGCTGGGGTTCCCTAATCCTCGTCCCGCGAGCGCGTCGCCAAGCGGCGTCCACGCGGCGGGTCATCCTCGTCCTTGGCGGCAGACCGCTTCGGAGTCGGCTCGTCGTCATCGCGGGCGCGCCGGGGCTTCGGCTCGTCGTCGTCGCGGTTGCGACGCGGCGCTTCCGGCTCCGGGTCTTCCGGGTCTTCGTCACGCGACCGGCGCGGCTTCGGCTCGTCGTCGTCCACCGACTTGCGGCGGGACTTCTCCGCTTCGGGCTTCGGCTTGTCGTCGTCGCTCACCACGTTGTTCCACGCGGCCTTCATCTGCTTGTTCGTCGCTGGCTCGCAGATGCCGAAGATGTCCGGCGGCTCGTTGGCTTCGAGGATGTCCACGACGTTCGACTCGTTGCGCCGGGGCCGCACCGCGTACTCCGTGCCGTACTGGCCCGAGCCGGACTTCTCGATGGTAATGTTGATGCCGTGCACCGGGTCGGTCAGGTCGCCGTACTCCTTGTCACGCATCAGCTTGGCAATCTGCTTGTGCGCCTTGATGCCAATGCCCATGACCTGAATGCCCTTGCGCAGGCTCGCCTCGCTGCTGGGGTCGATGATGCGGTAGAGGAACTGCCTCTTCGCATACATGTCCGTCGCCTTGTCCACGTCGGCATCGTCGTCGGACTTCTTCAGTTCGAGTTGCTTGTCGCAGAGGAAGCACTGGGCGTCCTCGTTGAGCGCCTTCGGGCAGTTGAAGGTCTTCTCCGCGTCGCCGATGCGCCAGTGCTGACCGCGCTTGGCGAAGGGCTTCTTCTCACCCGGCGCGGGCGGGCAGAGCCGCACCTCGTTGTCGCCGTCCTTGAACTTGAAGAAATCCGCACCGCCCGCCAAGTCCTCTTCGTACTGGTCGAGCGTTTCGGCCATGTCCGTCTGGCCCCATCCCTTAACCATGTCTGTGTTCTCCTTCTGCGCTTTCGGCGCTCTAACCCTCTGCTCGTGCCGCGTCGGCCAGCTTGGTCAACATGAACTGCTTCATCTTGATGGCCTCGCGCGCGTTCTCCAACATCGAGGCATCTTCTTGCGCCTCGGCGTAGACCGTGAGGCGCTTCTTGTACTCCGGGTTCGCTCTGACCGTGGCCTTCGCGTTGTCCACGGTCGGCTGCTTCTCTCCACGCCCTGCGGCGTCGCTGAAGAGTTCAGACCATGCCTCAGAGTACCAGATGTCCAATGCCTGTTTCAAGTGCTCGGCTCGGGCGACGGCGCAGGACGTGTACTGGGCGATGTCGAAGTATTGGTTCGCCACCTTCATCATCTGCTCAATGATGTTGTTCGGGTCGAGGATGAGCAGGTCGGCCCACGCCGCGAGGTCAACCGCGACCTTGTGGCCGTACACGTCCACGTCGATGACGACGCTGGGGAAGTCGCTCTTAACCTTCGGCATTGGCCTTTTCCTCCGCGTCAATCGCGACCAGACATTCGTCCAGCCACTTTTCAAGTGCCGCCGCCTCACGCCGGTCGAGGCGCTGGGGGAAGTCGCCCTCCAATAGAACACCGTCGCTGGGGTACGACACGTACCGGACGGTGAAACCGTTGGAAATTGCTTTCGCCTTGCAGAACGTCGAGAGTTTCTTAGTCATGGTTGTACACACTCCTAACTTTCCCGAGCACGTAGAACGTGTTGCGCGTCTCCACGGTGTCACCTTCGTGCAACGGTACTTCCTCTGGTGGCGACAGGATGAGCGACGTGTTCACGACTGTCTCATCACGGAACCTTGGGTGGTCGCTCACGCTACCGTACAGCGTGTTCCACCCGGTACGCTGCCAGTTCTCGATGTGGACGGTCGGCTTCGCCGGGGCTTCAGCGTCAGGCATCTTTCTTCACCTCTTCCAGCGTAACCTTACCATCAGAGAGGACGAGCGTCACGATGCCCATCAACTGTACCCATGTTAGCTTGTCGCCGCCGTTGGTGTCAATGACGTACTGAGCGTCCCACGGCTTGCCGTCCATGTCGTCCAGCCAGTGCTCGCTGCTGTGGCTGAGCGTCACGCTGGCCTTCTCCACGTCGTACCCGAGCACTTCGGTCAGGTAGTCCATCTGACGGTCATGCTCAACGAGTAGGCGGATGTGGATGGCGTTCGGCCAGCGGTTCTTCACCGCCATCACTTCGCTGTCCCGGCGGATGCTGTCGAAGACGATACCGGACTCGATGCCAGCCTGCGCCAGCGTCTTGTACGCCTCGTCGGCGACGGCCACGCACTGGTCGGCCCAGTACGACTTATCGCGGTTGCTGAAGAACTCGCCGTAGCCTTGCAGGAGCAGGCGGTACTCAGCTTTGGTCTTCTGGTCGAGCATCTGCTGGTAGAACGGCTCCCAGCCATCGTCAGTTTCCCAGTCGTTGAACTGCGCTGCGATGTGACGCGCCAGCGATTCTTTCATCACGTCGGCAGGTGAGCCGGACACGAAGTGGAAGTCGGTCTTGAGCCGGTTGACAATCTGGGTCTTGCCCGCGCCGATGCCGCCGGACAGGATGAACACGTACTTCGGTTCCGGGATAATGGGCTTCTTCTTCATGGGCGTCGGCTTCTTGGCGGTCATAGTCTTACCCTCTCCACAACCTGCATCTCGCAGCCTGTCTGCTTGTTGAACACCCTCGGCGGGTGCGCCTCTTTTAGGAACTGTACCATGCGCTCGCGCCCAAGGGAAGCCGGGTCTTCACCCTCCGGCAACTCCACGACCGTGATGCTGTTGAACTGCACCCGGAGCCGCCAGTAGTCGTCCCAGATTTCCTGCTTGGCGTCAGCATCCCAGCACAGGACTAACTCACGCACGCCTGCGTTCAAGAGCGCGTTCACCTGCGTGTCCGTGACTTTCTTCCCGAACGAGGCCACCGCGATGTCCTCCATGGCGAGACAGTCGAAGACGCCCTCGGTGATGACGGCGCGCTCATGGCCCCAGACCTTTTCAAGGTTGAACAGGTAGCTGTACTGCTCGTTCTTCGGCGGCGTCAGCACCTTCTTTGGCTCGGTGTCGGAGATGGAGCGGGCCACCCAGTTCACCAACTGCCCGAGGTAGTAGACCGGCACGATGATGCGCTTGCGGTAGAACCCGGTCGCCACGAACCCGACCTGATACTCGCGAATCTGTGCGCCGGTCATGCGGGTGAGCGCGTACTCCCAGTAGCGGCGGGCAGTCTCCCCGTGACTGTCCGCCAGTAGGTGGAATCCTTCGGGTAGTTCGATGACATCTGGTAGCTCGATTGCTGCATCTTCAGCCTCCTGTTCGACAACGGTGTACTCGTCGTCCTCATAGATGCTGCTGCGCTGCGCCATGATGCGGTCGATGGCTTCGTTGATGGTGCAGCGCGCAACCTTCTGGATGAGTGCGATGGCCCAGCCGGACTCGTGGCAGTAGTGGCACTTGAAGACGCCGACGCCGACCTTCACGTAGAACGACGTGCGATGGTGGTGACACCACGGGCACTCGCCGGAGACCTCACCATTCCGCTCACGCGCATCCAACCCGGCGTTCTCTAGGAACGACTGGAAGTCGAACGTACGCAGCGCGCGCCGGAGTTGTCCGGGAGTGGGGCCACTATTTCTTGGCAAGAGGACGCCCTTTGGTATCGTGCCTACCGTACGGGTTGTTGTCGTAGGTCTTGCCATAGTGCTTGTGGTCGCCGCGCTTCATGCAGCGCACCGGCTTCTTGGGGGCAGGGGCCGCAGCAGGCGGGCACAGGGCCAAAGCCATATCGTGTGCAGCGCTGCACAACTCGGCGAAGAAGAGCGCGCGTAGAGCGGCAGGGAGGCGACCCTTGACGAGCACTTCGTTCATGTTCCAAACTTCGAGTTTGGTGGCGTCCGTCAGGTCTTTGTCGCTGGCATCAGGCTTCAGGAGCATCGTCATCTTTCCTTCGCGACTTCCAGTGGTTGGACGCCTCAACCTCGATGTCGGTCGTGTCGTCTTCCCAATCATCGCACACTAGCTTAGCCTGAGCATACCGCGTCTTGGCCTTCACCCACCAGTTGTCGCTGCCGCCGCGCCGCAGCTTGAGCAGGTGGAGAATGCGGATGCCGTTGTCCGTCTCATCCTCGGTGCCGTCCTCATCATTGCCAATCTCATGGCCCTCGTGTTCCTTCTGCTCCTTCGACATCGAAATGATTACGTCGGCAGTGAACGCTTTGCCCAGCGCATCGGCAATGTGATGCGTCAGCACGCGCTTGCCCTTGAGACCTTCGCGGTTGGCCTGCGCCGCCGTCCACAGGACGACGTTGTGTGTCTCAGCCAAGTCGCGCAGTTCCTCGAACACCGTCTGCAACTCTTCGTACTTCTTCGATTGGTGGCTGCTCCGGCGCGCGGCAGCCATCAGGTCACCGTAGTCTACGATGACGACGGTCGGCTTCCAGTCGGCGTCTTCGAGCCGGGAGAGGTACCCGGAAAGGTCTACAGCGGTGGTGTTCGACCCGACGAGCCGCATGATTTTCAGCTTGCCGCCGAAGGTCTTCATCTCTTCAAGGCGCTCGCGGTACGCTGGCGTCAGCACCTTGTAGGACTTCAGGATTTCGCTGTTGATAGAGAGCAGATTGTACATGTACCGGGCCAGCGTTTCCTCTTTCCCGTTCTCGAAGGAGAAGTGCACCACGTTGAAGCCCCGGCGGATGGCCTCTGACCCGATGTGCACGAGCATCTGGCTCTTGCCGTAGCCCAGTGGAGCCACGATGACGTTCAGTTCCTTGCGCCGCGCGCCGCCCTCAATCTTCCGGTCGAGCGGGGCGATGCCGATGGGTACCGTTGACTGCTTCAGCGCCTCCGGGTCGAAGAACTCAAAGAAGCGGTCAGCGTCATCGGGGAGGTTCAGCCAGTCGTCGCTGTAGCGGCGAATCATCTGCGAGTCGCGCACCACCTGCACGGCTTGGTCGAGGTCGCCATCCTCGATGAGTTCCTGCGCCTCGTGCACAGCGTGCAACGTCGCGCGGTACGTGATGAAGTTCTCGAACGTGTCCTCGACGTACTTCCGGGTTACGTCATCGAGTTCGAAGTCGTCCAGCTTGTCGAGCACGCGGACGATGAGTTTCTTCTGCTCTGCGTCGGCCTGCTTGTCCGCTTCGAGCCGCATGCGCAGCGAGGGAATCTTCGGCGCGGTCTGGTACTTCTCGTAGTGGTCGATGGCCTGTGCGGTTATCCACTTCAGTTCCATCTCGCCCCACCACGCCGGGTTGAGCAGCGGGTAGTATTCGCGCAGGAACTTGCTGTTCACGCACAGCAAGCGGAACGCGGCGAGGATGAGCGTCGGCGACTTCTCGTACTCGTAAATGCTGTCGGCTTGAACTTTCAAAGAGCGTCATCCTCAGCTAGGCGCGCCGCGCGCGCCGCCTCTGCATCTTTTCGTTCTTTGGTTTCTGCCCGGTAACGCGCGGCCTCTGCGTGGAACTCAGCCGTCTCTTCCGGGGTTGGTTCATGGCGACGCGCAGCAGCGTTGCGCGCTCCGACGATGCGGGCAGTTTCCCATCCCTTCTCGGTTACCATCGTCGCAAGAATCTTGTCCACGCTGTAGTAGAACGACACGAACCCGAGGTCGTCTGGTGCGGTCTCCGGCGGCGCAGTGAAGAACACGCGCGCCAGTTTCGTGGCCTCGTAGGGGTCGCCGTTGCACTTGGTCATCACCCGGCGTGCAAGGCTCACTTCTTTGGCGGTGCGCGGCCACTGGTGCTGGGTGTACTTGCGGTAGAGCAGGTCGTAGTTGTTCAGGAGATAGTTCAGGGCGTCTCCCGGCGGCATGGATTGCTTCACCTCACCGAGGTGCGGAGCCAGCGCGTCGAGGTCGAGGACGGTGATGTGCATGGAGGTGATGCGCCCCTTCTCGCTGAACTGTAATTGGCATTGTAGCATGCCCAGCTTTTGCATGTCGTTCAAGAAGACGGCGAGCACCATCGTGTCGTAGTTGTGACCGAAGATGGCGCGTATCTCTTCAACGAGGTGACGGCTTTCCCCAAGGGGAAACGTCCGCAACCGGCGGTAGGCTTCGATGTGTGCCACACCTCGCATATCCCGAAAGTTCTCGTACTCAAGCGGCCCGAAGGCATTAGCAACGACGACGGTCTTCTGCATTCCAAACCTCAGTCATTCCTCCCATTCCTCCCAATTCGGGCTATTCCTCCCATCTCTACTGTCTGTACTCTTCTTTATAAGTAGATGGGAGGAATGAGTTAAATTGGGAGGAATGACTGTTTTAGCTTCAATTTCATGGGAGGAATCATTCCCACTCCCCCTCGTCTATTTCCACCAATCCCGCCCTGTCGAGACCTTCGAGGGCACGCATAAACCCAGCCTTGGTCATCGTGCCAGTCCCGCCCCAGATGGAGCCGTGCACGGTGTCACCTATTCCCCGAGCCATGGCTGCCACTGTCGTCCGGCCACCGAATGAGGGAGCCGTGGCTATCCACCGGAGGTACCGATAGACCTGCTGCTCGGGCACCGTGAGTTTGTCGCGCGTCTGCTTCCAGACCGCTGGCTCTACCAACCCTTCGATACCGGGCGTTGCGGCGAGTGTTACGGTCTCATCCATCAGGCGTCGCTGCCCACGACGGCGCGCTCGTAGCCGCACTGCGGACAGGTGTAGCGCGCGGTGGTCGGCCCCTTCTCGTAGAACACGAGCAGCGCGCCATCCTTCAGCGTGAGAATCTGCCGGATGTCGTAGGTGTTTTCTGCGTCCTCAGAAATCTCTGTGAACCACTCATTCAACTCCTTGGCGAAGTTTGTAGGTCGCTGGTTGTACCCCTTCGTGAATGGAACGAACTCTTTCACGGCGAATGGGGTGTAGGGCATTATCGTACCTCCACTGTGTAGCCTGCCGGGTCGGACTGATACGCCGACAACCGCTTGTTCGAATGCATCCACATCGTCTTCGAGTGCGTGTCGAAATAATCGCGCACTTCCACGACGTACTTACCATCAGCTAGTCGCTGTCCGCGCCCGATGCGCTGGATGTAGCGGTGCTGCGCTTTCCCACCAGCCGCGAATACTAGGCTGATGTTGGCGGGAATGTCAACTCCTTCATCGAGCACCGTGCTCGCAATGAGCACCGGCAGTCGCCCCTCACCTAACGCGGTAAGGTGGACATCTCGCTCTTCGACATCGTGCTTACCGTGGATGAACTTGATGCCTTGAGAAGAATCTTGTCGTGTGCAAAGTGCGGTGTATAGTTCGCGTCCGTGCTCAACCTTGTCAACGAACACCAACACAGGGAGGCCACGGGCGCGCAGTTCCTCAACATCGTCACAGACAGCATTGTTCCGCTCCTTGTGTTCCATGATGGCGACGCGGTACAACCCCGCTTCGGCAGCAGTTGTCTTTGTCGCCTTGCGCCCGGTGTAGTCGTAGTGGTCATCGTCAATGTCGAAGTCGCCGCGCTCCATCGACCAACTCGGTTTGATGTGCGGCTTGCGCCAGTTCGTCATGACGATGTTCGCGTGCACGGTGTAGCCCTCGTCAACGAGGTCGCCTGCGTTGAACTCATGGATGAGCGGGCCGGTGGTGCCGACGACATGGAACAGCGCGCTCGGGTCGTCGTTGGTGTCCCGGTCTTTGCCGCCCTTCGACTTGAACGGCGTCGCGCTGGTAACGTAGCGGTAGAACGCTGGTATTTTATCCACCGCACTCTGATACGTCGGCGCTACCAGATGGTGCCCCTCATCAACCACGAGCACGTCGAACCCGGACAACCAGTCCAGCATGTTGTCGCGTCGCTTCTTCGCCGCCGGGAGTCGCTTGAGCAGCGGGCCGCGTTTGTCAGGCTTGGCCTTCTCAATCGCTTTCATGAGTCGCGCCGGAGCGTCCAGTGAAGCGTTCACGGACTGGAACGTAGCGCACACGATGTCGTACTTCGTCTGTCGCACCCCGGCCCCGAGTAGACCGACCTTCACCCCCAGTCGAGCCTCCCAGCGGTCACGGGTCTGACTGGCGATGTGCCGCTGGTCAACGAGCATGATGGTTGGTAAACCGAGGCGCTGCACAATCGCGGCGTCGGTCTCTGTCTTCCCGCCGCCCGTGCCGTGCTGGATGACGCCCCGGCCCAGCCGGATGGCGAGGTCAACCGCGTCCTCTTGGTAGGGCCGCAGCTTGATGCCTTTGAGGTTTATGGGGCGCAGTGTAGTGGGCGGACGGTCGCACAACTCATCGACATGGATGGTGTGGCCCTGACCCTCAAGGAGTTCGACCACGAACATCAGCAGGCCGGTGCGGAACTTGTGGGCGTCGGTGAAGTGGTGTTCGCACCCGTCCCACTTGCGGCTCTTGAAGAGCCACGTCCTCTCGGCACCCTTCATCCAGACCTTCAACTTCACGTCGAGGAACTTGTACACCTCGTCAGAGGATTCAACCGTAGTCCAGACGTTGCGTGTGGTGAGGTTGACAAGGGTCATATATCCACCGTACCATCAAGCATGACCACACGCAAGTCACGCAGCGATTCCAACGAGCGTCAGGCCGTACGCATCCGTAGGCAACTGTACGCGGTGTTCAAGAGCGACGACCCCTTGCGCCGACGCGCGGTGGTTGATAAGCTAATCGCACTGGCGCGGCACGACGCGGTTGACTCAGCACTGAGTCGCGTCGCGCTGTACGACCACTGGATAGCTGAACAGGCCGGTTGGGAGGGCGACGATGGCGACGACTAGGCGACGGCACTACCCGACTCCGCAGTACAAGAACTGTGGCGACTGCGGTATGGGCTTACCTTGCCCGCATGTCGCCCGCGACATTGAGTTTGAGAAGAAGAAGTACGGGAAGCGCGGGAATGCGCCGTCGCCGCGCGGCAAGAAGAAGGGGACATAGATGAACGTGCAAGAACTCATGGAGGCAGTCGCCGACAAGCCGCGCGATGCGCTGGTCGTCATCAGCACCGAGGACGGTTTCGCCAGTCCGTTGCGCGCCGCGTTCGACGGCAAGTACAAGGGCGATGAAGTAGAGGGCGTCTTCTTCTACACGGAAGACATCGCCGACAACACGGACATCGCCGGGGCGGTGCTCTGCGTCATGCTGCAACCGAAGTTCCACTGATGCACACGAAGAATGGCGACAACTGCGGACGATGCCCCGGCCCTCTGCGGCCTGACGCGCGCCCAGACTATGGTGTGCGGACGGCAGAGTGCTTCCTGATGGGGGCCATCGCGGTAGTGCTCATTGCGTTTAACATCGCGGTGCTGGTGACACGCTGATGCCTGACACGACGAAAGACATCACGAAGGCGGCGACGGCGTACTGTTGGGAGCACGGTCTTAACCTCATCCCGCACGAGAGTGGCCCGTCGCTGAGCCAAGTCATCGAAGACCACCGCGAGGCGTACGAGACCAAGCACTCACAGTGTGACCTCACGTTGTACCGCAAGAGTGAGTGGTGGCTAACGGAGGACAAGTGATGCACCGAGGATGCGCCCACTGTGGCCTATGTTCACGCGGCCCGCCATGTTCACCACCGGGTGAATAACTGTGGTTTAGTGAACATGGAGAACATGACGTGAAGAAAATCATCATCGGGCTGGCACTGGGCTTGGCACTCATCGGTGCTCTAATCTTTGGCGCTAGGCAGGTTTCGTGGACGAATAACAGTTCGGGCGGTGCGGCAACAGCGGCACCGGTTCCTCTCCCGGCGGCATGGTTCAACAACGGAGACGAGTCGTACGGTGCACTGATGCGCAACTCGAATCACTGGGAGTGGGAGTTGACGCTCTCTATCTCTGAGATTCTACTGCTCGATGTGTTCATAGGGTTGATAGTGTGGCCGCGCATACACCGCGACATCAAGCGGCATGGAGTCAAGCCCGCCCACGGTGACTTCTACTGCAATGACCCGGCGCACGACTGCGACTACCAAGACGTGACGTTGCCCAGCCTTGCCCAGCGCATCGAGCGCCTAGAGTCTGAGTCAGCAACAGCGTTCGCACGCGGGCATGCGGCGGCTGTAAGAGAGGATGCCGACCTGCGCTCTGGGAAGACCGGCGCGCGGCTCCGTGCCGAGGCGTGCCCTCACGGAGTAACGCCCGACATCTGTGGCATGTGCCACCCGGAAAACTTCGCCGGTATCGCCACCAAGGTCTCCCGCAACGACATCGTAGGTACTGAAGTCATCCACGCGCGCACGGATGATTGGTGGCCCGGAAATCCCTGATGGAAGATTTTCCGTACGCCTGCAAACATCGCTCTCAGACCGTCTCTCCCCTGACCCCTGAAGGTTGGTGGGAGAGTCGCGTTAATGACGACCAGCCGCGCATGCTGGTCATCACCGGCTGGCCCAACAAGGACGAGATGGAGCGGGGCCGGATGAACGAAGGGAAGGTCAAGCGTAAGCTGGGCCAGATGTTTGCACGCGCCGGAGTCCCCATGGGGCAGGTCGCGTTCGCGCCGCTCCTGTGCTGGCGTCCTGACACCGACCGCGAGCCGACCGAGAAGGAAGTCGCGGAGTGCCGCGCCCACCTCCTTGACTACGTTGATGACCTGAATCCTAACGTCATTCTGACCATGGGCGTCCCGGCGCTCGACGGCTGCCACGAGCCGCTGTCCATCTACATGCGCCGGGGCGAGGTCTTCAAGTCCAAGGTCTTCGGCAAGAAGCTGGTACCGACGTTTGCGCCGGGGCTGGTGCTGCGGGAGTGGGACAAGCAGAAGACGATAGAGCATGACCTCCGGCGCGCATGGGAGCAGGCGCAGACGCCGGAGTTCCCGCTGGGTCTGGGCGACGACTACTTCGTGTGCATCACGCCGGAGGAAGTGAAGGGCGCGCTTGACTACCTGACTGACCGGCCCATCGCCTCCTTCGACATCGAGACTGAGGGCTTCAATCTCTTTGAGCAAGATGAGATTCTGTGCGTGCAGATTTCCAGCAAGACCGGGGAAGGCTTCGTCTTCCCGCTGCGCGGCGCGTGGGCGCGGCACAAGAAAGACAAGTACGCGGACTGGCAGCTTGAGCATGGCATCTGGGGCGAGGGCAAGAACGAGCACGGGCAGGTCAAGCGCGTCCTGTTCGATGGCGAGTCCATGGCGAACCATGAGCGCGACAAGCGCCGCAAGGTCAAGGTCTTCCACCCGGCGTTCCCGACTGGGAGCGTCATCTGCCAGACGCCGGACGCGCACAATCCATACAGCCCTGCGTACGAGAAGCAGCAGCACATCTGCCGGGGCACCGTCACCAATGTTTTGCGTGGTGCCCTAGAGCCGTGCACGATGCCGGGTCAGATGCTCGGCAAGGAAGTCCCGCACGATTATAATGTCATCGCCGGAATGCTGCGCGATTGGCTGCAAGGGCAGACCAAGAAGGCCGCACAGAACGGTAAGTTCGACGTGAAGGGTCTGCTGTACCAACTCGGCATCAAGGTCGAGAACTTTGTGTTCGACACCATCCTCGCGTACCACATCATTCACGAAGAGTTCCCGCACGACCTCGATACCATTCGTTCGTTCGTCACGTGGATGCCGCGCTACAACGAGTACCTGAAGACGTTCGTGCCATCGAAGAAGCACTCGTTCGCGCTGGTGCCCAATGAGGTGCTGTGGACGTACGGTGCCGCCGACGCCGACTGTGAGTTCCGCATCATCGAGCCGCTGATGGAGTGGCTGCTGGAAGACAATCCGGCGGATGGGCAGTGGCTCTTCGACAACATCGCGATGCCGCTGCAACGCACGCTCACGCAGATTGAGGGCAACGGCATCCTCGTCAACCGCGACCGGCTGACGCAACTCAGCCAGTGGTACCGCGAGAAGATTGACTCGCTGCGCACGCTGCTCTCCGAGATGGCGCACGACGACGGTTTCACCGAACCCGAGAAGTGGCACAACGACAACGACCTTCGCGAGTGGATGTTCAAGGCCGACTACGAGCACGAGGTGCGCAAGGGTACGCTCCATACGTGCAAGGCGTGCCACGGCAAGGACTGGGAACTCTGCGAAGAGTGCGTGGAAGGCAAGGTACCGGGCCGGGAGCCGGAGATGGTCGCGTGCAAGGGCATCAACTTCCCGACGTACATGGCGTGGAAGTCGAAGAAGACCGGCCAGCCATCCACCGGCAAGAAGTCATTCGCCGCGCTGCGTGCGTGGTGCCGGGAAGAGTTCAAGTACACGATGCGCCAGACCGGCAACCGCCGCGACGGCACGCCCATCATGTCGCGCTTCATCACGAAGACGGAACTGAAGCCCAGCGCCCGCGCATACCGCGCCCGCATGGCTGAGTACCTTGATGCCATCGAGCAGTTGAAGAAGTGCATCAAGGCGAAGAATCAGTTCCTCGATGGCGACGACGAGAAGCAGGTCGTGGGCGCGAAGGCGCTGCTGGCGCACATCAAGCGCGACGGGCGCGTGCACACGACCTTCAACCAACTGGTCGAGACGGCACGCCTGTCGTCCCGCGACCCGAACATGCAGAACCAGACGAACTCCGGCGAGTGCGGCATTCACCAAGAACAGGGCGTGCGATGTCCAGCCGGATGTCCCGGCGAGTACCGGCACTACAGCATCCGGTCGATGTACACCGTCAAGGAGGGTTGTAAGTGGGTCGCCGCTGACTACCGGTCAGAGGAAGTCCGCATCATGGCGTACCTTGCGGGCGATATGAAGCTGCTGGAAGCGACCATGACGTGCTACGGGCCGAAGAAGGTCGGTGGCTGCGGCCTCGTCTTCCTCCCAACTGAGGACGACCCGGAGCGCCCGCTCAAGATGCTCAAGCACGAGCGTGACGAGGGCCATGTCGCCGCTGATGTCCACCAGTGGGTGGCGTCGCAGGTCTTCGGCGTCGCCTACGATGCCGTCACCAAAGAGCAGCGCCGCCAGTGCAAGAGCGTCACCTTCGGCATCGCCTACGGGCAGTCGGAGATGGGTCTGGCCGATGCGCTGGGCTGGACGGTGGAGCGCGCCGCCGCGCTCATCAAGCTGTACTTCCAGACCTTTCCCGACCTCGCCAAGTACCAGAAGAAGTGTGAGGGCGGCACGTTCCACGGCATGGACAGCATCAACGGCTTCGGTCGCAAGCGCCACACATTCGGCCCGGTCGAGATGAAGCCGTACGTCCGGGAGTGGGACTGGAAGAAGGTCGTCAACGCGATGTCGCGGGAACGCCTGAACTTCCCGACGCAGAGCACTGCCGCCGAGGTCATCAGCCTTGTCACCATCGCGCTGGGCGACGTGTGGGGCTATGAGACCGGGGAGAACACGGTCGCCCACCGGCTGGGCAAGCAACTGTGCGGCGGCGTCGCCCCGGCGCTGACCTTGCGCGACCTCGCCATCTCGATTATTCTGACAGTACACGACGCCCTTGAGTTCGAGTGCCCGGAAGAGCACGTCGAGCGCCTGTGCGGCATCATCGAGGATGTGATGGTGGGCATTCCGTGGAAAATCTTGGGTTGGTTTTTGCCTGTTGACATTTCGGTAGGTCGTTACTGGGACGACACGCACGACGAGGATGAGTATGCGGCAGAACGAGAAGCGTTCGATGTGCCTGACGATGAAGCCGAAGAAGCAGCATGAAATCTGAGGCTGCTAGGCGGGCCAACTTGAAGTGGCGTACCACTCATCCCGGAGCGCACGAGGCGTACAACCATCAATGGCGTAAGGATAGGAGACTGCGACTCATTGACATGCTTGGCGGAAAGTGTGTACGCTGTGGGTTCAAGGAGCACCCGATGGCTCTGGACTTTGACCACATCGACCCAGAGTCAAAGTTGTTCACCATCAGCAATCATCTCAATCGCTCTTGGGAACGACTCGTTGCAGAAGTGAAGAAATGCCGGATTCTGTGTGCTAACTGCCACAGGATTCGGACACATGTGCACGGATTAGCGCGCTTCGCTGGCCGAAGCCGGAGTATTCGATATGAAGACCGACATCATCTGGGACATCGACGGTGTGCTCTCTGACTTCACGCTGGGGTTCAAGAAGTTCATCAACGAGCGCCATCGCATCCCGGTCGCCCCGTGCGGCGCGAAGAAGTCGTGGGCCTTTCGCGGCCTCGCTCCTGCTGAGGAAGTGGATATGTGGCAGCAGGCTGCCAGCGGAAAGTACGACTGGTCGCAGCAGGGCAGTCTGCTCACCGCCGGGGACTGGCAGGGCATTCGCGACCTGAAGGAAGGTGGCGCGACGTATTGGTACATCACCAGTCGGTTCGGCCCGCCGTCACAGGTCATCGCCCAGACCCAGCAATGGTTGTCCGACCAAGGGTTCCCGGATGTGGAGAACCTGTGTCTCACGATGGACAAGGTAGACTCCATCAAGTTCCACCCGGCGCACATCGACCCCATCGCGCTCATTGACGACGACATTCGCAACATCGTCTCATACGACGCGGCGTTCGGTGCGGGCCGCGTGTTCATCCGGGACTGGCAATATAATCGCGGACATGCGGTGTTTGCGGACTACGGCCACTCCATCGAGTCGGTCACGGCGCTGTCGTGCAACCGGGTGTCTTCGGTTTCGGAGTTCTGCTACAAGGCGCTTGAGAACATCGACGGCATCGACAGGGGATAACCATGGGACTGTTCAAGAAGAAGACTCCACCCGCCCCGAAGACCGGCTACGTGCTGGTCGATGGCTCACGCGCCCTGCGCTACCTCACCGGCAAGAACGCCGGGAAGATTGTGCCGCAGGCGCACTACGAGCCGAAAGAGCAAGTGTGCGCCCGGTGCACACTCCCGAGCTACTCCGGCTTGCCGCCATTCATCACGGTGATGGGGTTCAATCCGAAGACCGGCGAGGCCATCGAGCAGTACGTGCACGAGCAGTGTCCGCGCGACCCGGCCAAACAGAAGGCTGCCATCGCTAAGTTTGCGGAGGTGAATGCCAAGTTCTACGCGGAGTTCAAGAAGCTGACGCCGCCGCGCCACTCCCCGAGCGAGTTCATGCGGATGTTCTCGCGATGAGGATGCTCGTGTGGTTCGCGCTGGCGCTGGCCGGAGTCGGCTACTGGTGGCATGTGCAACGCCATGAGGTGAAGCGCGACTACTGGACGGAGCAGGACGGCACGGATACGGCGACGACCGTGGCACGGCTCTATGAAAAGAAGCGCTAACCCCTGCCAGTGTGACAGGGTGCATCTCTGGTGTGACGGGCAACCGTTCACCGGGATGCCTCCGGCGCGCTGGGAGGGTCACTGCACGGTGGTAGCTGACGACGACGAAGACCCGTTCTCTCCCGGCTGGCTGCTGGTCTATGAGTCCATCGGCGACAAGACCAGCAACGAGTGCGAGTATGCCGCAGTAATCTGGGCGTTAGAGTGGGCTGAGCGTCATACCCGCAACAACTACCATGTTATCACCGACAGCGAAGTGCTGGTCAAGCCACGTCGAGGGCGACTATCGGTGCCAGCCTAAGCTGCGGCCTTATCGCGACCGGGTGGTGGAACTGATTGAGGACACTGGGGCGCGGCTGACGTGGCAGGGGCGTGACTTCAACAAGGCCGGTTGGTACAATGCCGGGGTACTGCTAGAGCGGGCGCGCCAGAAGCGCCTGCGGGACAAAGAGAATGGCGTCGTCAAGGTGAAGAAGCCGGTGAAGAACTGGTACAAGGGAGGTAAGACATGCTGACATGGAACTTCGTACAGGGCGCGGCGTCAATCGTCGGCTTCCTTGTGTTCATTATCGCGGCGTCGGTGCTCGGCAGCGCCGGTATTGCCGCCATCATTCACTGGTTGGAGACTCGTCCAGCCAAGGACTGCGAGTGGGATAATTCGCCGTATTGCTGGACGCACGCCTGCGGCCCGTCTGACCAGTGCGACCTTGCGTCTTGTCCACACTGTGGCGACAACGTGAAGAGCGTGCGCCGCGTCATCACCGGCATCGCGCACTCTGAGCCGATACTCCCCGGCGAGACGCCTCTCGACGCTATGAAGCGCGTGAAGTGCATCAACGGCGACCACACTCTGGCGGATTGTGTGGAAGGTTGCCCCCCAGTGAAGGAAACTGTGTTCGACCAGTACCAGCAGCTTCTTCGGGATACGGAAATCCCGGATGACATCGTGTTCCGCGTGCGGTTCGTTAACCCTCAGACGATGGCCTATGAATCCGACGTGGAAGGTTTGCGGGAAGTGCAGGAGCATCTGTCGAACGGCGACATCATTCACTACATGCGCGGCGAGCGAACGCACACGCACCCGGCAACGCTCGAAGATGACCCGCAGTTTCGGTCTGAGGACGCCGCCGCCACGTACGAGCATTACGAGCGTGCGGTGAACATCATCCTTGCTGTAGACATCATCATTCCTCACTGCGACAGCAGCGTGCTCCACGCTCCGGGTGAGTGTGTGTACTGCGACAAGCACCCGCAACTCCAACAGTGCCGGGAGGCGTACGGCATCAACTTCACCGGGAAGTATGACCCGAACAAGTTCCTGTGTCCGTCTGAAGCGCGGCGTCCGCTCGACATCATCGAGCGGTGGAGCGGGAACCGGAAGTATACGGAGTCGCCCATCGTTGAAGAGTTCCGCCGTGCACACGAGGCCGGTGAACTTCCTCCGTCGCTCTCCGGCGCGGATGTGGGCTGGGGATTCCCCGGAGATGTCGGTATGCAAGACCACGACCCCGAGGATGAGGGTGCTGACCCGGACTCGCCGCCGGAGAAGACCTGCACCATCCCGGAGTGCGACACGCCAACCGAGCGGCCCGGACAGCCTTGCGACCCATGTCACGATGAACTCGGCGCAGGGCATTAAGAAAGCGGTATACTGAATATGATGAAACCCACTGACAAACTCAGGTTCATTCGCCCCTTCGCCAGCGCCGAGTCGGTCTTCAACAAACCGACCGGCGTGCTGGATTTCCTCGATACTCTCATGGAGTTCGGCGCGGGCGTCTCCTTCGGTACATGGTACGCCGAAATCAACCTCACCATCTTCTCGGTGAATCTCCGGTTGTGCCTGAACAACCCGCTGTCACTCGGCGTGAACTTCGGCGTAGCGGGTAGCTGGGTGTATCTCGGCTTCGGTTTGGAGCAGGACGACGACGCGGCGCGCCTGTTCAAAGAGGCTGAGGCCAAACGCGCCCGGTTCGTGACGGCGGTGCAGATGTGCAAGCCGGGGCAGACCGTTGACGCCGCCGACTTCGAGCGTGAAGAGGCTAGGGCTGAACGCAAGAAGAAAGTCATCCGGGAGTTCCAACGCACATTCTGGAACCGGAACCGTGGTGACAGCGACGACATTCCGCTTGGTAACGAAACGTGGCTCGTCTTCAAACCGGAGGGTGTCTTCGTTGAGGTTCGCCCGGTAGAGGATGAGGGCGCATCCTACAGTGAAATCTTTCGTGGCCTGAGCGAAGAAGCATTGGCAGCCGGTACCGCAGCCGCCACCAAGCTGACGGCTGTAGTTGGTGTATCGCATGCAGGTGAGCGTGATGCGGAAGGTCGCATCATCGTCACCGAGCGCCAACCCGGCGAGTTCCCGGAAGTGTAATGGAACCCAAGGCTGTACTCGGCAAGTTTGAGTTCCTTGAGCGCACGGTTGATACCGTGCTCAACACTATCATCTGGGAGTTCCTAGCTGATGGTGGTGACATGAGCGAAGAGTTCCTGTTTCAGGTGCCCTTCGACCTGCGAAACCCGGCGCGCCACCTGCGCGACAATTTCCTGCTGCGGCATCGTTCCACGACGGAGCACGTCAGGGAGCAGTTCGCGGTCGTACGGTCGGCTGCGGCGCGTGAGGTCGGCGTGCACGACATGAGCATGGCGCGCAGCATCGGGGCCGGGAAGGAATTGCGGGAGGCATTCACTGCCGCCTGCGCCTTGCACCCGGCATACAGCGCGATGCTGCTGGTGCTGTTCGATGAGGGCGACATAGACCGGCTGGTGTGGCAGTCACTCAGGCCGAGGGACTACTTCTACCCGGTGATGTCGGTGGCGTTACCAGATGAAACTGACGAAGGCTAGGCGGCGGGATGCCAAGCGCATCAAGGGTCAGCAGATGCGCGTCGATGGCAGGGGGCTGGTGACAGACCTGCCGAATGAGAAGAAGCGGAAGATACGAAGGAGACGTAACGACCGAGGGTAAGCCGTGAGTAGGAAGCAGCCGGTACACACAGATAATCGCCTTTTCAACGGTACGTGGTCGTTTCTCCACCTCATCGCCGCCGCCCAGTGCGCGATGATTTTCATGCATCTGGGGAGTTCGCGCTACCACTGGATGCGCGCCACAACGAAGGCTGATGACGATGCCTGACCTCATCCCCGATAAGTCCTCCAACCAGTTCGTGGTCGTCGCTCCGCTCGGGTACAAGGTGACAGCGGTATGCGGCGTCGGCCATCCCGTGGCCTTTGCGCATCAGGACACTGACGCGAAGTACGTGCCGTTCTCAGTCAACGGCCAGATAGTCTGTTGCCAATGCCTCGCGCCGATTGTGGGGCTGGCCTGTAACCGTCCTCACCGGACATTCGAGGTCGAAGATGCCTGAGCAGTCGCCCACCCAAACGCCGACACGCACCGAGCCACTGGTTGACCCGGACAAGCACTACTTCCCTGAGCGCCTGTGTCCCGCACAGCGCGGGGATGGAGAGAAATGGTCACGTCCGTAGCACGTAAGGTGTTGGTTGGTGCCATCTACAAGGTGAAGCAGTTCGGTGGCGGGAAGCGCTCGCACAAGTTGCTCACCAGTAAGCTAGTGCGTCAGCGCCTCAAGAGGTTAGACCGATGAGACAGACAGTCACCGTCCCGCAGGCCGTCATTGACGAGCACAGCCTTGTCGCGCAGGTGTACGCCGGGTACCTCGTTGGTCACCCCGTACGCGCCGCGCGCTATACCGTGCCTATCGCTACGCCGGGTGCCGTGGACATCGACTGGAAGTCGCCGTGGAAGGAACCAAACCCGGTGCAAGATGACTGCGCCTTCTGCCTGCGCCTGACCGACGATGAGGCTGTGCGCCGCGTCGCCGGGTTTCAGGCTGCCATCGACAAGGAAGTGCTCGGCACCAAGTACAAGCACCTGTCCGAGTGGGCGACAGAACGCGGCCTCGACAGCACCGACCATGCCGTGCGCCGCCAGTTCATCGCGGAGAACCAGTACGTCCCCCGGCCTGAGCATATCAGCGACTACGGTACCCCGCGCCCTGCCGCCCCCAATGGGTGGAAGACCAAGGCCGCGCCTATTGTAGACCTGCCGCTGCGCCTCAAGCGTAAGCTGTGCATCGACTGGAACCACGTGTACATGCGCTGGCTCGCGTCGATGGACAATCTGCACTATGACTTCGAGACCCGCGAGTTCTACCGAGACCTCGATGTGAGTCAGGAGTTCTACGACGAGTTCGTGAACGGGGCCGACGACTCCGGTGCCTTCTGCTGGCCGGGGAGCATCGGCCATGTCTAGCCGCATTCCGCTCAGCCACGTGCAGGCGCTCGGCTTGCGCGAAGCCATCCGCCCGCTCGGCATGCCGCCCGGTAGCCCTATTGAGGCCGGTCTGCTCATCGCCTTGCACGAGAAGATTCTGATGGTGCTGGTCGATTTCGATACCTCGAATGCCACCGTCCTTGAACTGGAACTGACGCGGGAGGATGTGCTGCTGATAAACCAGTTCCTCTCGCAGCAGGACGGCGACTGGGCGGCAGCAATCCTGCGGATGGCGCGACGCGCTCTGCACGAACTGCGAACTGGTATACTGCCAGCGTGGGCCGAAGACAACGAGGCCATATCGAAGATGATGGAGAGGACTCAGGCAGATGGCACTCAAGATGCCGGGGCCGGTACTACTGGGTCTTAGTGATACGGTCACGAAGCGGTGTGGCAGGGGTCACCCGATGCAATTCGTTCGTGACTTTGGGGCTGGCGGGCAGGTGGTCTGCACGCCTCTTCTAGCGGATGGGGTTCCGCTGTGCTCAATCTGTCTAACCGATGAGCAGATGCTTGAGATGACTCATCTCGGCGTCGTCATCGAACTCGAAAACTAAGGGAAGGAGGTAAGCAATGAGCAAGGTAGTCGATAAGGTCGTAGCGTTCGTATCGAGTCCCGTCGTTCACCGCGTGGCTGCGGCTCTCGCCGTAGCGTTCGTCGGAGTTCAGGGATTCGTCGCGGTTCACGGCGTGGACTTTGGCCTCGATGCGAACACCGTGCAGACGGTCTCCGCAGTTCTCGGTGGTCTCGTCGTTGTCGCGCACGAGTTCGTCAGTCCGGTCATCGTGCCGTTCATCACGGCGCTGTTCAAGCCGACGCCGCCCGTAGCGAAGTAACACCTTCGGTGCGACGACAAGAGACCCCGGCAATCACCGGGGTCTCTCTGCGTCTAAGAAATGTTGAAAATATGGGGTTGTTTTTCAACGTCTACGGGTTGTTGCGCTTGCGGAGGTCACCTAGCCCGAACAAGAGTGTCACCAAGCGGCGAGCGACCTGTGGTCATCAGCGCTTGCTCCCAGATTGCGGTAGTATATCAGAGTCGCTGTTCGGTCGCTCCCGCGTGTCGTCGAGCGGTATGAGTGTATACCCGTCACCGAGCAGGAGCGCGCCGGTCTGCATGGTGGGACGGTTGCGCACGGCGCTGTCGAAGAAGGCGAACGTGTCCACGCTCTCCATCACGCGCTCGAAGTTGTCCCTCGGTTCACTGAAGCCACCGCCGGACAGCGCCTTCAGGTCGTACAGGCTTCTCATGTTACCTCCACCGGTCGCCCGCAGTTCAGGCAGGTCGCCGTCGCTCTCTGGGATATGTCGCGGGCCAGTTCGACAAAGCCACCGCATCGCCCGCAACTGATGCCGCGCTTCCTGATGGCCGCAAGGTCGTCACGTTCGTCCCTTGCGAACTCGTAGCCACTGCTGGGGTCACGGGCAACGCCGCGTGTTGGGTAGCTAGTAGCCATGCTGGCCCCAGACCTTTCCATCCTTGCCGACGCGCACGCCATTGGCCGTAATACGCGACAGGTCAGGCTTCGGCTCTAGCCGCTCCCGGCGCTCGCGCGACAGCCTCGCCTTGCGCAGTTCTTCTGCGACCTCGTTGGTGGCGTCGCAGCAGGCCCAGACACCGATGCTGCCAATGATGGAGAAGACGGCGATGATGATGATTGCTACTTCCATCAGGCTGCCACCAAGTCGAGGATGTGCTTCGGTGAGCAGAAGTACACTTCGGTCTCGCCGTTGACACACAGGCGGTGCACGCCCCGGCGCAGGGGCAGGAGCACCAGCGAGTAGATGCCGTCTTCTGCATCCAACTCGAAGAAGAACGCCTTGCCCAGCGCGTCGATGAACTTGATGCCCTTGAGTGAAATCATTTCTTTCCCTCCGATGGAATGAGCAGGGCGTGGTGCGCTGCGTACAGCGCCCAGCGCCGGGTGAATACCGCCTCGCACTCGTCCGAGCAGAAGCGGTTGCGGCCTGCGGGATTGTCTTTCTTGCCGGTGACGTTCTCGCCGTCCTTGGTGCAGGTGTTGCACAGGTCGAGCGCGACATCGTGCGGGACACTGGCGAAGACCTTGCCGACTGCGGCGAAGTGCTTAATCAGTTCCGACTCGCTGGCGTCTGCCCTTGGCAGCTTCAGTAGCTTGCGCTCTTTCATTCGGCCTTTCCTTTCAGCGCCTCTTGCAGCGCCTCGTTGGTCGCCATCTTCAGGGCGATGTCGTTGAGCCATTCGTCGGCCTCGATGAGGTCTTGGTTCTTGTACATCCACCGGGCCAGTTCTACGAGAATGTCGAATGCGTCTTCCTTGTCCTCCTGTCGCTTGTACCGTGCATCGGCAGCGGCGTTCTCGGCGCGGTACTTGGCCTCCCAGTCGTCCTTGCGTTTCTTGCGGGCCTCGGGCGTGTGGATGCTACACAGGAATCCCCATACGAGATTCTTGCCGTTGAGTTCGTGGCGGTCGTACTGGTATTCGGCTTTCGCTCCCTTGTTGCAGTAGCCGAAGTCGGTGCTGATGCCAGCGGAGCGCCCCACCACGAAGTCGCAGAAGTGCTTGTCCGGCTCACGATAGCCGCAGGAGCTACACGCGCCGTACGTCGGATGATGTTCGGCGCATCGCTCGAAGCGATTCCACTCCACCTTCGGGCAGTTCTTGCAACGCGGACGTACCGGATTGATGATGTGCTTCGTCAACTCTCCGGTGCGCTCGCTGAGCACCGGGCAGTCGCCCTTGCGCAGCGGCGGCAGCACCCATTCGACAAGACCATCCCGGTCTGCGACTTTCTGGCACAGCTTGCAAACCTTGGCCCACGCCTCATTCCGAGGGTCGTGCTCTACCTTGCGGTTGCACTTGTAGCCCGCCGGAGCACCGCACAGCGACTCGCGCTTCCCGTCGTGGTACAGCAGATGCCCGGTCGCTGTGAAGGGCAGGTTGTATGCCGGGACGTTGCCGTACCCGGAGACGCCGTAGTGCTTCGGGTCGATGGTGCGCTTCTCGGTCATGCGTGGCACGAACAGTGGCACGGCGACCAGTCGTCGTCGCAGCATGTCCCTGTACCGCCGCAGGACATCGGCACAGCAGGCGGCTCGTCCTCGTATCCGGCAGCGTCGTCGTGCGCCCCCTTGCAGTTCCGCAGGTCGCCGTGCTGCGGGCAGATGCCCAGCTTGAGAAGCGACTCAGCGAACTTGGTGAGGTCGGCGATAATAGTCTGGTCGTCGTCAGTCAGGTACACGTGGTCGCGGTCGATGTAGTCTCCCGGTGTGTGAACAAACGGCGTCCGATTTATCACGACGTGCGTGTGATTGCCGGTCTTGCCACAGTCCTCACAGCGCCGGGAGTCGGCTTGCCAGACGGTGCGCACGTCGCGCTGGCGCTGAAGTTCCCGGCGGTTCAGCCGAATCTTCACCGATTCCTTTGGATGCGTGCCGAACGGGTCGATGTGGCCGGGGCCGTTGAACTCCTGACCTTCCGGTGGCAGGATGCGGATGGTGGTCTCACCCGGCGGGAGCACGTAGTCGCCGCCCTTCGACTCGTCCGGTCGCACGGGAGTCAGAACGGGGCACGGGCAGTCGGTGCAATCGCTCTGAACGTGGCAGTTCTCACAGGGGCCGCGCGACACGCGCCCGAGGTCGAACTTCATCTGGCACCACCCATTGACGGGCGGCTTGTGGCATGGTTGGCAGGTAAATCCCATCAGAATCCCTCGCTTTCAAAGAACTGGTCACGGGCAGGGTCTTGGTCTGCCCAGTGTGTCAGGTACCGGGCGCACGCCTCGGCGAAATCCTCTACCGTGTTGTCCAAGCTGAGCCGCCACGACGCCGGACGCACGTTTGCTTCCACGACGGCGGCATACGCGCGGCCTTCGCTCGTGTCCAGCCAGTCCTGTAGCGTCAGGCCGCGCGGTTCGTGGCCGGTTTCTTCGATGATGGTCTCTTGCTGGTGAGCGTGGCACAATTCGTGCGCTTCGACCTTGATGCTCTGGCCGGGTGCCACGACAATCTCCCGCGTCGGTGCGTAGTAGAAGTCGTGCACCTGTCCATCGGCCCATGGGCAGAACCCTTGGCTTGTGCACCCGGTGTCAGTGACGTACAGGTGCACGCCGGACGGCACCGACATGCACCCGGTGAACAGGATGCCAATCATCGCCAGTGGTACTATCAGTCGCTTCATGTTGATTCGTCCTCTCGACTCATGCGGTCGTCGCTGTGCTGCGTGTCGTGACGCCCGACCGTCACTGGTGCCCTGACGCCTACCGTATGGCGCTCTCACCGAAACAAACAGTACAGCGACCGCCGCATGAACGCTGCGGTCAGCGGGGCTTAACCCCCACCCAGTCATTAGTTTCGCCTCCCTTCGTGGGGTGCGGCCCCCGAAGTCCGCATCTAGTCACGTGTCACCACGCCCATTCGCCCCTCATGGATTTACCTTAGGATGAGCGGCCCGACTGTCAGGCCGAGCACGAACAGTACCGTCAGCACAAGGTAGACCCTGTGCGGCGGCTTCTGTCGTGGCGTCCACTCCGGCCTAGTCATCGGCCAATACTCGGGTCGCCGCCCCGGATGGCGCGCCAGCATGCGCAGGTGCAGAAGATGTCGCCTGCATTTGGGTCGCACGATTCGTTTCCCGGCGGCAGTGCAAGGCTGCGCTCGGAGAGCGGGTGCTTGCACGCGGGGCAGGTCGTCGGCCTGAGCCAGACGACACGGCAGCGCGGGCACTTGTCGATGGACAGCGCCTTCGTGTCGATGGTCGCGTTCATGAGCATCGCCACCGGGAAGTACCCGGCGTCGAGGAACATGCTCCGTATGGCCTTGAGTACCAGTTCCGCGTTGTGCGGGCAGGCGACTACGGTGCCGTCCTCACTGTGCGGCGCGCCGCCTGCGGACAGGAGCGCCGCCTGCTTCGCCCATTCCTTTTCGAGGGTCGTCTTAGCCATCGTGCCCGTCCCTTTCGTCGGCGATGTTGATGTTGGTGAGGATGACCTCGCCCATGCGGCGCGCGAACAGGTGCTCCTGTTTCACGCATTGCGTGCCGCCGAGTTCACGCACGAGTTTGATGCCGCGCTCGGCATTGCTCCGCATGAAGAACTCGGTAGTCGATTCGTGCGGGCCTTGCAAGAGTTCCCGCGCCTGTGATGCGGTCGCTGATGCGACGACATCGAGCAACTTCTGAAGGTGCTTCGCGTCGCCTCGACTGAGGGTTATCCTGACTGCTGCCATTGCACACTCTCCTGTGACTAACTGGGTTGGGTGTCATGTTCACCCATCGCAGAGCATGAGGTCTTCGGTACCTTCGGTCGTTATCCGCCTGCTGACACTGCCTCGCGCCCTGCGATGGGTGGGCGTACGCTGATGACAACGCACGCCCGCCCGGTTCGTTACACCAACATCAACAGGTAGCGTAACCGCTTGTCGATAGCGGCGCGCACTTCCGGCGACACCGGCACGCCTTCGCGCGCGACTTCGTGGAGAATGACTCCCCGGCTAGTGGCGACCACGATGCCCACTTCATCGCACATGTCGATGAACTGTCGCGCCAGACTAGCGGCGCTACTCTGCGCCGTTGCTCGGCAGATGTGTGCCGGAGGGCGCAGGTACGTGCCATCGCGCCGCTTCAGACTGTACAGCATCTTGCCCTCTCGGTCGAGCAGCGACCAGTTGATGCGGTCGTACTCGCCGTGGTTGCTCAAGTTCGCCTCGATGCTCAGGCTCTTGGATGTGCGGTAACTCTTAGCCAGCGCGCGCTTGACAGCGACATCCATGCTGGCCGCGATGATGTCTTCCTGATGCGTGCCGTTGTTCGCGGTCACGGTGACGTGGTACAACTTGCTCATTTCACTTCGCCTCCGAGTGTGATGGTGATGACGTTGAAGGACGTGTCACCGAGTCGCCCATGTCGTTGCTTGTGCTGCCGTAGCGCGTCACGCACGGCGGCAGGCCGCGACCCGGCGATGGTCTTGTAGCTGGCGACCAAGTAGTAGTCGGTGAACGTCACCGTGTAGCTGTATCGCTTGCTCATGGTTCCCTCTTTCTCGGGTGAACGCCCGTCAGGTGGCTTCAGGCCATGGAATCAGGTTCTCGCTATCTTCCGTGCGCCCCTGTCTCTGCCTGCATCCAGCCACCTGACGGACGGGGCAACCTCCCTGCTGCCCTTCGTGTACGTCCTCGTCCGTTTGCACGGTCACCTGCCCTTTGTACGACAGGCGTTGCCGGTGCTCGCTCGTTACGCGGCCTTGCTGCCGCCGACCCCGGACAGTTCCAGAATCTTGTTCGTGGCCTGCGCGTTGAACTCCGCGCCAGCGCCGAGCAACTGCTTCTCGAACCGGGCCTCGCCCTCGTCGCGGCCCTTCGCTACCCGAATCTTGTCGCCGTGCGTGGTGAACCGGGTCACCGCGCTGAGCAACTGCCAGTACGAGAACGACTTCTCGCCGCCGCCGGTCGCGGTGTACTGCGGGAGCAGAAGCACTTCCTCTTTCAGCGCCTCGGTGAACGCCAGCACCCGCTCGTTGCGGTTCTGGATGGCGCGCTTGCCCTGCTTGGTGATGTCCACTTCCGGGAAGATGGTGTTCATGAACTCGTCGTAGGCGTCGCGCGCCACCTTCACGTCGTCCAGCGCGTCGGCCTTCACCTTGAAGTCGCCGAACACACTCGCCGCCTGCGCCATCATCTTGCGCAGTTCTTGCAGCTTCTCCTGCATGTTGCCCGTGTGGCGGATGTTGACGGACAGTTCCGCGTACGCCTCGCCGAGTGCGGCGTTGAGCGTGTTGTTGCACACGACATCGACCGTCGTGAGCAGGAACTTCCCGCTGCCGGTGCCGTCGTGGCTGTTCATGCCGAGCAGGAACGGGATGATAGGGTGCTTCTGGTTGCCGACCGTGAAGCCGCTGTCCACCAGCGACATCAGCATCCACACGCGCCGACCGTCGAGCAGGCTGCCCGCTGTCTGCATCTTCGCGACGTTCAGCCCCTCGCTCGATACGAGTAGGTCGAACACGCTCGCCAGTTCCTCGTTGTGGAGCGACTGGTAGATGCCGCCGACATAGCCGAGCCGCTTGTTGTCCTTGCCGCGCATGTGCTCGAAGATGTCCGGCGCAACCTCGAAGCCGCCGGGTACGATGATACCGTTCGCGTCGGGTAGGTCTGGGCGTAGGCTGTAGAGTGGCCGCTTCTCAAGCGCCCACCCGGCGAGGCCCGCTTCCTCCAACGCCTCAGGCACGCTCATCAGGTGGTCTACCCGCGTGCCTGCGTTGTGCCATGCGCCGCCGTAGTATAGCGGCTGTCTCAATCTCGTGAGCCATGGGTTCGTTTGTGTCCTTTCCAAAGACGATGCTGGTCTGCTGGTTGGCGATAGCTGCGCGTATTGTTTACTGCCGGTTAACCTCCGCAATCTCATCTTCCAAGTCACCCAGTTGGGTGTCGATGTCGTCAAGCACCGTCCAGTCGATGGACTCGTTGACCTTGAGGCGCGCATCTGCGGCGATGGTCTGCTGAAGCAGGCTCGTCGTCGTGATGATGCTGGCAAGATAGTTCTCGATGGTCGTCCTCAGCTTAGCCATTGCGTGCTCCCTCGTACTCCCGGCTGCGCTCGCTGGTCAGTCGGTGCTGGTCGTCGTCGTTGTTCCACCAACCGGTGACAATCTCGCCGGTCGCTGCGTCGATAACGATGGATAACTCCTGCTTGCTGGCGACGGTGCGCCCCGGCAGCTTGATGTAGCCCGAACCCCGGACGAGCCAGCGTAGCACAGCGTTGTCACGCGCCGCCACCTGAATCTCGATGAGGTCGGCTTGCTCTGCCCATGCGCGCTCTACAAGCAACGGCAGATGCTTCGCGACGCGCCGGTAGTTGTAGTGCGGCGTGCCGGTCAGAACGTCCGGCAGACTGCGCTCGTAGCGCCTGCGGTCGAACCAGACAGGGAAGCCGAGGTCGCGGTGGTAGAGTCGAAGCGGTTCGTTGCTCATCGCTTGCACCTTTCATGCCACTCTTTCTCAAGATACGGGCATTCGCCGTGGTCGCCCTTGATGCTGCTGAACTCGCACTCAGCGCGTTCGAACACTTCGTCAATCTCAGCCGTGGACAAGTCCATCGACTCGCCAAGCTGTGCGTATTGCTCTGGTGTTAAGCCAACGGCCAGAACCTCAGCGAGCAAGCGCGGGAATTGTACGCTGTTGTCGTTCCAGATTCCGTTGCTCATGATAGACTCCTGTTCGTGTCCTCGCGAATCTCCCGAAGCATGGCGAGTGTCCGACTGGCGCATGTCACCGCCACCGCTTCGCCTGCGATGTTGATGCTGTTCGGTGCGGGAATGACTTCGACCTGAACTTCGGAACCGCACCTGCGGCAGTGTGCGACGACAACCGCATCACGCAGAGCCGTCAGGCCATGGCCGGTGAATCGAAACGGCGTCAGGTCGTGGCCGCGAAACGCTGCGGACTTGCGCGCCTGTCGCTTGAGTGTTTGAAGTGTCGGCATCACGCGCCCCTCCTGTAGTGCACGAACGTACGCCCGTGGCATACGCACTGGCACCCGTCACGGATACCGGCATCGTCGCCCTTGAGCCGCCGTGCGCGGCATAGGCAGGCGTTCCACTCGTGCGGCGCGCCACCGCCTACTGGCTCGATGCTCCAACCCTTGGCCTTCGCCCGCTCCACCGCCGCGCCAATTTTGCGTCGTTCCACGACTGGCGGCTGGTCTTGCTCGTAGTCGCCGCCTGATGCTTCGCTCGCACTCAGGCCGCGCGGTGTGGCCGGTGTGTGCTCTCCCGTCAGGAACTCTCGCACCTGCTCGGGCGTTAAGGTGGTACTCATGGCTTCTCTCCTGTGCTGCTTGCAACTGTGCAAGCGTAGCATCGGCACGCCGACGCCACGTCTGAACGGTTACCGGCGCTCTCCCTCAGGTCGAGGGAAGCGGAAGCACACCGACTCGATGAACTTGCGCGGGAGCGCATACTCACGCCCGTCCTTCTCGCTGCGGTAGACGAGCGTGCGCTTCTGTAGGCGCGTGATGGTCAGGTTGGCACCGTACGTGGTGGTGACAACATCGCCCGGAGCAATGACGGCGCGCGATGCGCTGCCCTTGCTGTGGAACTCGCGCACTTCCTCGCGCCACTTGCGGGCGTAGTCACTATCAGGACACGGCACCATGTCGAGCAGGGACAGCGGGCAGTCAACCTCGCACGGCCCCATGGTTTCGTCCATCGGCTTGTACACCCATTCGCTCGCGCGTTCCTTGCCGGGTGCGTTGCACTCGCGATACCTGCTGATGAGTGACAGTTCAATCGCCACCGGCACGCCGTTCTCCCGGCGGATGTTGTAGTGGTGATTGAAGTTGACGAGTCGGCAATCGGTGCGAGTCACGGCGACGCCGCCGAACTCTGCCCGCGTCATCAGTTCGCGGTCTATCTGCGCATGTGTCCCGGACTCGCCGGGGATACCGTAGCTTCCCATGGTTACTTCACCTTCCTGACGCGCGGCGCGCCGCTGTTGCGTGTACTCTTGCTCGCGGTGCCGGATGCCCGCGTGCTGCTGTGACTCGATGGCGACGTGCGATGTACGCCCGTCGTGGTGCTGGTGTGATGCATGTGCGACTTCGCGATATGCCCACCGCCGAACGCCACGCCCGCCACAATTGCCAGCTTCGCTACGTGGTGATGGAATGCCATGGTTACTCGTCCTCCCCTAACCCGAGGTCTACGCCTGAGTCCTCGTAGTCGCTCTGGTCTAGGAACTGCTCAAGGTGCAGGCCATCGACAATGGCCGATGCTGTGAGCGTGCGCCCGTTCGGCATCAGTATCTCGTTGCCGCCGTGTCCACAGTCAACATCCTCGATGGCAGTCTCGGCAACGCCCATGAAGTCCAGCGACACGGGCGGGAAGTGGTTCGACTGAAGGTGCCACTTCAGCGCCACGCTTCGGTCGGCAATCTCAAGCATGCCGGTCAGTGCTGTGCTACCCATGATGTCACGCCCTTTCATACCCGTCGAACCAACCCTTACCGGTTGTGTTCGGGTCGTTGCACCACGCTTGCGCCTGTTCGAGCGTCAAGCCGGTGCGTATAATCTGCTTCCGTCCGCGCATGCGATAGCGCACGATGTTGTACAGCGTCATGCCGTCACCTTCAGCGCCGGGTCGAATGGCTCTGCCTGTTCGCTCAGGTTGCGCGCTCTCTGAAGCGCGACCTCGATGTAGCGGTGGAACTTCTGGCCGTCGAACTTCTCCGAGTCTGCCGTGAAGCGCCCGACGAACGCGCCGCGCACCAGATTGATGCCGAGCGTGACGCTGCGGCTCTCGGCTTCGGTGCGGAGTACGCCGGTCGTGACTGCCGGGTGCTGATACGCTTCGACCAGCGCATCGGCAACCGCGATGTAGTGTTTCTGCGTGAACGTGCGTGCCATCGGATGATTCTCCTGACTAAGTTCATGTGCCGTCATGTCAGGCACAAGCGCACGCCCTACGCTAGGGCGCGCGTCTGTGTCTCACGGTGTGCCGCACCGGGTGGTACAGTCGAAGCGTACGTGCACCGGGCAGAGCGTGCGCGCTTCGACATCGAAGAACACGCGCGCCGGGTGCGTGTGGCGCTCGTAGAACATGTGCGTATGTTTCACCACGCCATCGCCGAACGGGTGCTCGTGCTCAAGGTGGTACACGGCACACACCGCGTGCGCTCCGGCGCTGCGGTCATGGCAGTGGCAGAGCGGGCAAGCGTTTAGGTCTATCTTCATCACTCGACTCCGATGCGGATTGGGAACCCGTCGCCACGGATTCGTTGCTGGTACGGATAGGCGGGCAAGGTGACAGTTAGGCGCGTGTCGTCTTTGATTGTCACGAACGTGACGGCCTCGCCGTTAGCCTGCGTTAGCGCCTTGCTGAGCCATTCGAATGTCTCGTTGGTGACAGGGACTCGCATCACTCCCACCTTTCGCCGTTGAAGAACGCCACCACGGCGCGCTTCGCTACCCGCCTGAATGCGAGGTAGCCGAAGAACACGTCGCTATCTTCCGGCCAATACTCCGACGAGTAGCCGACTCCGCGATTGTTGTCCTCGCTCTTGCTCAGGATGAACGGTGCCGCCAGCTTGCGATAGTCGCCGTCGATGTCGCACGCGGCCTCTGCCGATTCGATAGCTTCGTCGTACTCAAGTTCCGACATCACTTCGTCATCGACTACCGGGTAGTCTTCGAGGTCGTTGAGAATCTGTTTCACGATGTCGATTGCATCCTGCCGTGCCGGGTCGATGAGAATCCACCCGCCATACACGCCGGACAACGGGCCTCTGAAGTCCTCGACCTCGAACGAATCCTCAGGCAACGCCCGTTGAATCGCAATGAAGTTCGACCGGCGCACGATGTCGGACACGTTCGCCGATGTGTATGCCACCAACCAGTCGTTACGCTCGCCGAAGTAGGCGAAGTCGCGGGTGGTGCGTTCGTATTCGGCCATGCTGCGGAGCGTCGTGCTCATAACGTCGCCCTCCACTGTGCTAACCGCGACAGCTTCTCAAAGTAGTGTCGGCACGCGGCGAGTGCTTCTGGTGTCGCATGCGTGCGGCAGATAGGGCAGTAGCCCTCAGAAGATAGCCACGAACTGCCGCAAGACGGACATTCGACCGTGTTCGAATTGCTCATGATGCGCCCTCCTGTTGACGCCGGACTGCGGCCTGTTGCGTCGCCGATGAGGGTACGCAACCGATGCGCGCCGGGAGGTCGTTGTACTTCTCGCGGCTGATGCGGATGCACACTGAGCACCGCCGGTCGTAGCCGTTGAAGATTGCCCATTGCGCGTACCGCTCCGGGCCTGCGTGATAGAGCACGGTTGGCGCTTGGTTCGCCGCAACCGTGATGCCGCACTCCGTCCGGCGCGTAGTGTCGCCGTCGTGCGGGTTCACCGGGATATGCGTGTTGCCTGCCATTGGTTGATACCTCCGACTAGATTCTGTTCGCCCATGTCAGCACTCGCCCTCAACCTCAGGTCGCCGCTTGTCCCGCCGGGACTGGACTAGGTGTGCTTACTTGCGCGAGTGCTGACATGGGCGGGTGAACGTCAACGAACGCCTAACGCGCCGTGGCTTTATTGTCCGTGAATCGTGCCGGGTCATATCCGCGAAGGGTTGCCCGTGCCAACACAAACGAAGCGCCTAACCGGCGCATAGCTACCATCGGAACGCGCCATGCATCCGTCGTTGCTCACCTACTCATGTCCGCCTAGTTACACTCCCGCTTAGCGAATCCTCCTGAATCCTACAGCGCCGCAACGGGTCGTATAGAGTCGCTGAGCTACGCACAACTAGGTACACGTAGCAGAGGAATCCCCCGCCGGTCGTTTCGCGCTTCAAGGGTGTGTGTGCTTCGAAGTTCGCTCTACAAGCGCCGGGGTTCGTGGGCTACGGTGCGCGGGGTACCTGTTATCACCGATGCCGGAAGCATCGCAGCGGGTCAGGTGCGCATCAGGTTTCGACCGGCGCTTAGGTGTCGCTTAGGTTTCGCCATGAGGCTATCGCCACGGGGGAGCAGGCACGCATCCTAGCGCTTCACCCTGCTAATCACACTCCCCACCCCGCTCGCGTCCCGGTTAGAGCCGAGTCTGCGGATTGGTTTCGCGCCCCGATTGCCAGCGTTCGGGGGGATTCTCATCTGGCGTCACGTGTTACAACACAATCATCGGGCGTACGTTTCAAGCCTGAAGGGGTCAGGGCAGTTTCTTTCAAAGATTGTTGCTCGACAACGAGCCTTCGTATCTGGGAGAGGCCAAAACACGCGCAACAGGTAGCACAATCGACCCGGCGCGCCACCCTCACGCCCAATCCCTACGCACCCGGCGCGCGCCACCCCGCCCGCCTGTCAACCTAACGACAGGCGACGCCCGCAACCATCCGGCCCATGCATCCGAAACACTAGCCAGCACCGCCACCAAACGACCACTCCCGCCCATGCACCCCGCGTTACCCTGACAATCACTCCCGCCGGTACACTCACGACCGCACCCAACACACCACCCCGCCACGCCACCGCTAACGCATACTCGCGACGTTCACGCCCTCATCACGCCACCCCTACGCACCCTCACGCCACCCTCACGCCACCATGCGCCCGGTACCCACCCATGCACCGCACCTCTGCCACCGTACGCGCGGCGACGGAAGCCAGCGACGGAAGCGCCGACAGGCGCGCCCGGAGTCTGAGCTAGCCACCGCGTTGGGAGTCGCGCCCGCAGCGCCAATCCGCCACGACTCGCGACGCACGACTCCCAGCGGCCATGATGACGCGCGTTCTATAGGCGCGACGGCCTCGAACTACCGCTTCCGACTCAAAGCGGCAGTAGGTGAAGCTGCGACCGGCATACGTTGCGCTTCGAAGCTGAGCGCGGCAGGTCGGCAGCCCGTGCCACCAGCCGCCACCTACCGACAGCCCGGTAGGTGGCAGAGGTTCGGCGGTGCGCCCGCGCCCGCCCTGCCAACTTTGTATCATGCCACGGCGCTAACGCCTCCCAAAATGGCAGCATATACCGGCTCAACACTCAGACCGGGTTGACCTTAGCGCCCTGAGTTCTCGCCCTCGACTCGGGATGGGGGACATCCGGGAGCCGCAAAATCCCCGGAAAATTGCGCGTACCCCTCGGCGTCGCGACCCACGTTACCCTGCCCGTCGCGACCGCGTTACCTTAGCGTCGCGACCGGGGTCGTGCGTCGTGGTACCCGTCGCGACCGCTGTAGCTTCGGGTTGCGGTACTCAGTGCGGGCACGGTATGATGGGGGTACTGGCCCGGTGTTGTTGAAACCCGGTACAAAGAAAGGAACCCCATGAGTACCAGAGAAGACGCCCCGCCCGTGAGCGGAACCCCCGTTGTCGTGTCGATAGAAGGAACCGTCACCGCCTCAGTTGGCGGTAGAACCCTGAAGACCCCCTTCGCTGTCTCAGCCTCGCGCATGGCCCTCGACCAAGACACGGCACGTGCCGTGTGGCTGGCTATCAGCGAGGCGTGGCGGCGATTCTACGCGGACTTCCCGTCCACGGATTCTGAGCTACCCCCGTCGTTCGAGTTCGCCTCCCCCAAGAAGGAGCCGTACCTGCCGGACTGCCTGCACAAGTTCGATGAGCATGGCGCTCACCCGACTTTCTGCGTGCGGTGCAACGAGGACTGCAACCCCACCACCACCGGGAAAGACCGGTACCCATTCACCCGTGGCCTTGCACGAGTCATCAGTGTGTCCGACCTTGCTGATGGTGACGTGCTCGTGAAGACCGAAGGTGTCGGCGCGCGCCAGCACGTGAGCACCCACTTCAGGGTGTCAGTCGCCTCAGCACCTCACGTCGGTGACTACGTGGAGGTGCTGGTCATGCCCCACCACGACGAGTCGCTGGTCGTCGTAAGCGTCTAACCCTCCCCTGTTCCGAGCCAGTAGCGAGCGCCCCTTCGGGGGCATCTTGCTTTGCCCTGTCCGGGGTCGGTATAGTGGTGTAGGCCCGGAGTCAGATGGCCCGGAGCAACACGCAGGAGAAGAAGACATGAGTACCCACTATCACGACATGGGCGACGGCCACAGCCACAAGGGCGATGAAGAAGCCCATGGTCACCTCCCCGGCGATGTCATCGCAAGCGGTCACCTCCCGCGCCCAGCGCACCCTCGCTACCTAGCCGAGGCTCCGGTGAACCCGGAGCACAACCACGCTGCCCGTGAGACCTCATTCGACATCGCGACGGACACGGACAAGACGCGCCTCGTCTACCGTCCTACCCTCTGCGATGCCTGTGCGGCACTCGACCTCGACCCGAACCGCGAGGTGCAGAAGTTCCGGGAGGGTGGGAGCGAAGACCCGGACTGGATGGAGAACGGTGGCATCGAGAACGCCCACAAGAGCGCCATCGAGGAACTGCGCGCGACGGTCGATGCGATAGACCCGCCGCTCGATGTCGTGTTCGACCACGTGCCGCTCTTCGTGTTCAGCGCGGTCAGGGGCAGCGCGGAGGTCACGTTCATCAAGGCGCGCACGCAGGGCGATGTTGACCTGACGGCGGAACTCCACTTCCCGACGCTGACGCCGGGGAAGTTCCCGGTCGGCTCCATCGTCGCGATGCGGCTGACGCTCGTCGGCACGCCTGTGGAAGAGGCGGTGTCATGAGTACACCCGCGCAAGACCTTTGCTTCAACATCACCGGTCACTGCTGGTACGACCGCCCGTCATGGCGAACCATCAGCATGTCACAATCGCTGGACAGTCCCGGTCAGCGTGAGTGCCGTCACTGTCACTACAGGGAGCGGGAACTTATCGTCCGCTCTTGGGTCGAGATGGTGCCGGTGCCGGAGGACACGATACGGATGGAAGGTGGGCCGGGGCCGGGGTACGGTACGACATGAGCAAGCCTGCGACCATCGCCAACTCGGACATCGTGGGTGCATGGGCAGCAAACATGAGCCGCGCTATCGCCCATCGTCTCGAACTCGATGTCAAGGCTCTGGAAGGGCCAAAGCCCGGTCAGGTATGGTGCCAGATCAAGGGTGAGAAGATAGGCCGTCGCGCTCTTGTCACGCAGGTCGTACCGCCGACACAACCTGATTCCTTCGTGCGTTTGTATCTTGGGAGCACGATGCGGCAGACACGTCTTCAGTATCGGCGGTTCATCAAGGCGTGGCAGTTGGAGGTCGAGGCATGATAGACAAGTGCATCGGCATCTGCCTGCTCGCGCTCGTTATCTTCGTGCTCATCGCTGCGGCCAACGGGGCGTTCGACCAGCCGCGCCCGACCGTGAACACAGGCGGCTGCACCGCCGGACAGTGGGCCTGCTGATGGCCTGCGTGTGGTGTGGCGACAAGAAGGCGGCGGCGCTGTGCGCCGTGTGCCAGAAGAAGGTGCGGTCAATACCGCTGTCTTCGGGGAACAAAATGTGATGAAGAAGAAGAAGGCCACCGACAAAGAATTGTTGGCGCGCTGCCTGCGCATCACGACCGACATGGCCGCGTTCATGGGCATCACGCCGCAGTGGAGCATCTGTGTGATGCTCAGCGCGCTGACACGCGACGGCGGTGAAGCGAACTCGGCGGCGTCAGTCCAGTGGCCGGTGCTTTACAAGCAGGCCACCATTTTCTTCGACCGGGAGATTGTGCGCACGTCCACCGACTCTGAACTGCTCGCCATCGTCATCCATGAATTGGTGCACATCCTGTACGCCCCTGTCGAGGACATGCTGCGTGAAGAGATAGGCCGCAACTCGTACGTCAGGATGCGGCTCACCGACATTCAGGAGAACGTGTGCGACTCCATCGCGCACATCATCCTCAAGGCGCTGGGCGAGGGCCGACCTCCTACCTACTCTCGGGACAAAGCGCCATGACGAGGTTCACGACGCCGGAGGTACAGCGCTACGCCAAACTCTTCCAGAGCATCATCTGGGCAGGAGAACTGAAATGTCCACCACTACCGGAAGGCTACAAGTCACACCCGCCGAGCCGACTGACCCGCCTTCGATGGTGGTTCGAATCACACCGCCCGTACCTGCACTTCGGCCCGTGCAGGAGTTGGGACGACGACCCGTGGGAGTGACCGACAACTCGGCGTCACCAATGGAGCAACTTCGCGAAGCCATCCGCCTGAGCAACGCCCGGTTGGAGAACCCGGAGCGCTACGTGCTGATGCGCATGCAGTGGGCGCGCTTCGCGATTGAGGGTGGCTGCAAAGAGGACATGGCGACTCTCGTTGAAGCCGGTAAGCACAGTGACCGCTGCCGGGGCATTCGACCTCCGTCTCTGTTCGCCCGGTTGCGTGCCCGGTGGACGTAGACGAACTCATTGAGCCGCGCTTCGGTACCTGCCCTTGCGGACGGCGCGGTGAGTGGTTAGTATGGAACAAGGCTGTACGCATCGGGACGTTCTCGTGCGACGGCCACCTGAAGTTCGTGAAGAAGCGGTACGGCGGCGGGCCGGTGGAGAAGGTGTGATGGTGTCGAGTTTGCAGCTATTGAAGGATGCCCTGATGGACGACCAGAAGGTTGCCGGGAAGTGGGGCAAAGCTGTAAGTCCACGGGCCATGGAGCACTACCTTGCAAGCCTTATCGACATCCTCATTGACCGCGACAACGAGAACATCGTGTTCCGGTGCGTTAGCGGTGACGCCATCTGCGGCGGCTGCGGTGCTCCGTACAAGGCGCACGGTGCTGACGATGAGTTCCCGTTCTTCACGCGCGCGTGCCTTGGGCAGTTGGTGAAGCTGTGATTCAGGACTACTACAGAACGCTTCTGTCTGCCGCTGCGCTGGCACGTAACTGTGGCCCCGGTCACAAGACGGCGATACTGACGCACCCTAGTGGTGGATTGACGCTGATGCACGGTGACCATCGCCGAGAGGTTCCGGCGCATGCCCTTGAGTCGGAGGTGTCGGTGGTAACGGCGGTGAACGACTTCATCGAGATAGTTCACGCCTACGACGAGGATGAGGATGAGCGATGATAGTTGTTAACGTAGACCTCGACAGTGCCAACGGGCCTCAGTATGATGAGCACCTCTACACCGTGGTCATCGCCAACGACGGCACGGCAGGCGACGGCACGCCGCGCTCCCGCAGAGGCAACTACGACGTGTGGCTTGGCCGCAAAGGAGAACGCAATCCTCAGGTCATCATGCTGCACCCGCAGCGTGTTGGCCGCGTCGAAGGTCACGCCCGGAAGAACACGCACGCCGGGACACTCATCCGCAAGGCGCTACAGTCGGTGAAACTGTGAGCAATCAAGTAGGTGACATGGACGAGATAGACATCGCGCTCGCTGCCAAGCAGGCCGCAGGCGAAGCCCCGGCGCTCATCACACGCGAGCAGCGCCAGCACATCCGGTACTGGGACTTCTTCATTCACGACCTCGACATGCGGGAGAAGCTGTACCAAGGTCGCCTTGCAGCATCTACGCATCCCGTGGTAAGCTAGACCCAGAAAGAGAAGAAAACGTACTTGTTTTTTTCACGAAATAGCTTCAAACTCCTGAAGAGGAAGTACAACGGATGAGTGATGGTGTTCTGATTCCGCTTATCTTTCTCGGCTACATTGTGTTCTTCCTTGCTCTCTGGTTCCTGATGGGATGGTGGCAGAACAGATGAATTGGCACGTAGCTCAGTATAACGTCGTGCGGCTGGCGCACCCTATCGACTCCCCGGAGATGCAGGGGTTCATGGACTTGCTCGATCCGATACACCACGCGGGCGACGTGTCCAAAGGATTCATCTGGCGCTTCAAGGGTGAGAACGGGGACAACGCGCTCGACATGCGCCCCTCCGATGGCGACGAAGGAATCCTCATCGCGATGACGGTGTGGGAGACCGCCGACGACCTTGACGCCTTCATGAAAGGCCCGCACCTCGAAGCCTTCCTGCGACGCCGGGAATGGTTCGTCAGGGGCAGCGGTGAGAACGTCTGCTGGTATGTTCGCCCCGGCGAACTGCCCACGGTGAAGGATGGGGAGCAGCGCCTCGCGCTCCTTCAGAAGCACGGCCCGGTCAGTCCGCTGGCGTGGACACTGCGCCGCCGACAGGAGCCGCCCTGTGGCTAACACCGCTCTGTACTACGCGCAGCGCATTCTCCGCATGAGGGAAATCTACTCTGGTGTACCGTACACCAACATCGAACTCTGGCAGGAGTACCGGAGCATGCGTGCTACGATGAACGAGATTATCCGGGAGCAGGAAACGCAGGCGCTCTTGCAGCAACTCTTGAACATGAAGGAGTGGCAGCGTACGCTGCTGCTGGCAGAGCTAGACCCAGCGGAGGAACTATGGCAGACTACATCGGTCTTGAGCTAGGCAACATCCCCGGCACCGCGCGCTGCATGGAGACCAGTCCGATGAACGGCGCACAGTGCATTCTGGAACAGGGTCACGACGGTGAGCACCGCGCTCCCGGCATCCCTGTCGATGCCGCGCCCCACGCCTGCCCAGACTGCGGCGGGCCGATGGCTGAGTTCACCGTAGACGCCCCGAGTGAAGAGATGGCGCTCCGAGTCTTCAATGCGTACTACGCCACGCTGGCGCTCCCGGACGAAGACCTTGAGGCCGTGAGGGAAGGTAAGAAGCACATCCACGTTGTGGACGGGAAGGGATGCATGGAATGATTTCGTTTCGCACACCGTTCATTCGCGAGGAACTGTGGGGCCGCGACCACAAGTCTACACTCCTGTACGTCGAGACGCGGGCTGTTGACCATGCCGGTGTACTGGGCAATGCCCAACTCCGTATCGACGCCTCCCGCCACCCCACGTTCCTCGCGCCTCGGAGCGCACAGAACGGGAAGGACTACCCGACGCGCCTGCGCGATGGGTACATGGAATACGACCACGATGACCTCGATTGCATCCTAGACATGTGGGCTGCGGGTTTCGTCGCTGTCGCCTCCCCGGCGAAGGAGTGGTGGGACGTTGCGCCCGGTGCGCGCGGCCCTATCAAGCTGGGCACGTACTGGCCGAAGGGCCAGCACGTGGTCTGCATGCTGACGGGTGAGGGCTGGGTCTACGCCCAACGGCTGCGCCGCGCTCGCGCGGAGAAGCCGAACCCTGACCCGCCTGTGCGCCCGCTGCCGCCGAAGTCCCGACTCCCAGTGCCCGCGTAGTCGGCTTAGCAGTTGTGTGAAAATCAAGGCGGTCGTTTCATGAGCGCAGACCTCACTATCCTCAAGTCGATTCAGGCATACTACCCACATCCCTCGCGGCGGTTCTACTGCCGCTGCTGGGGTTGTGGTGAGCGCCGCTTCCTCGCGAATTGGTGGGAGGGACACCAGCTTGGTGCCCACTGGGGATTCTTCTGCGGACACTGCACGGTCATCATCGCGAGCATGCGCCTTGATGCGATGAACTTCGCCCGAGACGCTGTGCGCATCGAAACATTGGACGAAGCGCTTGACCAATTCACATATGAGAACGTCTTACTCGACCCGGCGGCATCGGCAGTGTGCAAGCGCATCAAGGCATTACAGGCGGACATCGAACACGACTGCCAGACGAACGGCTACTGATGCTCATCATGAAGTGTCCGAAGTGCAAGGACGTGGTACCGGTGACCGTCTGCCCTGTGTGCCGACAGCGCTACTGCGAGCAATGTTTGCCGGGGCACCAGTGCATCCGGTAGACTGACCAGAGAACAAAGAAGGAGACCTCATGATTACCATCCTCGGCTACACGGCGTACTTCCTCATCAGCGTGTTCAGTTGGCTGCAACTGGGCTTCAGCCTGCGCAAGAAGACCCTCAACCTCGGACTGCTCCCGCTCGTCGCACTGACCCTCGGGTTGGCACTGTTGCAGGTCACGCTCTTCTACGGCGTCGTCCCGACGTACATCATCGTCGGCAACGCCGCCAGCACCATCGGCACGGCGCTGATACTCCTGCATACGCTGAGCGTGCAGCGCGCTGCGCGGCGGCAGGCCATCATCGAGAAGGGCCGTGCTGGTCGAAGTCCTAACCTTGTGGACATGGCTCAGAACCAGATGCGCGCCATTCCTCCGGCGGGCAACCGGATTCAGATTGACACGCTGGACTTCAGTAGCAGGTCTCCGTATGCGTTCATGACGCGCGACGACTTCCGGCTGTGCGCGGAGTGCTCCTGCCTCGTGTTCAACCTCCCGGAGAACGCCGTCAAGATTGTTGCCTACGATGTTTTCGCGAAGTTGGCACGACCTGATGCCCCGGAGGAAACAGACTTCGAGAAGATGCTCCTGCCTATGCGGGATGACTTCTACTGCCGGGAGGACAAGCCCGCGTACGACCGCGAAGTGATTGTCCTAGGCGCTGGCCCGGTATGCTCTGACCGTCTGTTCTACAAGCGCATGATGACAGATGCAGAGCACGCGCGACTGTGGCGCATCAGCGGCAACGTGGCTGCTGGACAGAACCCCATCTGGATGCAGGTGCGCGAGAATGGCGAGGCGTACGACTAATGACCCGCCGGATGAAGCCCTACTCAACGAAGCCCAACCCCGAGCGCCCACCGCTGTACATGTACAAGTTGGTGACGTTGTGGCAGAAGCGCATGAGGTTGGAAAACTGGGGCGACATCAAACTGTACACCCGAAACTTCAAGGATGCGACGGCGGCTGAGATGCGCTGGACGCGCGGCTACAAGGGAGCAGCGATTCACTTCGGACACAAGTGGTTGTGCAACCCGACCGTGACGTATGAGGAAGCAGAGCAGGTCATCGTCCATGAACTCTGTCACCTCATCTTCGCGGAGATGGACGACAAGTTCACGTATTATCTCGGTATCGGTGAAGTTTTCCTAGAGTACGCCGTAGCGCGTGAGGGTATGTGCGACCTCTGGGCGAACATGCTGGTGCAGCGATACAAGAGGGCAAAGCGAAAATGAGTATCTTGACTTCCGTCTCCGGCCACGATGGCGACTGCCGACCCCGCGTCCCGAGCACCTGCCCTGCGTGCATTCTCTGCGACTGCGAGGGCACGTACTATGCCGAGGAAGGTCTCATCTGTGGCCCGTGCTTGCGCGCCTGCGTGACACTCTCCATCCTTGTCAGCCGACTCATACTTTCACTGGCGACGAAGGAGGCGAAGTGATGGCGCTCGCCGCCGCGATAACCGTGTTCGTCGTGATGACCGCCGTTTCCATCTTTCTTTTTGGACGTGGCGATGAGTGAGTGGGTTCTCGCCGAGCAAGCCTACGTGAAGAACGGCGTCGCCTACCCACTGTTGGTTGAGGGCCAGACGGATGAGGTACGGCACCTACAGAACCCATGGGCACTGGCAAAGGGCATTCTCGCCTCGATGTGCGAGAAGGAACTCGGTTACGTCCTCGTGATGTCTCGGGTACCGTACCCAGTCTGCGCACGCTGCCTCAAGGCAGCAGAAGAGGTGAACGCATGAAGTCCTATGCTGAACTCAAGAGCGCTAACGACTACCTCAAGAACCGGGAGCGCGGCCTGCTTCGAGTCATTGAAGAAATCGGTGCCGAGCGTGACCGCCTCTTGAATGATGTCCGGCGGCATCAGAGCGAGGAAGATTCCTTGCGCTCTATCGCAGCACGCGCAGGCCAGCGTGCCAACGAGTTGTATCAAGAACTCTGCGCGGCACAGAAAACTATTGACCAACTCACCAATGCCGAACAGGTCTGGGCCATGTTCGGTGCGGACGAGCAAGGCGTCTTCTGCACCAACCCGCAGACCGGTGAGCGCCTGCAACTCCTATGGTGGGAGAAGGCACTCACTGCTGTCCCTTGCGCAGAACCTCTCTTCCCGAGTGGCCTATGCCGTCAACCTCAAGGACACGATGGTGAGTGCGACGGCCCGCGTGCATTATGGCCTATGTCCGGGGACTGCACGCGCTCCGCTGGGCATCAAGGCCCATGCAACGGATTCCCGGTTCTCGGTTGTGAGCGCCCGCTGTTGTGCCGCGTCCCCATCACACAGGATGAGCAATGCAATCGCTTCGCCGGACATTACGGTGAGCACATGCATCTGAACAAGGCCGACCCGCAACCAGCCGCCGCACCGCTCTTCGCCAGAGCGAAGACCCCAGCAGAATCGGCAGGGCTGAAGACACGCCCGCTCTGCAACAGGGTCGAGGGCCATGAGTGCGGGTGCGCTTTCATTGTGAATCCTGACTTCTCGCGACCGTTCTGCAATCGCATGTGGCACCCGGACTCCTGCGACGAATACTGTCAGGGGCACTCCAATGTTTGAGGAAGACATGGACGGCGAGCCGCTAGGATGCGACCACCCTATCCGCTGGTTCCATCGGGTGGCGGCGTGGTCACACGAGCGCATCGAGCGCATGACATTCATTGACCGGGAGAAGTGGCACCGCCGCCTCCCGGACTGGGTGTGCGAAGCCTACGAGCGCATCGAGTTTGGCTACCCGTGCTGGGTCTGTGTCGCCGACCGGGAGCGCGAGTATGGCGCGACCATCAAGACCGACGATGACGTGCGAGCCAAGTTCCCTTGTCCGGGATGCGGCGAGGTTCATCAGTTCGGATGCGAAGGCACCTCCTAGTCCGCCACCCATAAGAGCGGACAGTGCGACAGGAAGACCCCCGGCACTGCGACACCGGGGGTCTTCTGTGCCCAGCAACTACCTCGCTTGACTCCCTTTGTTGAATGCACGTATACTGAAGAGACAGCCCCACTGGCGCTGAACCTTCAGGAGATACCTCATGGCTATGACCAAGCCCCCCAAGGGCAAAGCCCCAAAGTCGGACGGCAAGCCTGCCAAGAATCTTCCGCCGTGGCTGCAAGCCAAGGGTGCCAAGGCTCCGGCCAAGGGCACCAAGGGCGGCAAGGCTCCGAAGTCCAGCAATCCGTTCGCGAAGAAGAAGTAACGCGATGGCGATGACGCGCAAGCCCAAGACGAAGACCATCAGCGCGCCGGGGAAGAAGCCCATCACGTTCAAGCCGGGTGGCTTGCACGAATCGACCGGCACCCCCTCCGGGAAACCGATTCCCGCCGCGAAGAAGGCCAAAGCACTCTCGGGAGGTTTCGGCCCGAAGGCGAAGAGACAAGCACAGTTCGCGAAGAACGTCCTCAATCACGGCGACTAGGAGTACCACCATGGCTCTCACGAAACTTCCCCGAGGCACGCAGGCCGGTGTCGGCACGTCTACTGGTTTGGCTGCGGCCTCGACCAGTGGCCCGACTGGCAAGGTGCCGTCCGGTAACACCCCGAAGTCCAGCACTGGCAAGACCATCAAGCCTGCTGGCTCCCAGCGCATGTCCTCGGTGAGTGTCAAGGTGACTCGCGCTCCCGAAGGTCAGACCAACGGTGTCATCCCGCGCAAGTCCGCTCCCGGCGGCATGTCCAAGCAGGGCGACAACGGCAACCGCAAGCCCACGGAGAAGTCCTTCGGCAAGGACAAGCACGACGGCGGCGGCAAGGTCGGTGGCCGAAAGGTTGCAGGCCCGATTGCCAGCGGCGGCAACGGCTTCGGTCAGGGCAGCGGTCTGCTCGGCGGCGTCAGCAATAGCTAATCGCGACATGATGTCGCGATTCATGTCGCGATAAGGGAGTGCACCATGGCCCTTACCCGGAACAAGAAGTCAACTCGCGCTGCGCGCAAGCCCTCGGCACCAAAGAATGTCGGCGGTCTGCCACCACTCGGCGGCGCTCTTCCTGCAACCCCTGCGCCTACCAACACTGGCGTCAATGGCTTCGGTGGCTCACGCCCCACGGCCAAGCGCGCTACCGCTGTGACAAGCGGCGGCGGCAGCTTCGGCCAGAAGTAGAACGCGCCACACAGTTAGGTTTCCCTGATGGCGTCTGCCCAGACCAAGAAACGGGATAACAAGGCCAGCGCAACTACCGCATGGTCTATCATTGATGTATTGAAGCGGGCGTTCTCTGACCGAGACGCCATCTGGCCGGTACGCCGCCGCGTGCGCCTGCGCCAAGAAGACCCACCGATTCCTGAGGCATACACCGGTACCGCCCTGCGCCACAAGAGCGCGGAGCTAGACTGGGCTGTGCGCCAGATTGTCTCCTTGCTCGGCGAGAACCGCGAGCAGTACATCATCTACGCCCCCAACGAAACCGAGAAGATGCAGCGCAAGGCTGATGACTGTCAGAAGACCGTCAGCGCGATGATGCAGATGTTGGATGAGCGCCACCCCATCGAGCGCCCTCGGCAACTGTGTCACGACTTCCAAGTAGCGGATGGTATCGCTGCGGAGAAGTTCACGTTCCCGCAAGACTACTTTGACACGGTGCGCGCCGGTAAGGGCGACAAGAGTTGGAAGGATGCATGGACGGATTACGTGCGCACCGAGCACGAGATACCGCTCCGTAAGCATGCAGTAGACCCGTTCACTCTGTACTGGGAGTTCGACCTCAACGGACTGGCTGTCGTCGCGGAGCACGCGCGGGCGCGCAAGTCATCGCTCATGGACGACTATGCGGAGAACAAGGCAGTCTGCGACGCCATCGCGCGCATCCCTGTCGGCGACGGGTTCACACCCGGTAGCGCCACAGCGGGTAGCAGCAGCACAGTATCAGTTGGCAGTCCGGGCGCGACATCATTCGGCGACAACGGGGAGATGATGAACATCCTCGAAGTCTGGACGCGGAAGGACTTCTACCTGCTGGTCGAGAACGCTGGGACACCCGCGCTCCTGTACCACGAGAAGCACCCGTTCAAGCGCCCGCCATACTTCTTCGCTCCCGGCATCTTGACCGGCAGTCAGAACCCTCTGCACCAGTTCCAGCCGTTGGTACTCCCGATGTACCCGCTGGCGTTGGAGTTGTCGGCAGTGCGGACGGCGCGCCTCAACGCAGCCTTCCTCTCATCGTTCAAACCGTTCTACGTGAAGTACGCAGCGGGCGTCTCCGAGGACGAAGAGAGTGGCAACATCAAGATTCACTTCTTGCTGCCGGGGTCGAACATCCCGAGCCTCAAGGGCGGCGAGATTGTCGCCATCGAGTGGACGAATCTCAACGAACTTGAGAAGCTAGAAGCCTCGCTCATGCAAGACCGTGAGCGTTTTGGTTTCCAGTCGATACTCGCGGGCAACGTAGCCGCCAGTGGCGACAGCACCGCGTGGGCCACGCGCATGATGCGCGACCAAGGCATGGTGCAGTTCAACGGTGTGCTGCGGAACTACGCGCAGATGCGTGCCGACGAAGTGCGGTTCATCATGGCCTTCGTCCGCGATGTTCTCAAGATGGACATCCCGATTGCCCGGTTCATCCAACCGAAGGGCACAGGCAACAGCACCGGCCACATGGAGATGCTGTACCTCACCGAAGAGATGTGCAACACCGGATTCGAAGTCCAGTGTCGTCTGACCGCAGGCAAGGCATCCGACCGCATCTCCATCGTTGAAGAGTTCCGCCGTGCGCACGAAGCCGGTGAGGTCTCGCAGCGCATGGTACGCGAAGAGGCGTGGCAGTTCGAGAACGCTTCGGAGATTGAGGACGAAGTTCTGGACGAGCAGATTCGACAGGCGCTCATGCCCAAGCTGCTCGAACTCATCACGACCATGGCGACCGAGGGTGCTCAGGAAGAGTTGTCTCAGCCGCAGAACTTGTCCCCGCAGATGGCTGCTCAGCAGGCTCAGGAGCAGGCCGCTGCGCAGGCACAGGCAGCACAGGCCGCAGCGATGCAGGCCAGTGGTGGTGGCGCAACCATCCCGCAGGGCGGTCAGAATGCCGTGACCGGAGAGATGCCCGCCGGAGCCGCTGAAGCTGGCATCGGGCAAGGGTTGAATAACCCGGAGATACCAGCCGACCAAGGCCCACCCGCAGTAGCGCATTAGGGAGAAGCAATGAGCGTGCAAGTGCAGAATGTCAGGTTATCGGAGGATGCTGTAGCACGGGCATGGGCTGGGGCGGTGATTGACACAGACGGTTGGATTGGGCTGTCTGGGTCTCCGCTGAAGTATGCACGTGCCATTGTCACTAACCAGAACCTCGAAATTATTTCTGCTCTCTTGAGGCATTTCGGCGGCGGGGCACGCTTTGCCCAACCCGGAGTGAAGGGGCCAATCTGGGAATGGTACAGGGGCGGCGAAGGCCCAGCCATGGCTTTCATTGAAGCTATCTCTCCTTACTCAACCAAGGCGCAAGCATTCCTTGGTGGAAATTAGGTATACTGAAATTGGCGCAGAAGACGGAAGTCCGTGATGTTTGGGGCGCAGACCAGTACGAGGCCATTGTCAAACGGTCTGTGGACTGGGCAGTGCCATTCATGGTTGATGCTGTCAAAGCGCTGTGGCGCGACGGTCGCCCTCTCGGTACGTCCGTCGTCCCTGAGCAGCAACGTCTGACATCGCTGCTTGAAGCAGGCCCGGAGTTCTGGGACGCCCTCAAGGGGAACAACGCCCCGGTCGCCGCCAAGCTGGCCGCGAACATCCTCAGTGCCCGCGCCGCCGGTAAGATTCCTGAGCAAGGCCCGCGCGTCGGCGAAGCCCAGCAGATTGAAGAGCAACAGCAGAAACTCTCGACCGCACCAGCGCCGCTGGGCACCGAGCGGTTCCACCCAATCCCGGCCTCCATCGTCAGCGGGGCTGCGGACACGACGACAGGATAAGTCATGGGTAGTGCTCCCGGTCTCTTCTCACTCGTGCAGGGCGTCAAGGCTGGCGTCTCTCCGGCGATGCAGGCGAAACTGCACGACACCGCCGCGAAGGCTACCGCCGCTGCCGCTTCATTGCAGGCAGCCGCCGCTGCCGCCGCCGCGCCGCGTGGCATGGTTCCGAACACTCCTGCGACGATGGCTGCAATGGCTCCCCCGCCGCCCGCGCCGGGTATGCCTGTTGCACCCATGGCCCCGCCGAGCATTCCCGGTATGCTCGCTCCTGCCGTCCCCGGTCGAGACGCTGGTGGCCCGGTAGACATGAACGCCGCACCGGGAGACCTGTATCAGTCCATGGCGACCGGCCCCGCGCAGACGCCGCCCGCGCCGCCCGCGCCCGCGCCGTCCGGCGGTAACCCGCTTCTCGAAGCGCAGAGTCCTATTGCCAGCGTGCTGTTGCAGATTGCGCAGCAATACGGCCTACTCGACGCGAACGGCCAGCCCGACCTTGCACAGGCGCAGCAGATTTACGACCAGAATCCTTCGGCCTATACAGTCGGCAACCCGAACGGGGGCACGCCCACGGCGGCGACTCCGGTGAACATGCCCGGTGTCCCCGGCGCAACGTCATCGACTCCGATGGGGGCGCATGCAGCGGCTCCCGGTGGTCTTGTCCCCGGCGCTGTTGCCGGAGCGACCATTCGCATTCCCGGATACCTCGGCGGCACGCCAACGCCGACGCCGGGTAATGGGCCAATGGCGGGGCCGGTCGGTACGCCTGACCCGCAGGTGACGAGTGGCAGCACCATGTCCACACCGGTCAGTGGCGCGCCGGGTACATTCCACGCTGTGTACGACCCTTCGACCGGTGCTCACTACATCGACAACACCAGTGGCGCAGAAGTCTTTCCGTTTGGGCAGGACACCACCACAGGTAGCATGCCTGACACTTCCCCAGTCGGCCTGCCGTCCGGTGGCGCGGCAGCCCCCGGTGGCCCGAATGTTGACCCATCCGACCTCTACCACTATGCCCAACTCGTGAAGGCTGGGTACGCGGCGGACTTGGGTTCTGCCATGACGTTGTGGAACGGAATGAATGCGCAGGAGCGCGCGCAGTTCCTCGGCAGTCCTGCCGGTGGTGGAACGGCCCCGCAGTCGGCTGACTCAGCGGCGTCGCTCGCGCAGGCCGCAGCGCAGTTTGCGCAGACCATGGCATTCAACCGGGCCAAGCAGGCTTCGGACGAGGCGGTAGCACAACAGACCGCAGCGGCAGGCGCTTCCAAGGCGAACCAAGACTACCAAGTGAATCAGGCGAACCTCTTCGACACGGCGCAGGCGCAGAAGCAGTCGGCGACGACGAGCGCGCTCGGTGAGTGGAGCAAGAACATCGGCCTCGCGACATCTCCTGCTTTGCAGGCCGCACTCGGAAATGGGAACTTCATCTCTGGTGGCGCTGCGGCTAACGCTGCTGCCATGGGCAATCAGCCAACACTGAGGTTCGACCCAGCACTCGCGTATGGTGCGGCACCAGCGCCGCAGGTATTGACGGCACCGAACATTCCTTCCATCCAGTTCCCGACACAGCAGGCTGCGTAACATGCCATCAGTCGTTGCCAACAACCCTCAGTTCATCAACCCGAACACCCAGCAACCGTACACGGATGCTGAGGCGCTGTATGTCAACACGGTTGCGTCTCAGCAAGCCGCCGGGACGTACAACGCGGCGCGCGATGCGCAGTATCTCGCGAGCGCCCCCGGCCAGTTGGTCGGTGAGAACGGGATGCCCGGTTACACGGTGGCTGGCGGCGAAACCCTCATCATGGACAAGGCAGCGCGCGACTATCAGGCCGCGCAGATTGCCGACGCTCAGGCGCAGAACGAAACCAACCGGATGAACATCTCGCAGACGGCTCAGACCGCTGCGAATGACCTTGCTCTCAAGGAGCAACAGCGCGAAGACACCATCCGCAGCAATCCGCTGAATGCCGCCCTCTACGAGCAGGAACGGCGCGGCTGGCGCGCTGGCCCTACAGGCAACGAGAACCCGCTGGACTACGCCGCTGGTAAGACGGCTGGCATGCCAGCGACGACGCCCACCATCCCGTCTACAGTCGCCCCGGCAGTGACGCCGGGTACTGTGTCGGCTCAACCAGTCGGTACGCCTGCTCCGGTTCCCGGAACGGGTGCTGCCGCCGCCCCCGGTGCTGTCGGCACAGCCCCGAAGCCGGTCGCCAGCGGCGGCGGTGGTGGGGGCGACGGTCTTAACTTCTCGCAGGCCGACATCAACCTCATCAACTCTCGGGTGGCAGGCCATGTCGAGGGTGGTGACATCACGTTGGCTGGCTACAAGAACGGCGCACCCGGCGGTGCTCCCGGCGGTGCAGTGACCGTTGGCGGTCAGCCGCACTGGATTGTGGACTCCATGGGCAACCCGGTGGCAGCCCTCAGTGAGGACGGCCAGAAGGAAACAGTCAAGGGCAAGGGCGGCGTCGAAGTCATCCCGCAGAACCCGGCGCGCAAGGCCGCGTACACCGCCAGCAAGTCGCGCCCCGGCGCGCAGAGTGGCAACAGTGCTGCCACACTAAGTGGTCGCACCACCCAGTCGAAGCAGGTCAACGCACGCACCAGCGCCGCTCCGGCGGGCGACGGTCGCGCGAACAACGGCAAGACGAACAACGGTCGCCCTCCGGCTCCCGGAAGTGAAGTCATGAAGCCCGGTGTTGCAGACAAGGACGCCGCCAGCGTGCGACCAGCGGTCACTCGCGGCCCTCTCCCGGTGCAGACACCGATGGTGCAAGGCCCGATGGGCGTCGGCGCGGCGACAGTGCCCGTACGCCAGCCCAGCGGTGCAGTGATGCCGTATCGCCCCGGCGCTGTTGATGGCGGTCTCGTGCCGGTACCGCAGGTCGCTGGTCACGCAATGGGTACCCTGCCCTCAGACGCATACGGCGGACTTGGTGGCGCGTCGAATGCATTCGTTGCTTCTGGAAAGGGTACGGCGCAGGACTTCGAGAACTTGATGCTGGGTCGCGGTGCAACGGCTCCTTCGAACTCGGCACAGACCCAAACGCAATCCACGAACACGGTGTCGGCTCAACCCGTCGCCGCGCCGACACCCGTCGCCCCGGCTGCGGCCCCGGCTCCGACTGCTGGTGCTCCTGACCCGTTCTCCATTCCCGGCGCTCCGGCGATGAATGCTTCCGGCGGCTCGCGGACAATCGGCAATGCCACGGCTCCGATGTCGCGGTTCGGGTTCGACAAGAATGCACCCATCGACATCGCCGCGCACGGCGCGACGCGCGGTATCCCCGGCATGCCCGGTGTCCGCATCGACCAACCGTGGAAGATTGCGCCGCGTACGGTTTTGCAGAACGGTGCTTTCGGGAACCAGCTTCTTCAGTCGTACTGGAACGCATCAGGCGGTGCGCCAGAGGACTTGGCCGGACGGACATCAGCACCGGGACAGGCCGGGTCTACGCAACGGTTCGTCTAAGCCCAGAGGTAACACGTCTTGTCTTCCAACGCCTTTCAAGACTTGCTCGATGGTAAGCCCGCTGGCGTACCCGGAGTTGACTATCAGTCACTCTTGGCACAGGCTACTGGTGCTGACCCTAACGCAACTGACCCCAATGCCGCCGACCCCAATGCCATGTCGGTCAATCCGGGTAACCCGAGCGATGACCCATTCGCTGACCTGCTCTCTGGTAAGCAGGTAGACTCCGGCAACGCGGCCTTCAACAACAACCTTGCCGCCATCAAGAAGGCGCAGGACGACTACGCTGCACAGCAACAGGCTGCGGACACCGCCGCCAATGCGCGTGCCAATAAGGATGCACCGCTCTGGGCACAGGGTCTCCAACTCATCGGCGCGGCGATGAAGTACACCTCGGGTAACACGTACATCCGCAAGTACGTCCCCGGTGTCGCCACGGCTGAAGATGTCATCCCCGGCGTCAAGACTCTCGCGGATGTCGCCTCGAACCCCTTGACCTACCTGACGGTGGGCGCGGCGACTCCTGAAGAGGCTGGCCTTGAGGTTGCTCTTGATACTGGGCTGCCTATGCTCGGGAAGGTCGGCCTTCGGGCCAGCGCTCCCATGCTTGAGCGCGGGATTGGTGGGGCAATCGGCGGGGCAATCGGCCAGCAGGCTGGTGTTGAGTACCAAAAGACAGGTCTCCCCGGTGGTTCTCTGGCCCCCGCTCTTGGCGGTCTCATCGGTGGCGTCAAGGGATACGGTGCAGCCAACTCTGTGTTGGAAGGTGGCCTCGGCAATCTCCCCGGCGTCGGTAACCTCCTTCCTGAAGACTTGAAGTCGGTCGGCCAGAATGCGGGTATCGCTAGCGCGGCGGCTGAGAAGGCTGCGGCAGCGGCAACAGCGCAAGCGCAGACCACAGGTGAGTTGACACCCGGCATCACGCTGTACACACGCGGTGATGGAGAGTTCACGACCGTTAAACCGAAGGCCATTCAGGACACATCGCAACTGACGCCACAGGATTTTGCTGACCCGGTGAAGACTCTTGAGGATGCAGCGATTCACCCTCAGCCGGAAGGGTATGTCTACGCCACCGTCAACGCAGAAAATGCCAAACTGATTTCCGATACCACGGTACTAGACAAGCAAGGGGCTGTGTTCTCTCCTACTCTCAGCGGGGTAACGCTCGACCCGGCTGACACGGCTATTGTACGTGTCCCAGAGGCCAGAACAAAGATTGACCCAAAGACTGGTCAAGCCGTTGCAACGCGCAACATTAACACCGCCGATGTGCATGTGCTCACGGCTGATGGCAGTTGGAAGCCGCTAGGTGGTTCGCTGAGCGACGCGACGAAGGGCGAGTGGACACCGGTACCGGTCACATCGCCGGAAGAGGCAGCGAAGTACACCTTCGATGGCAAGACGTGGCACTATGACCAGACGCCGGAAGAGATAGCCGCCGCCAAGGCCACGCAGACCGGGCAATCCCGAAATGCTTCTAACGTGCTCACGCCGCAAGAAGGCACACCGCCTGTCCCTGAACCGGAGCCTGTGCCCGGACAGCAGCCGATGCCGTTGGCCGGAGACATGGCCGCGACGCGCGAACCGCTGGCCCCCACCCCGGAAAATTCGGCGGCTTCCACGACGGAGCCAAAACCCGAAGAGCAGGGCTACCAGCCTAAGCTGCTCGGCACGGACAAGTTCGCGCCGCCGCAGGTGACGCCACCCGCGCCGGGTGAGGTCAACCCCACAGCCTTCCACCAAGAGGTTGTGAGCAGCAGCGTGCAGAATGGCGGTGGCACCTTCGATGTCGCCAACGGTGAACCTATCATCCCGAAGGCATTCGCTGAGCCGGGTGCGACGGGCAATATCAGCACGAAGACTTCAGTCGGCGTCATGCCGGAGCGGTCGGTCATCATCCCACAGGACAAGTTCACTCCCGAGGCCGTGCAGGCGTGGGAGCGCGCGAATGCTGATGTCCTGAACGATGGCGTGCACCACATGGGCACGTGGGTGCATGATGGTGACGTGCATCTCGATGTGGTGGAACTCACCACTCCGAAGAAGGCCGTCGCGCTGGGACTTGAGAACACGCAGCACTCCGTCTTCAACATGCGCACGGGCGCGGACATCCCGGTACCCGGCGTTGACGATGCGGCGGTGCAGGCGAAGTTCGCTGAGGCTCGGGCGCGCGGCGACGCACTCGTAGGTACTCCGGCGACGCCCGCAGGCCCGCAGGCCATGACACTCACGCACTACGGCCCCACGGCGCACCCGGTCATCGACCCGAACTTCCAAGGCACAGGCGTCCCGAGCGAGGAACTTGCTCGTAACGGAGTCAACCCGAACGCCGATGCACGATACGCCTCCTACTACGAAGAGGGACAGCAGCCGGAGAAGTTCTTCACGGACAAGACCGGTGTGCCGAACCCGAGTCTTGCGAAGCACACGGTCACCGGCAACTTCAACATTCTCGACCTTACGTCGCCGGAGGGCCGCGACTTCATCGCGAAGGCCAACATCCCGGCGGGGCCGGTCGGCCACGAACTCGACAACGCGCTGCAACAGGCTGGGTACGACGGGTACAAGAACGGCAGCATGGGCACGGTGCGCATGTTCGGTCAGCGCCCGGTGTCTGCCATCAACGACATCCCGGTGGAGAAGAACATCACCACTGAGAACAGCACGATGCACATTGCGCCGGACGGCAGCGCTGTGGACGAAGCGTTCGCTGGCAAGGAGACCCCGACGCCGACGCCGGAGCCTGCGCCACAGTCGCGCGTGCAGCGCACCGAATTGTTCCCGACTGACAAGGGGCCGATGACTCCTGAGCCTGTACCGGGTGAGGCCCGTCAGGTGATGAAGCGCGGACAACTCGTGACCAAGGGAGCCAGCCCTGTTGCGCCGCAGCAACTCGGCGCGCCGCAACTCGGAGCCGCGACACCGGAAGAGATAAACACGTTCACTGACCGACCGGTGACCGACCCCCGTGCGCAAGCCGCAGGAAAGCAACTGCTAGACGAACTCAATGGCCCCGGTGGCGTCAATCCTGCCGGTCGCCCGAACTACATGGCGTCGTCCATCTCCCCTGAAGACGCTGCCGCTAAGGGACTGGTTGTCACAAGAGACCTGTCTAACGGCAAGTCGTTCTACCAGCCGGACGGGACGTTCGTGCAGGCGGACTGGACATCGCCGCATGCCCCGGTGAGCACCAGCGGCCCCATGGCTCCTTCGCGAGCCAACTTCGAACACAACGACCTCGCGCTGCTGCTTGGCGGCAAGGCGGGGGATGAAGTCACTCTGTTCGACAAGGGGTTCGTGCGAATCGCCAAGGGATTGTCCGGCCAGCGCGTTACACTTCAAGCTGGGTCGCGTGACGACTTGGAAATGGCCGTCTCGCAGATGTTGCGCCACGGTGAAGACCCGAACACTCCTGTAGCATGGGACGCCGGGAATGACCATGGTCGTGGCATTCTCAAGGACTTGGCTCCGGTCGAAGACATGAACCCCGCAGGCCGCGCCGCAACACACGGCATGCTCTACGGCACAGGTGCGAAGAACGAAGCCGGGAACTTCTTGCCCGACACCGTGAAGCAGTTGTACTCGGACGGCAAGATTCTCAACGGCAGCGTCGGCGCAAAGAGCGTTCAGGACGTGCTGGGCAAGATGCTGGCCGCAGACTTCCTGCTGCACGGCAGTGTGGACGATGCGTCAATGACGGCCTTCGAGCAGAAGGCGATGGAGCAGTTCGGTATCGACCTCAAGGCACCGGCCACGGGCACAGGTGTACAGGCCGGTCAGGGCACGACACTGGGCGACTACGTGCAGAACCGCGCCAACTACTACGTCAACAACATGCTCAGCAAGCCGCGCTACAACGGCGACCTCGCCAACATGCAGCGACTCACGGGCCTGCTTCTGTCTGCCGACCCGGTGAGCGGCCAGTGGTACGAGAACACACTCCCGGCGGTGTACGAACTGTTCGGGCAGGAGGACGGCAACACGTTCCTCAAGTTCCTCGCCACGACGAGTCAGCAGAAGACGCCGCGCGACAACATTCAGATTGCGCTCGATGCATTCGCGGACTACAAGCTGGGATACTTCAAAGACCCCAACTACATCCCGTTCGGCATGCCGGAACCGCAAGCGCAGCGGCTTCGCTACGTTGCGCAGGGCGGTGAGGCGACCGGTCTGAAAATCAATGCCTTCCACGGTGGCCTCACACTGGACGACTACAACGCGCCGGTTGACCGGTGGATGTTCCGCATCTTCGGGTTCGATGACGCCAAGGTGGCCTCGTCCGCTAACGTCCACGAAATCATCGCGCAGCAGATGCGCTCCATGGCCGACCAACTGGGTATGACGCCGCGTGAAGTGCAGGCGCGCCTCTGGGTCGCCGCCCGCAACGAGTCCATGGGCGCGAACGTCGTTAACGAGCCATACGAAGAGTTGATGCTCGGCAGTGGTAAGTACACGAGCGAAGGTCAGTTGCAGCCAGACCTCACGGACAACAAGGGTCTGCCCACGGCTAAGCAAACGCTTCAGCACATCCTCGACATGCGCGACAAGGGCATCATTGACCTGC